ATCGTAGCAGCAATTAGGGTTTGGTACCACATATGCTGGCACTGGGCACGGAGTTGATAGTCTGCGAATTAACTCTGCAGTTTGAGCTTCTTGATTTGCAGTGATAAATGCATTTTGATTTGCTTGTGATGCCGCGAATTTAAGAGACTGATTCTCTGCAGTAAGAGATGCAATCTTATCTTGCGTCATGAAGTCAATGATTCTATCACCTAATTTGTCAATAGCCTGAAGAGTATTGCAGTTATAGGTTTGAGCAGCAAATCTGTTTTCCATATTTGCCTTCTCAATGTCACAGCAGCATGCAGCCAACTGAGAAGCAAGAGTATTAGTATTAATAACTCCCTGTGTCTTTACGTCAGCGATTTCTGCGCGAGTGTCGCAGCAACAAGCTGCGATTTGGTTGCCAAGAGCTGTGAAGCCAGCTTGGTTTTGATATCCAAGAGTGCAGATAGCATTATCTACGCCATGGAATCCACCTGTGATTGCATTGCTTAATGCATAGGTGCTATCAGCTAAGCCATAAGTTTGGTTGTCAAGCTTAGAAATTAAGGTTTGCTGATCTACTGCGGCGCGAACGTCGTCCTTGGTAGCGCAAGGTGCTGAGCCAAATCCATAGAAGTAAGGATTGAAAGCATATCCACCTTCAGATCCGCCGTTTCCGCCCCAACCATTTCTTCCCCAGCCTGTAAACAGGAACAGAAGAATGATCCACCAGCCGTTCTCTCCGAAGCCGTCACCAAAACCACCGTTGCCTCTGTTTCCACCTGTTACGGCAGCAATGTCGGATAAAGAATATCCATTTGATGTGTTGAACATATTATGTCCTCCTTTAAAATATATTTAGAATCAGAGTCCAAAATACTGCTTTTTGAATCTACTGAATTCTTTATCAAAATCAATGCCTTGCTCTTTAGCAAGATTACGAGCGAATTTTTCAATATCCGCTGTACGATTATCTTTTGCCATAGACAAAAGGTTTCCCATTATAGGGTTCTAAGATGCTTCTCCTTCGAGAATATCAATCATTAATTGTTGTGGGTTTTTTCCTTGTTTAATTTGCAATAGCAAATGCATAGGATCTACATTATAAGCCATTATATACCTCCTTATAGATTAAATGGTTGATTAATTTGAGCCTTGATCTTCGGCGCCGGTGCCGCTTCTTGTGGCTTTGCCTAAATCAAAGATTCTTTAAACTAAGCTAAAATTTCATCAAGTTCAGTTTTAGTAACATATACCGGGGCTGGCGCAGCTTCTTGAGGCGTGCTCAACTCAAATACATTAAAAGCAGCAGTGCCATCCAAGTTAATCTATTTAGTATAGATCTTCTTATTTCCTAAATCTGGGAAAACATAGAGCGATCCATCTAAATCGATTTGACTAGCCCTTGCTTCATCAATCGAGACTACTGGACGACCTTTAATGTAATTTGTTTGAGGTACCATAATAGGCGCACTATATGACTGCTATGGAGCAGCGGCGGGCGCCACATTCTCAGTCTATTGAGGTTGCATCATTCTCTAATACTGAGGTACGCCATATCCATACATATAAGGCGTTTGTTGAGTTAGATTATTATACATATTCATTGAGTTTTATTCTCCTTTCACTCTTGTTCAAACTTATATTAAAATTTAATTAAATCATTTATCAAATTTTGATATAAATTTTGAAATTTAACAGGAGAATAAAAAAACCCTCATCTTGATGATGAGGAAATCATTTTACCACTATGCAATTAAAAATCAATTAAATCATTTCTTTCAATAAAAAAGGAACTCAAATTGAGTTCCTTTATTTTTTATATTAAATTTTATTTACCATAAGTCGAGCTGTAATATTCATTAATCCATTTGGTGTTAAAGGTACAGAAATACTATTTACCTAATATTTTCCATGAATACCAGTGTCATCATCTTCCACTTCAATTAATTTATTAACATCTAAATGGTAAATTGGAATTGTCTATAAAGATATTGCATTGTTATAACTTAATACATCACTCAACATAATACGAATTGCATCGTATGCTGAATAAATAGCAGTACCAATTTCCATATGTTCATATAAATGTTGCGGAACTTGACTAAAATCCCATCCCTCTCCTATCGCTGCTCTAGTCCAGTCATTTGTCTTATCAGTGCCCATTTCAATATAAGCAACATCTGGGAATTGCGGATTAAATAAAGTATTTACGTCATTATTCTAAATAGACTTCGTACGACGTCCAATTTTTGTAATTGTCAACTCATTTAATGCATTTTTGACTCGCTCTATCTCAATTTCATTAGGATCGATTATGTCAATGAAATAATTCATGCTATTGAGTAGCTTAAGGATATTAGTATCTCCTGCGACACCAGAAGCGTAAAAGTGTCCAGTTCTAACGTCCATAATTTTAGGCAACTCTTCTTCTAACTCGGCGCCACATTTATATGGATTATCTGAATCGTTAATTACATATTTTAAATAGTAATAATAACGCCAATCAGTGGTATCTGTAATATTGATAGTTTCAATTGCTGTCTCCAAATCAGCGTCAATAGGCTTGCGCAATCGAGGAATTCCATATGGATCGGTATAAAATACCACTCGATAACTTGTGTCGGTAGGCATTGTCGGTTTATTATCAATCAATAAGCGATATCTTAATACGCCTCCATTATCTCCTCTCTTACCCCATACAACTAAATCATTTTTAATTGATTCATATGAGGGGGTATTACTATAAGAGTTTACTAATAGTGCAGAATCAAAAGTATAGTAAGGGCCGTTATCATCATCAGGTATCGGATTAATGTAAGATTCAGCAAGAGCCAGGATTAGATCATCTTGTGTACTACCTGCATTAATACCGTTTGGCACCTATTCAAAATGAAACTTGCCATCAACATCAAAATAATATTCATAATTGCCCAAGCTATTTTTTATTTTATCTAAAACGGATCCAACAGATTCTCCAGCATTAGAGGTTAAATCATTTTTAGTTGGATAAACAAATTCTGTTAAAACATATCCTATATTATCATTAAAATTATACGCAATAGAGTCATCTGACTCAGTGGTACTGAGTCTCCATACTTTCGTATCATTTGTAGAACTAACTTCCGTATACGTGGCATATATCTCTGTTGAACTTCCCCAACGAACAGTGTTTTTAATTCCATACTATTTACTAGTATCTCCTGCTGGTTTTAAAGCATCAGGCAATTCTACTAAATTAGATCGTTCAAGATTAATAATTAAATCATCACTGACAAAGTCTGTATATTCAGTCATCAATGTTCTAATAAGCGCTTCATATTGGACCGGTTCTGATTTCATTATTCCATCTGCTTGGCGCACATAGATTGGGCTATGCGTCATGCCTCCAGGCAACATACCGCCGCACTCACCATTGACTTTAGCCATCAAATCTTTAAGAGATAGTTGAATATTAAATCCAGCAGTATTGCGCGTAATGGAAGCATTGCTAATAACAAAATGACCAAGATTAAACCAATGAGGGTTTGCAAGGCCTACTATATTATGTTGAAGTCCTACTTCAATCTTAATTATCTTATTAATAGAAATAACATTATCAACAGCAGTAATATTTTTATTGGTAGCAGTAGCTATCATACTTAAACTACCAGTTCGGCGCACAGATGAAGATCCGTTAATACTAATATTACCACCAGTCGTCTAGCCCTAGATATATTCAGCATTGGCGGCGCCAAAGGTTTTACTAGAAATGCGCACCTACAAAACCGTATTGCGCATTTCATCAAGCTATATTAATTGTTCTATTGATATCTATAAACTCATGTGGCTTCACCAACCTTTAAAATATTAAGCTTATGTAATAAAGGGGTGCAGGCGTTAAAAGAATCTATTTCAGTAGCCTATGCTGTAAAACTCCAAATAGTGCGTCCTAACTACTAATTAGGGGTCAACGACACTTTAGTTAGCTAAATAATTAGCTACCCCTCTGTAGGAGAAATAAATACAAAAGGATTATTTGAATATAATAAATTTAATGCACGATCTCGGAATGTTTTTTCTCTTTTAAGCTCTTGAGTATAGTAGTCATTATCTGTTAAAGATAGCGTATTAAGTTCAGCTGAAGAAATAAGTGAAAAGTCTGTACTGCGTATTTCTTCTTCCCCGTGATAAGATAATAAACCTCCAATTGAAAACTATCTATAATTTGCTAATCCATTACATCTATAAAATGGATACTATGAACCTAAAGTCTAAATTAATGATTCATTTTTAACCTATGCGTAATTTGTAATTGTAGGGTTATAAGAAATCATTAAAATTTTTTCTTGATTATTGAAATTATTATATAATATTAAATTATCAGATGTGGGCAATGAATCTAATGTCGCTGGGAAAGGGAATTTTTCCAAAGGCAACACATAAGGCATAGTATAAAAACTTTCTGGCCAAGTCTAATGTTGAAATCTAAATTTAAACCAATATTTCCAATCAACATATGATTGTCTTTCATATAGATTTGCTGAATAAAAAGAAATAGTATAAATAGCATTTGCTTTTAAATCTACAATTTGAGAATCTAATACCGTGTCTTTATCGTCGCCTTCATCTGTATAAAGATAAAATGTACAAGTGATATCTTTTCCCTACCATGTAGGACCCCTTCCCTAAGAATTAGGAGTTAAATCTTCTGCATACATATTCTAAACTGTAAATGTAATTGATTGAACTCCACAAGTATTTACTTGAATAATAGGCCCTTCAAGCAGCTTTAACCCATATCGATGTCCAGTTGAATCATATTCTATCCAATTTTCGTTATTATGTGAACCCATAAACGCTCATCTCCTTTTATCTCATTTTCTTTACGAATTCAAAGATTCGTCATGTATATCTGTAATCGGTACAACAGTAATGGTTGGAAGCGCGCGGAGTTCGTCTACGAGTTTCTTAGCCCAGCTATTGCCGCCCTCTTCTGTATATACCGCATATCTCTATTCTAGCAAGTCAAGCGTCTGGCTATCAATGCATTTGCGCGGAATCCACTTCTCGTGTTGCGCCTTGATCCAAGACTTAATATCGAGTTCATCTGATTTAACTAACAAATCAATTTGTTTTTGTTGTTTCACAATTAATGTCTTTAAATCAGCGACCTCTGTTTCCAATGTAGCAATGCGAGTTTCGCCACTTATTAAACGATTCTCTTTTGCTTCATGATTTGCTTCAATTTGCATTCCCTTGTTAATATTGTCTTGTTTAAACTTTTCTCTCTAGGCATAAATTTTCTTACACCAGCCAATAAAGTTAAACAATGCAGGAATTGCCACAAGAAGAACAATAATAATAGTTGTAATACCATACGCACTAATTAATTCAGGCATACTTATATCCTCCTTTCGATAAAGAATACTCATGTTCTCGTAAATATATAAAAATTCATATAATACGATTAATTTAAAAAGACCAAAAATAAAAGTAGGCTATCATAAATAGCCTACTTTTTATTACTTTTAGCAATCTTCTGCTTCTGCAAACTATGGCAAAGTTTTAATTTGATTATATGCCACAGTAAAAATACTCTAATTCTCTAAAATTGTAGATGGAAGAGTGAAGTGGTATCCTTTTCCCATCACTGACAAATCTTGTGATTTATCACGAATGTCCTTATCTACATATGAGCATAGAGTGATTGCTAACTATATTTCATTATTCTCAAGAGTAGAACAATGAATATCTGTTACTTTATGATATGAACAAATAGTGCCGTTATCTTGTAAAATAATTTTATGCAATGCCATAAATTTTATCACTCCTTCGTTTGATGTTCGCGTAAATACGCCATATCGCGGATGTAACACTCCTTAAAACAATCTACTGGGGTTTTATTGGTTAGATACTTAGCTTTAATTGCATCATATTTTTCTTGCATTAATGCTAGCTTATCTTGTCTCTCATTAATTTTTTCACGCAATGCTGCTCTATCGTCTGCTGCTCCAGACCATTCATCAAGAGGCAACAGCCCTTCAAAGAATTTAAGTGCTTTATAATCAGTATTTCCAAGTCTTTTCTTTAAAGTTTCAATCTATTTTTTAATACGAATAACCTCGCCACGAATTGTAGCTACTTCTTTTAAATATTCAGGATTAAACTTTTCTTCACGTCTAATCATATATGGTTCAGCATCCAATTCATATAAGGCTTTTTCTTCTGCCGTTGGAGTAAAGACTCCCATTTCTGCAAATGTATTTTTACTATCCGCATTATGTCCACAAAGAATCCCGTCTGCAAAATATAAGTTATTCGCAGTCAGTAAAGTATAATGAGCTTTAGGCCTTGCTAAATTATGCTTCATATCACCTACATACATAACTTCTTGTCCAGGCCAACCAATTGTTGTTTCACTAATCTTAAAAGAACTTGCGCGTTTAGGCGCTTGAGTCGTACAAGAATAGATATGATGCGGATCATAAATAGTTAGATAAGATCCGTTTTCAAATAGATATGCTTTATATTCTCTTGCATATCCTGTTTTAACGCTACATAATGCAGGAACTGCATATAAGCAATTATTTTCAATATCCCACGATTGAATCATATCTCCCTGTTGGATATCCTCAATATTTTTCTCTGTCCCGTCTGCCATGTGAATTTTAGTGCCTTCAATTAAACAGCTAAAAAAGATAAAATTCAATATCTGAAACTCTAGACTGCAATGATTTTATATCTGCAAAAGGTTGCTTACAATAAGTATTTAATGGTTCACTAAACACGCTATCTGCATTCATGTAGCTAACAGTACAAGGAAGGCCAAGAGGTATCCATAGTAAATTATAAGGCTATCCAGCACGCCATGTAGACCAATGTCCATCAGTTATACCATTATAATAAAATCGTGCAACTATTGGTTTCTCAAAACCGCTAAATTCTTCAGATAATTCTAAGGAAACATTTGTAATTTCGCCCTACCAATGATAATGTAGTGCGTCGGGATGTTGTGTCGCGAATTCAAACCTTAATAAACACGTCTCATTAGGAATCGTAAAAGTTGTATTTACAACTTCTTCGAAACTACTACTTAAACCCTCATAATCAGTGGTATATAGGTTTGCATACATTATAACCTACTAACTACCATTTTCTAACTCTGCTGTAATGGATATATAAGCGGATCCATCCCAATCTTCCACTATCCAGCCTCCATTCGGTATTTCACAATGGAAAGTCATAGTGCGTCCACGCAATCCCTTGGCGGGCATAGTCCCACTTAAACCAAAAGAGACATCTTCTACAACGATAAACCATAAAGCATTATCTGTGAGTCTGTAGCCATATTGAGTTAAATCTGGATTATCTTCCTATGGAGCCCAAGATTCATAAAACATATCTTCAAAGGAAAACAAATTTTTGCCACTAAATGCCAATAAAGGTCTATTCATTAATGCTGGTTCATCGGTATGATCTTTAACTGCAATAGGCCATTGACTAGCTCCATTAATTTCAAAAACATCATATCCATCAACTTGTTTGATGCCACTTACTTCTTTGTTATCTTGTGTAAAAATATTAGTTTTAAAATTAATATTATTTATACTCATATTTTATCCACTCCTTTCTTTCAATTCAACTCAACAGAGTCAATAAAATCAATTAACTTTTGAAGCTTTTCAGCTGTCAGTTCAACGTTTCCAATTTTAATGCTATTAGGATATATCGTAAAAGCATTGTTTTTACTGCCAAAATCTTGTCCATTTCCTACTATCATCAAAGCTTCTTCATCTGGAACATTCCATGACCCTACAACTACTTGCCGAGGGGCGTCAGCTGTAACATGGAAACCATGAGCAAAAGCATGAATCTTTCGAGCTTCTGAGTATTCACCTCCAGCATGAGATGCTTTTCCCTCGGCTATGGTTGATAGACCTTCCGCATGAGAAGCCTCTCCGCTTGCATAAGTTAATTTACCCTCAGCATGAGCAGCAACTCCTGATGCAATAGTCGCATTACCTTCCGCATGTCCATACGCACCTGCGCTAGTATTACCACCTGCACTTACAGAACCTCTATCAAAAGCGCCGACTCTACAGTTATTACCTTCTGCATGCCCACAAGAAGCTTCTGCTCTTGTCATGTTGCCTTCTGCGTGAGAATAATTATTCTTCGCAATAGAACTTTTTCCCTCGGCGTGTGCGCCCTCACCAAGAGCCTATGTGTTATAGCCTTCAGCATGAGAATAATCTCCGCTAGCAGAAGTATCACTACCTTCAGCATGAGAACCTTTTCCAGACGCAGCTGTATGATGTCCTTCACTATGAGCCGCATCTGCAAGCGCCCAGGTACCAGAACCTTCAGCATGAGACTTTATTCCTTCCGCCTTAGTTCTTCTTTTAGAACCATCAAATTCTTCATCGTCTCCATCGCCAAGGCCTCCTTCAACATGAGAATAATCTCCAATGGCTAAAGTTCCTTGTCCCTCTGCATGGGCACCATACCCCCGAGCTTCTGTTTGTTGTACTCCACGGAGTCCTTCCTCTGCAAATAAGAAACTGACCCCCTCGGCATGAGAATAATCTCCAGAGGCCACTGTGGCGTTTCCTTCGACATGGCTGGCTAAACCTCGAGCCGCTCCTTGAAATTCTATCGAAACATCATAAGCCTCCTCCCCCCAGCCTACTGTGTAGGATTCAGAAGCAAATCCTACTCCCTCAGCGTGGGAGTAAGCTCCTTCAGCATTGGTATCAGATCCTTCTGCATGAGCAGCCTTGTTTAAAGCTAAAGTATTAAGTCCTTCAGTATGAGCATACTCTCCTAAAGCTAAATTAAATTTACTCTCATTCCATTTTTCAATAATTTTAGAAGCGTCTAACTCTACTCCTTCTAAAACAGTCAATGCTTTATTCAAAGATTGTCCTTCAGCATGAGATCCTTTTCCATAGGCGGTAGCTTGATATCCCTCAGCATGAGATCTCTCTCCTACAGCCTAAGAGTTCTCTCCTTCTGCATGTGCAGCTCGACCTGAGGCAATAGTTCTTACTCCCTCAGCATGTGAATATTTACCACTTGCAGTATTTCCATAGTTTTCTGCATGGGCGCCCTAGCCGCTAGCAACACTCTAGTTACCTTCCGCATGGGCCTAAATACCACTAGCTATGGCTAAATATCCTTCAGCATGTGAGCTTTCTGCTTGGGCCTGACTTAAATACCCTTCGGCGTGCGCATGTTTGCCTTTAGCATAAGTTTCAGTTCCTTCTGCGTGGGAGCCTTGCCCTTCTGCAACAGTAGTCTAGCCCTCTGCGTGAGCAGCAATTCCAAGCGCATATGTTAAACTACCTTCTGCATGGGCGCGATTCATGCCTGCAACGCTACCATAACCTTCTGCATGAGAGAATGCTTTTAGCGCCTAAGTCTCATACCCTTCAGAGTGACATTGAGATTCTGCAATTGTACGAACTCCTTCAGCATGTGCCGCATATGCAGCTCGTGAACCATAGCCTTCAACATATGCATAATCACCATATGCTAACGAAGCTCTACCAGATGCATAAGCTTCATTACCTGCCGCAATAGATCCATTTCCAAGAGCAACTGCATTTAATTTAACAGTAACCTCACCTATACTAGCTTGTTCTGGAACATATAAAGCATAATCGTCTGGTTCGATATAATCTGCTTGAATCTCAACAATTCCATTGTCAAAGATTGAAAGAGGCACATCATAAGTTATAACATTATTTTCTATGCTAACAATGCTAGCAATCATGTTAGACTTGCTATTATTTATAATGCAAAACTTGCGTCCGACCTCATAGGCCGGGGTATCAAAAGTAGTATCAGTCAAATCTTCTGTGGTGATTACAGGATATAGAATCTACTCATGACTTAAATAAATTTTTTTATTTGTAGTATCAATTGCCTAATAGTAATAGCCCTTGGCGCCTGCCAATGTATTCGTACCAAACGCTATAGAGTTATCTCCTATTGCTTGATTAATTGCAATATCATTTGCAATAATACTATTTTCTCCTTCCCCTTGTTTTATTGAGGGATAGTCTTTAATATCTACCTTATCATTTAATCGGTCTTGAATTTGCTCATTATAATGCTGCAAATTTTCTCCCGAAACAAAATGTTTATTATCAAATTTCATTTATAATAAAGCCTCCTTTTATAATAAAGCAAGCAATTTTTTTAAATTCGCTTCACTTAGAGTGGTATCTCCAATTTCTCCTGCAGCATCCGTAGACTCAAGAGTCCATTGAGGGGCATCAAAAGATGTATTCCAATAAGCAGTATCTGGCGTAGTTCCATCGCTATTAAAATCAGTGCCTAGATGAGGGTTATTATTCTATACGGTATCAATATAGATCATAGAATGAGCAGTATCAATTGCAGTCATATAATATCCACGACAACCTGCTGAAGTAAGATAACCTATTGCTGTACTACCCTTAGAAACAGCCTATGCAGATACGCCTAGTGCATGAGAAAAGTCTCCTAGGGCGGCCGACCCTGCTCCGCCGGCAACACTAGCTATTCCGCTCGCAGCGCAATTTTGTCCAACAGCAATACTATATTGTCCAGTTGCTGAAGTATTATTACCAGCAATTAATGATCGTTCTCCATCACCCGGATCAATAGAAGGTTTATTCTCTATATAATCCATTGCAAGCTCATCTGTTTTCGCCCAGTCTGCTTGAATTTGAGTAATTTCTGTAATCCACACTCTAAGTTTAGAGATTAAATACTCTAAATTTTCACCGGAGCACAGCTTGTTTTTATAATCCATAGCTATCCTCCTTAAGTTTCAGTTTCAAATAATTGGTCAATATCTTCATTAGTTAAAGCCATTGCATCTGTCATGAATAGCAAGTTACTTACAGTTGTAACTCCATCTCCAATTTTTAATTGACGAGGATCATCACTGTAAATAATAATTTCTCCTAATTTTGGAATGAAATTTACTGCCGCGTCCCAATGTGCAGTAGTATCGTGTTTCATTAAAATACGCGCTTGTATTTGTTTATTATTAGCCATAATCTCTTTCTTCTCCTTTCAAAAGAGCGTCATAATCGAATCCATCTCTTTTCAGATTCTTCTAATATAAAACTTAAACAAGAGGCGCAGATAGGGTATTGCGCCTCTTGTCAGAAATATAAACTTACATTACTTCTTCTGCAGTGCCACAATAAAGAATAATATAGTTGTCTTGAGTTAAATCATCAATTTTACCAGAGAACAACTCTGTCTTATCGGCCTTCAATGCCACAGCAGCATCATTAGCAGTTTTATATTCATTGAAAGCAGTTTCATTTGCGTTAGCTTTTGCCGATGCTGCGTTTGCAACACCTTCAGTTGCAGTAACGCGCTCTGCAAGGGCATTATGATTCTCAATAGTTGCATACTTACCAGCAGCGCCATTAATGGTTTCATAAGTTGCGCCCAATCCATCAACAAGGCCTTGAGCAACGCCCTTAAGCTCATATTTTTCTGCCGCGTCTGCTTGTGCATCTTCTAAAGCCTTATTAGCCTTGGTAGTTGCATCTCCAGCAGCAGCATCAATAGCCTCTTGTTTTGCAGTAGCTACTTCAGTAGTCGTTGCATAGCCTGCTGTATTATCCTCTAAATTCTTAACGCGACCAGCAAGCGCTTCTTCTGCGCCAGTAGCTCTAGTTACTTCAGCTTCAATTGCAGTAGTATTTGCTTCAATATCTTCTTTAATACTAGCAACTTCAGGAGCATGCGTATCAGCCCATTCAACTAAGTCATTAAGACCGTCAATCTTTTCAGGGTCTACGCCATTAGTTAAAGTAGTAATTGCATTTGCATTAGCTGTAATTTGCTCTTGCAGTGCAGTTTTATCAGCAGTCTTTAAGTAGTCACCTTCCACTGCGGCCAATCTTTCATCAATGCCATTAACTGTATCATTAGAAGCAATGTTAGCAGTTTTAGCATTAATATAGTCAACAACCGTAGTTTCAGTTGCGCCTTCAGGTAAAGTTCCTACCAGATCAGCTAATGCATCCACATCTGCCTGGGCATCGTCGCCGGCTTTCTTAGCAGCTGCAATAGCCTCGTCTTTAGCATTGGCATAGCCCTCTGCCTCTGTACGAGTAGCAAAATCAGCGATATTTGCTGCCTTGACGTAGTCTCCCTCAATGGCGCTTACACGACCTGCTAGCGCAGTTTCATCATAGCCTTGAGGAATTTCAATTTTCACTCCAACAGTGTTACCACCCTGAGTTACTTTATAGGTAGCTTGAGATCCTTCAGTAGGAGTATCTTCTTTTACAACACTAACAACAGAGCCTGTACCACCAACTTCAACAGCTTGAAGGGCTTCATTAATTGCAGCAACTAAATTGTTTTTATTTGTTGTATTCAGGTCTGTCAATGAGCCTGTCAATGCATCAATTTCAGTCTTCTTATAATACTGAGCTAAGAAAGCATCGATTTCACTCTTGTTATACAGATCTGCTTTTACATAAGTTAAACCTCTAACCAGATCCCCAACTCGAGTATTAAATTGCTCAAGACTCTCTTTTGCCCAAGGATACACATCTGCCGCAAGTGCGCTAGCAAAAGGCAACGTGTTATAATGAGAAGTTCCGTCACCAACCTTAATTAAAACCTGAGGAAGAGTAACGCTGTTGTGGTTTAAAGAAGTTGCACCCTCAGCCGCAGGAATAGTTGCAATTGCAACCTCACCGGCCTTTAATACGGGATTGATAGTAGTCCAATTCGTATACAGGTCATACTTCAACAGAATGCGAGTATTAAAAGTGGTATTAGTCATTTTAATTTACCTCCAAAAAATAAAATATTTTAAATTAAAGCTGTCCCACTATTGAGAATTAATTCATGTCCATCTTTTTGAACAAGCTTCTCAATATCAATTGAACCCATATAATATGGCTCAATTGCAGTGTGACAATCTTCATTTGTTAAATTAATACGAATGGTATCTGATCCAATGATCTAACCATTTTCATCATACCATTCAACAGAATAAAACCATCCGATAAATTTTTTAACCGAAGAGTTTTTTCCGTAATAAGTCCAAGTTTGAGTAGCATCATTATAATTAGCAAGAGCTAACTATAAAACGCTATATTTTCTACCATACTGGTCAATCCCCGCAAAATCATCATCAAAATAATACATTGTATCATCTTCAATATGATTTTTGTCGTCTTCTTTAAAGCTGACCGCTCCTTCGGGAGCATATGCTCTAAATTGCATATAATGCATATTAGGATTATCAGTGGCGCCAGGCGTCTAAAAAGTCCATACAGTATCCTTCGGACAGAATACTCTAATTTCTTTTTCTCTATCGTAGTCTACTTGGGCGCCCTTAGGCAGAGTCATCACTTCATATTTAATCTTTTTCGTTGTAGCAACAAGTTTATTAAAGTCACTTTTCAAAGTGTAAGCAGTTAAATCAATACTGCCACCCAAGCGGTCCCACGCCTAGCCATTCCAAACAACATTATCGCCAGCATTAATGCCAGTGGTAATATCAGCAGATATGATATTGTAAACATCTCCAATTGCAGGATCAGTGGGCAACTCTGTTACTGTATTTACAGAACCTTTTACTCGATAAATTGAAGATAATAAACTATCAACTTCTGCTTTTGTATAAACATCCTATAGTTTATTCTCTACAGTCGTCATACGTGTAATAAGTGCTAGAATATCTGTATTTAATTTACCAACTTGAGTCTCTAACTCTGCAATAGCTTCTGAAACATCTGCGGCTTCGCCTCCAAAGTATGGTAATGTAGTCCATACTCGAATACCGTCGCCTATTTTCATTTTCACGTTGCCGTTATCAAGGAACTCTAAACCAACCTCACCGCGCTGCAGAAGGGTATTCGGATTTGCGAGCCAGTTTGCAGAAGAATCATTTCTTAAAATAATTATTGTTTTAAATCTATCTTGCATTATCCAGCCGCACCTCCTCCATCAATTATTTGAACCTTATCCAGCGTTAGTAAATTATTAACTTGCGCCTATAGTTCTGCTAGCTATGAAATATTAACTAGCTTTGTCCAACTGGACTCCAATGAATAATTATTACTATTGTTTAAAATATATAAACCATTATTAGATTCTGTATCATTCCAAACAACAACTAACATACCCGAATAAATATACATTCCCCCATCAGGCTGTAGCCATGTGGCACTTTGTATTAATGCTTCTTTAGTTTTAACCAAAGATCTAGCATCAAAAGGGGCGCCCACCTAAGGCTCATAGTTGGCCGCTACGGGGAAAGTGCCAAATTCTCTTTGCATAAGTATATTCCCCCTTATTATTCTATAATTGTATATAGTCTTAATTCACGCTAACCCTTAATTGAGCCATTATGAATATAAACAATATAAGTAGTTTCAGGGGTTTCTCCCTATATTTCAGTTGCATCAAAAGTCTTCAATGAGGCCTCTGCGCTACCTCCGATCCACTCCCACTATTGAGACAAAGGATTAAACTGCTTTATCCCAAGTACTGGAGTATTTTTAAGTACCTTAAATGACTGCTTTGTATCACCAATCTCGGCAGCAATAATAGCCTAATAGCCGCCGCCATCTTCTTCTGTAAAATAAACAAAGTCAATAACTTGATTATCTTCAGTAGTAAGTGAACTTATTCCAGTAATAACAATCTAAGTGCTTAAAGTTCCAGCGGGATAAGGGGTGCCATAAGGATTCCCCAAACTGTCTACGGGCTATTTTCCCTCTGCGAAAGATACGGTAGCAGTGATTATATTCTCTCCTAAAGTAGGCGTTAATACTATTGTAAAAGGCACATTTAGGCCAGAATTAATAATCTCTGTATCATTGACCGTATATTTTTCAGGGGCGCCCGCGCGCGGCAGTTTTGAACCATCGGTCGCACAAATTAGACCTTGATCAAATTTTAATACGCCTTCAAGAGTTTGTGATTGATAAGCAATAAGAATAGAATCATTTATTAACTCTACTGAAAAAGCAGGCTCAGTTAAGGTGGGCTGAACCAGACCAAAAAATAAAGCTAATAAAATTTCTTCTGCCGTCTTCCCTTGTAGCTGATTAATATCAGTAATACCTCCAAGAGGTGTAAACTATCCTCCAACAGGAATTGACAAGGTTGGCATTTTTGTTGCATCAACTCTACCATCGGCGCCAATTAGTGACGAAGCAAGACCCCTTGCAATAATATCTATTGCCATGTCAAGTTTCCTCCGTACTAATTATTTGACCAAACATTGAGACATTACCTTCCGCAGACTCTACGCGTGCGCGCAACTCTCTAATACCCACAATGCCAATTTCGTAAATACCAGGTGTTGTAAAACTGCCTTTTACTGCGGCAAAGTTACTTAGATTAATTGCTGCTAATGGGAACCAATCTCCGTTAGAATTATTGCGTCCTTCAAGATGATATACCCCATTTGCGCCAGAGATTTGAAGTGTCAAGACATCTCCAGTTGCGTTGGTAAATATTTTTGATACAATAGGAGCATTGGTATTCGTAACAAAGTTACAATTTTTTTGAATTACCATGTTTTATAACCTCCTATCTTAATAAGTCTCAAGGGAGATTTTACAATCCCCCTTGATCTATAAATATATTATTTTTGTGATAATACGATTATCTTAATTTGATATTAATTTTTTATATTACTATTGAATTGCTGCAACCAAGGAGCCATTTGCATTTACCGAAATCTTATAAGTGCTTCCATTATCTCCTTTTAAGTATAATCCATTGTCGCAATATACTTCTCCAGTGTGCTTTACTCTAAATGGCGCGCCTGCCCAGGTTTCATGGGTTGTGTATCCTACTGCTATTGAATACGCTCCGCTACAAGGACTTTGAAAACCAGTTCCTTTCTCTAACTATCCTATCATATTATAATCATCTGAATATAAAATACTTCCTTTATATTCCCAATCCCCTATAGATCCTTGGCCTCCCAAATGGCCTTGATTCAAATACGCTTCTCCATTCTCGGTTACAGCAAAAGGAAACATATTTGTGATTTGAAAAGTAGCTTTGCAAGTAATTGTTCTTCCATCCTCTTCTCCAAAACCTATAATATCTGCATTTTCATAAAAACGAGCAGTAATTATTAGATCCCCAGATGAATTCTTTGCAACTTTAACAATATTAATAATAGAAGATATTATATCAATATCAGACCAATCATATGTTAATGGTTCACTATCATCAGAACTTAAATAAGCTTGCAAGTTAGTAAGAGTAAGATATTGAGTATCAGGATTAAATTTACCAGTAATCTTTGAATCTGTAATATAAATAGTTCTCATTACATCATAGGGTAAGTCACCACTAAGAAAAGGACCGAAAGCATTATAGTGTTCTTGCCCTTCTATATAGTCTCCCGAAGTAAATGATGGTAAAGCACTTGAGGATCTAAATCCTGCACTAAAACGTAAAGGGGACATATTCGTGCCATATGGAGTTCCTTTAGCCCATAAAGTTACATTATTAGCCGATAATTTTTCTGGTTGAATATTCCAACCACCAATAGTACCGCTCTTAGCAGTCATAGCACCATCTGCATTTACGCTAAAATTTGAGCCTAAACTAATGCCATCTGTGCCTAGATATACACTATCAGCTTGAGGATTCTCCATTGTCACAGCCGAGTTTGAGCGTAAATATTTTTCACCAACATTAAAACCGCCTATAATAACTGGATTTTCAGCTATTAATTCTCCTTCTTTATTTGTTCTTCCATCTGCTGATAAAAGAATATTATTATTACCATCTGTTACTAAAATTTTTTCAGCCTACAGATCCTTAGTATTAATAAAATCTGAGGTTATCTCTCCAGCCTTAATATATGTAGCATTTAAATACATTTTATGGTTAGAAGGATCAAATTCAGCAGCAGAAACCGCTTCTCCCTTATCATTAGCATAATAAATGCCCTGCTTCTCGCCGCCCGCTGTTAATGCATCAAAAATATTAACACTGTTTAAGTAACTAGAATTAGTATTTCCTCGAAATGAATGTAATATTGGGGCACTCCATTCAGTTTCATTCCAAGTAAAAGTTGTTTGCGTCGAAGTTTTAGTAGTTTTTTTAACAATGCTACGTTTATAAACATATGTTTGACTAGGTTTTTCCCATTTCCAATAACTACCAAGAGAAGGATTATCTTGCGTCGAACTAGCAATATTATTAATTGGATAATTTGTGAAATCTGAAATCATCGTATCAGAACCTAAATAAGCCCATTTAGTTTCCGATATCACAGTATCTCCAGCAGTTCCCTTGTCTCCTTTATCTCCCTGATATGAAGCTGTTTTTGTTGATGTGCCGTCTGAATATTTTATCCAAGTCCATACATATTTACCTGGGCCAATCTAATCTTTAATCGCATTCCATGAAGATTGCCATAGTTGATCATCGCCAGGTGTGTCCGCGCTATCTGTTACAAGATATTGAGGATATCCCGACTCAATAGTTACAGACGTACCATCCACACTAAATTTGCTCCATAATGTTGGAGTAGACCATGTTCCCTCTTCTCCATCTGTCACCGTAGCCTAAGACACGTATTCATAGCGATTATCATACGTAACTCCTAAAGGAGTTTGTTGCCATCCATTTGCCCAAGGCTTAGATGTTGGCGCAGTAGAGCTATTCGAACGATAGTAGGCATATTTTGTTTCAATGGTTTTTCCTGGATCGCCGTCTTTGCCATCGGCTCCATCTGCCCCATCTTTACCATCAGCTCCATCCGCGCCTTTATCTCCTTGACCACCACTAGTTATATACCTTGTATTTTGCATTGTAATCGTTTTGTCGTCACCCTCATTATCAATAGCTATTACAATACCATAAGCTGTAATAGACATTGGAATACCTGGTGCCGCATCCCTATCTGTAATAATGCCTGTGATATATACAGAATCTCCAATGCTAATATGAGAATTATCATAGGATTCTTCATGTTCGCCTTTTTTATAATAGTCCCAAGAGCTAGTAGGATTCTTAATTATGTGATACTCCCATGTGCTCCAAGGAAATTCACGAAGCCATGTATTTATTGGTTTATCAATACCATCTCGTACAAATTCAATAGTTTCTTCATCCCATACAAAATCAGGATCAGTTGCCTTATCTTTCTTCTTAATAATTCTAAAAGTATAAGGGGCAGAAGTATCAGTAATTGTAAGATTACTGTTGGTTAAAGTCTCCCACCCTGTAGCATTCTGCTTCTAATACTGCACTACAACATCAGAATCGCCATTAGGCGCAATAATGTCAGTTGCTTGGCCCTCTCTTGTACGCTTAACCTATACTGCTACTTGTACGCTGCTTGAGGTATTAAATGTAGTTTGAGGAATTACTAAATCATAATCTACAGATGATGTTACTACATTAAAAGTGAAAGTTTTTGTAAGAGATGGAGCGCTTTCCCCTGGATCCCAAGTAAATGTAACACTACCAGAGGTTTCTCCTGCAGAGATGCTTTGTAATGTACAGGTTCTTCTGTCTACTTCTTCTTCTTCTTCTTCGTCAAGTGTACAATTGATCGGATCAATTGTAACAGTTCCCGTATCTACGACAGTTTCTCCGTAAAAAGTCTATACAGAAATAGTAGGTAATGAACCAAGAACCTTGCCGCTAGCTGCGCTGATCGCAATAACATCACTGTCATTATTTAAACTCATTGAATAAGAGTTTTCGCCATCTTCAATAAAAGAGACAATGTCCTAATCCCAGACTTGCCAAATAGGCTCTTCCTTTTCATCATCGGGACCAGTTTGTGCTTCTAGCCAAATATATAATTTATTAGATACATCAGTAACTTTATCCGCATAGCTAATTCGTCGGGCGTCACTCATATCGGAAATCTCTGCATAGTCGTCGCTATCAAAACCTTTATTCCAATTGTATCGGATTCGAGCTCCATTGCCATTTATCTAAGAGCGATTACCCCAAATTTTCTTTGAATTAACAGTGATAAATTGATTATCTTCTGATGGTAAATTTGAAATATTAACAATGCGCTATGAAAGCATCAACGAATAATCAACAGTCGCAATATTGGTTTTTATTGTAAAAGTGCCAGTTGCTAATTCATCATCATTTTCATAATAAAAGAAATTAAATGATACACTATCTTTTTCTTCTGTATAATTATCTTCCCAAGACCATGAGTTGACTTTAAAAATAATTTTATTATCTGCGCTAAGACCAAATGAATAAGTTCCTGTAAATTCATTATAAGTTTTATCCTCTAAATACAACCCATTTAAAGTCTCTTCACTCTCATAGGATGGCAACAACGTATCAACGATATTAATGGACTCTGGATTAAGCAACTCTGAGCCTCTATAAATCTTAATCTCAGTCCAAGCTTCATTTAACGCAGAAGAAGATGCCAAAACACTATCTGCATCAACAGGAATCATATCAAAAGGATTAGTTAATTCCATTTTATAAGAAGAAGATACAAAGAAAGACTATAAAGAAACCTCAGTTCGGATCGTTTTAGTTCTATTACCGTCTGTATAAATCGTTTCCTAATAAGACCATAAATAGGGGTTCTCTTCTCCGTAATCATTTGGAACATTGGTACTCCAGTCTGAAGAATCTAAAGGAAGATCTGGTTTCGAATTACTTGAAGTCGTTGTATAATAAACAGTAGAGCTCTAAACACTCCAAATAATCTGCTATAAGGTTACACCATCTTCTCCATAATACTCTCCATTATTATCTTCGATAATGCAAATATAATGAGCGCTTCCGCTAATCTCTGTAACGCCATTAATTACTCTATTTGGAAGATTACCTTCATCCTCAAATTCTATATCATCTTTATACCATTGATAAATTGGAGAAACTGTTTCTGGAAGAGGTGGATTAATAGATGCTGATAAATTATAATTATCTATATTCTCTCCACTATCTCTTGTTACAGCCACTGATACAGTATATGCAGTTCCATCTAAAACAATTTCACCAGTTAACTATTCATCTTCATGGCCTTCACTGGTGCAGGTCGCAGTGCATTTAAAGCCAACTTTTGCATGAACTAGCGCGCCCGCCTCTATAGGGTTACTTGTACCAAGATCTTCATATGTCTTCTATTCTTTTTGCCATGAATAATTATAAGTTAAATTATCATCATTTTTATTTTTATGAATAGGAACTGCATATAATTGTTTACTAGAATCTTCATAAGAATAAATAATTAATTTATTCTGTGATAACAAAGTTCGATCATATAGAGTAGTATATTTAACATTATCGATGCTTGTATTAGATGTCCTACCTTGAATAATATTACTAATAGTTTTATCTTTAATATCAACATAAACTTCTATATCATGAGGCCCTGCTACAAAAGGATATCCTTCTACAGCGCCACTGCCTACAGCATCTACCAATTCAAGTTCGGTGTTATCTGTAAAGTTAATCGTAAAAGGTACATAATAATCTAGACTCGCATCAGTAGGATTTAAAGTTGCAGAAATTTTTAAATGTGTGGCTGGTGTTGAGCTACCTGCCCATTGTTGCGGCTTATAATCATCCTCTGGCCTATTATTCATAGTTTCTAATTCATAAATTATAGCATATCTATCTATTGGTAAAATTACCTCGCTGGCGCCGCTTGTGCTAGTAGCAGAGCATAAAATCACCGCTTTAAGACTCTAGTCTGCTGGACATGTGGCATATACTCGACTATCTTTTGCATACAATCCTCTCTGACCAAGAGCTGTGCGCGTATTATTATCACCGCCCAAATCTATCGTGTATTCATTCGATCCCTCTGAGGGAGTGGCTATAACTGTCGCAATAACAGTAGTATCTCCAGGACTTGTTGATCCATCTGCAATGATCTGCATGGCAGTTAGCCAATCTCGCACCATAGCTTGAGCATTTTGTGGAGTCTTATTTGACATATACTTTCCTCCTTTTATCTCATATTAAAAAGACTAAATCTTTTTTCTTTATATATTCAAAAATATTATAACTAAATTAATTTAAAATGTCCAATGCAATGAGGCGGCAGATGGTTACCCATCGCCGCCTCAAGAACAGCATATTTATTTCTCATGCACTTTCTAATTTGCCATATTAACCAATAAGCTAAATGCTTCTTTAATTTCTTGCGCATCAGTTGCATCTGGGAACTCTGCATTAATTACAATATTCTGCGCTACCTCAGAATTATTTGTCATAAAGTTAGACAAAGCAGAATTGTAACTAGAGTTCATTGCTGTCATACGCGCCGCTACAGAATTGTCTAAACTTTCTTGTAGGCTACGCACAATAGACACTGCTGAAAGAATATGCGAAGTATCGTCTTCATTCAGCACTAATTCTTTTTTATGAAGCAACGCAAGGCGACCTTCTTCGGCGCCCCATTCACCAGTATATCCACCAGTATCAAGCCCTACAGGGCGCTCCAATACAGATATTAATCCGCCACCGTGTATTGCAGGATCATAATTCCAAGACTCTGGAGGCTTTGAAGCGGAAATCGGGCAAACAAAGAAAGGGTTATCCTTGGTACCTGTTGGACCAGTCTCATTGGACTCTGGATTATTTCCATCCCAAATATCCGCTAATGTTTCTGGCAGTTTTACGCTACCAGTTACTTCAAAATCAGCAACATCCATTGACTATAGTTTCTTCAAATCCTCTTTGCTAGCTTGTTCTGCAATCAAAGCAGCCTTAAGATTTGCAATTGTCGTGGGCTACCATATCTGTTCAAATGTTGACCTAATAACAGTAAAGTTACCAGCAATGGTATCTAAAGTAGCCTAAATATCGCCAATTTCTCCTTCAAGACGACTATTCTCAGAAGAAACTATGTTATTAGTTGTCCCATAATAGGCATCTAATCCCAAATTACTCAAAAGCCCTTGGACATCTGCTCCTGCTAAATTAGCTTGAGTTATTAAGCTAGTAAAATTAGCATTTGTCAACTAATTATCTCCACGAAGCCAACCTTGTACTAATTCATACATGTTAGAATCTAACCATGGGAAAAGCTATTTCATATTAGCGTCGGTTAAATTAGTAAAATCATTAATTCCTAAAGCTCTTGCAGATTCTGCGACAGAAGATTTTAAATTATTCGCTAATGTAGAAGTATCTCCAATTTCACTCAATAAGGAATCCCAAATCTCTTGTAAAATACTCTATTCATCAGCGTCGATATTTCTATCACCCTCTAAAGCTTTCATAAAATAAGATGAAAAATCTGTAATAAGAGTAGAAATATCACTCATGTTATTTTGCAATTCTTCTTTATCCAATTGCATTACAGCTTGTTGAGCACTTAAGATATCTGCTTGCTTTTTATTTATGTCGTTCATATCTGCAACATACTCATATCCATAAGACCCATCAGCGCCTCTTACTAAACGCATTGTACTCTTGTTAGCTTGCGCTTCTTCAAGAGCAATCTGCGCCTAAAGTAATTCATAGCGCGCCTGGGCGCGATCTAAATCATATTGCGTTAATTTATCTTTTTCACGCAACATGGCGATTTCTGTTGCAAGGAAGGAATTAAGTTTAGCCTAAGCATTAACACTTCTTTCTTTAGCCGCTTCTTCTCGAATTGCATATTCTAAAGAGCTAATGGCAAAAGCTTTATCAATTGTATTGAAACTACGCTCTTCATTTGATGCAATCCAGTCAAACTCGTCTTTTGCATCCTCAATAGCTCCAAAAGTAGTGTCAATCATATTTTCAATTTCAGCGGTAAAGCTATCTGCAATAATCTATGCATACTCTGCGCTTGCCGCAGCTACTGCTTCACCGGCCTCAATTAACTGTGCTTTTGCTTGTTCTAAATTAACACCCTATAATGGCTTTTCTGTATTATTGATGCGTGTCTGTAAATCATTATACTCTTTTTGACGCATATCTAAAATTGTTTTTATATTTACTTTTTGCAAATCGTAATAAGCTTTCTATTGATTGTAACTTTTTTCTCCATATAATAATTTAGTAAGTGTTAATTGATGATCAAGCATAGTATTTAGCGAATCTAAATTATCAACAATCTTATCATAATTTTGAGAAATATCTTCTAACCCTTTGCTTTCAAGCTCTTTTAACTCTTTCAATTTATTAGCATAATTTGTTGCTGTCTCAATCAATTCATTATACAAAGTTTTTTGAGCTTCTAATCTAGATGCCTAGTCCTTTTTGTATTCATCAGTATCTAATTTTTCCACTTCGGCCTAAAGAGAATTGATCAAATTAATGTCATCCGTCATACTCTCGAGTAAATTGCCTCGAGCAACACCAATGTCCTCTATATCAACCTCAGCAATTAAATCACCAAATTCTTTCCAACCGCGCTCAATTTCATCCACTTCAAGAATCCATGAAATTTCTTCTTCAAAAGCCTAAAATTTCCATGAAATAGCTTCTAATCGTTTGTCTAATTCTTTATCAGCTTCTTCATAAATATTATTTACCTTATCATTATAAGTATCAATGAAATTAATAATATTAGAAACAGTGCTCTCATCTAGCATCCCAGCCTATGCTTGTAGCCATGTTTCAATAGTTTGTCCTCCATAGCTTTCAATGTATCCTGTTTTATCATTACGCTTTAAGTTTTCATATGAGATATTGTTTAATCCATAAAAAACTTCTGCAATATTATTGTTCCAATAATCATTTGCGTCTTGACGGGCATTCTATTCAGCTGTATTATAAGCGTCTGCTGCGTCTTCTGCCTAGCCACTTAGTGTAGCATATTGAGCTATTCTATCATTATGAGTACCCAATATATCTAATTTTTTCTAGCTGCGATCTAGTTTTCGCTCAATAGATGTTAGTAATCGCTCAGTCTCCTTAAGAGATAGATTCTATTCATCAATATATTCTTTAACTTTTTCAGTTTGAATTTTCCAATATTGAGAATATTTATTAAATTCTTCTTCTCCAATTCCTGTTTCTTCATCGGCTTTAATGACCCCGGCAGTTACCCATTCTTCAAATTGAGCTTGGGAACCTGCTGTCTTAGCCAAATCTAACTAAATAGCTTTTTTATCAGCTCTTGCTTGAATATTTTCTGCTAGCCAAGCATTGTATTGGCTACTATATTCCTCTTGAGCTAATCCAGATAAGTTCTTCTCAATGTCTACAACTGCATCAAATAGCGTTTTTGCGCTATTTTCTAATAAGTCGCCTGTTAGATCATATATCGCCTTTGTGTTAGGACTTATTTCATAATCTCCAAAAAATTCTTGCACCCCAATATTTGTAGGATCGATCTATCCTGTGCTCATTAATTTTAATACTTGCAAAGCTGAAGCGGATGGATCATCTGCAAGAGGTGTAAAATTAAAATCTTTTGCATGTGAGTTAATAATATCTACCAAACCAGCAAAAGCACTATTCGCCATTAACTCATTATATACACCTTCCCAAATACCTGATTTTCCGATATATTCTTCGTAATAATTTACAGGCGCTGCGTTTGCAACTATTGATTTTGCAGCTCTATCATTCCACTTCCACCTTCCAAGGCGATACTCTGAGTCCTCCATAGAAGCAGTGTGTTCACTTTGAAATTTTTTTAATATATTTGTATAAGCAAAATTAGTCTATTCAAATGGTTTTTCTATAATTTCATTCAGCTAGTCTAGGGCAGCAATCAAATTTTGTCTATTTAGCTTTTCTGTTTGTTGTTTAAACACCGTTGCAGAAGCAATTAAAGCATATGTTCCATTTATGGTTTCAACAAAATATTGCTTCATTGCAGCAGAAAGCTTTTCATAATCTTCCGCGCTAATTTCATCACCAATTTCTTTTAATGATGTAATAATCTTATTATTGGTTCTAATTTGCTCTTCTAAAGCTTTAGCACTACGTTCATATAGATTTAAATCGTCTTTTAATAAGGTTATAAAACCTCTAAATAATTCGTCGTTTAAATAATTTGCAAATTCGCTATTGCCCAAACTATTTAACCAAGATTCAACATCTGCGGCAGTTTTAAGCTCTGGCATTAAATTAAAGAAATCAGAAGCCTAATCTCCTAGTTGATTTGTCAATGTCTACAACTAAGCAAGTGTATCTTCAGATCCTAAACCAAAGAGAGCAGCTAAATTCTTTTGTGCTATATAACTTGCATTTCCTAAATTAGACTATTCTAAAAAGTTTATATACTAATTTTGTCTTTGCGGATCTTTGATATTATCTTCTATTAATTTATTTCTAAAATCTGTAACTGCCCCAATTGCTGCCATAAAAGCTGTATTAAGGTTATCTGTCGTTATATTTAAAATCTCTAACTACTGATCAGTGAAATCTAATGAATCATATAAAGCCTAAAATTCAGCTAATTCATTTTGCGATAAAGCAGATAAATTTACCTTTTGCCCAGTGATTAAATTAGCAATCTATTGATTCACTGCATCGCTAGACGATGTAGCTGTACTAGTTACAATCGTAATTAGGCGCTCTAAATCTTTTTCTAAATCTTCATAGCCTTTTCGCGAAGCCCATTGTGTTTCTACCGTTTCTTCATTCAGAGTAAACTCTTGACCCTCTTTATTTCTAAAGGTTATAGTATCTTCATTAGAGGTGATATATTCATAGCCATATTTTTCTGCAACCTCTCGTCCAAGCTCTTCATTAGACATTTTTTCAGCTTGTTCTTCATATTCCTTTTGTAACGGATCGGCTTTTTGACCATAAGCATAAGCGATTTGATTCTAAAAAGCAGAGGTATTAAATCCATAATTATTTTTCAAAGAAGATATGTAGTCAAATGCTGCCTAAGTATTATAAGTAGCAATTAAGCGATTAGTAGTAGCAATTTCATCTGCTAATTTCGCAACTTCTTCTTTATTATTTGCAAGAGATTCTCGTAATGCCGCATCATCAATACCAATATCTCCAAAGTACTCTTTTAAATCTTCTTTAGACTTCGCAAAAATTTCTGCATCTTGTTCATAAGCAATTACAACTTTTTCTAAAGCCTTTTCTCTTTTTTGAAGATCAGCTTCTGATAATGCTGCGCTTCCTTCATTCATGCCCCAAATTTGAGCTCCACCAGCTGCTAAAATTCCTGCGCCTATTGCTGCGCCTGCTATTCCTCCAGTAACAATAGTAGCAGCAATGGCTCCTGCGATAGCTACGCCTCCTATTATTACAGATGCAATTGTAGAGATTGTTTTTATAGTCTCTTCGTTTTTACTTAAATCTTCTGCCAATTCTCTCATTGCGATATCAGAATCAGCTTGTTTCTCCCTAGCCGCACTTTCAAATTGTGCAGAGCGAGCCAATGCTATTTTTGCATCTGCTTCGGATAATAAATTATTTAAGGCGGCTTGATTTACAACCATTAAACCAGCCTGAGTATTAGATTCTTCTATCTAATGAGTTAATTCTGGGTATTGTTCTAATAATTCAATAACCTATAAATTAGCTTTACGCAACGCAGAATTATATTCATCAGTACCAGCTACACAAGAATCTAAGGCTTGTCTTTGCTTATTATAAGTATCAATTAAAGACTCAGTATTAGTTTTTGTCTATTCCAGCATAGAAATCTAATTCTTCAATTCTTCCGAAATTAATGCGCATTCTGCTTTAATATTCTATAAACGATTTTCCTATTCTTTCCATGCATCAACTCCAGCTTTAATTCCGGCAGTCATGGCTGCAATGCCTGCAACAATCAGTAGTATAGGAGCAGCAGATTTTAAACCGCTTAAAAGTTTCTTGCCGCCATCTTTAAGTAACTATCCAATAGCCTATCCATTAGATACCGGAGTTCCGTCTGTTGCATCTACTGCCTTGTTTGCCGCTGCTTCAAGCAACTTCTTTTTCGTTGCCTCATCTGAATTTAGAATTTCTTCAAGTGTTTCATTATTTAATCTTTCTTTATCCTCTATTACTTCTTCTATTGCCTCTTCCAATACTTTATTGCCAAAAGCCTACTCTAATGCTGACTTAGTTACTTTATCTTGCGCTAATTCTTCTTTTTTAGCCATGATAATACTAGCAGCCTAAGCTTTGGCCTAGTCTGTTTTAAATTTATTCCAAGTGTTAGCAATTGTTTTTGTAACATCTTTAAATTCTATCATTCCTTTTTTGATAGAAGAAATACTATTAAACAATATTGGTAAAGACATGCTTAAATTAGTAGTAATTTGAAGCATTTTTTCCCAACCACTTAAATTATCATCATCCCAAATACTACCAATATTACTTAAAGTAGTCATGCCAGAAGCAAGACCAGAAATGCCTCCTGCAAGATTAGTAATTGCCCCAACAGCCTTAGCCGTGTCAAAACTTTTTAAAAATTTATCGGTTGCTAAGGTAGCATTTTCAGCTGCTGTCTTAAGTTTATCATACTCTGCCTAATATTTTTTTGCAAAATCGGCATTGGCGCCCGCAGCTTTTCTAGCTGATTCAACATATTTTTGATAAGCATTTAATAACTCAGGTAATTTTTTTGCATCCTTTTCAGTTAAATTATTAAAAGTGTGCTGAATCTCTTTTAACTATTTTACATCTTCATCATTAAAAAGACCTAGTTCTGACAGCCATTTAGCATTGTCTGCCATTTCATCAAATGCTTTCTTCTATTTTTGAATATTACTTTCAAAAGAAGCAGATAATTCTTCTTGTAACTCTCGTGCATATTTTTCTGCCTCCAAGGCTTTATCAATTGCTGCCTAAGTTTTATCAGACCAAGAGGTTGATTGTTCTCCATACAACATTGATTTGCCTTCTATGCTTTGAAGCCGTGTTGTCCAAGCTCGTTTACCTCGCGCAGATGCCGCTGCCGAAGAAACTTCCTATGATAAGTTTGAAATGTTTAAAGCATCTTCTAATAAATCTTCTCCAACATCGCTTAAACCACCCGAAGCAAAATCTAAAAGTGCACCTTGCACTTTGTCAGCATCTTTTACTTTAGATATATCTATATTTTTCTCTTTAGTCTAAAGAAGATACATTTTTTCAATCAAACTTTTACGATTTTCTAGTAGAGCATTCTCATTAACCAATTCAGTACGTTTTTTCTATAAAAGGTTAAATTCTTTTTCTTCTGCCTCAGTCATTAAATGTCTAAGACTATTCATTTCCTTATAAGCTTCAATAATAGGCTTCATCTTATCATCTTGCAACTCTTCCATTTGTGCAATTAATTCAGCCTCTGCCGCTGCCTATTTTAAATTATCTTTTAAACCTTTTGCATTTCTAATAACATTGGAAATTCCTCTAGAAATCTATTGATTAAATACCTATAGAGCGATAGCGCCAAAATTCATTAAAACATTGCCGCCACCTCCAAGACCCTATACCATCTAGTCAATCAAAGTAACAACAGTTGTTAAACCATCAATTAAACCATTTAAGCTCTCTGGATCTAATAAGCTATCATACAATCCCTCAGAAGCAGCTGTTAATTTATTCAAATGAGCTTCCATTGAGTTTAAATAACGGTCATTTTGCTCATTTAAAGTACCCATAGCATTTGCGGAAGTGCTTAATGCTTTCTCATACATTGTCCAGTTATCGAACAATGCCATCATACGCGAGTATTGACGAGTACCAGCAATAGTTTGAGCTAATGCAGTTTGTTGATTACGATTTAAAGTATTCCACTTATTACCAATTTCTTCTACAACTTCACCCATATCACGCAAATTACCGTTTGCATCTAAAGCATTAATACCCATTTCTGCCATTTGCGCAGTATATTCACCAAGAGTAGTTTCGGTATCGAGCCCCGCTTCAATATCACTCATACGAGCATAAACAGTCTTTAATGCAGTACCAATAGACTCAGGCGCCTCACGCGTAACAGATACAATAGTAGCTAATTGTGCATTTAATTGGTCAATATCTACACCCATAATATTAGCGGCAGATGCTACCTTAGACATACCAACAGAAAGTTCCTCTAAGTCTGCAGCGGTAGTTGCGGCAACAGCAGAAACCTTATCAATATATGCCTCTGCTTCTTGCGCAGATACTTTATAACCATTCCAAATAGCAGTTAATTGTTCAGATGCTACTTGCGCACTTGTTCCAGTAACATTTGCAACCTTAGTTGTAACTTCTGAACGAGCGCGTACATCTTGGTCTGATAAACCCTATTGGTAATAAATCAGCGCAGCTTGCGTGTAGTCAGTTGTAGTGGCGCCTAACTGCTTGGCCGCATTATTCGCCTCTCTAGCGAAGCGCGCCATTTCATCTGAGCTCTTACCTGTAACTATAACGATATCATTTAAAGATTGATCAAGTTTTTTAGTATAACTATAAGCTTTTTGAACGGAACCAGTAATAGCATTTAAGGCGCTAGATGAAATAGACCATCTAACAGTATTCCCCATTGTCTCGACCATTTTATCAAGCCATTTGCTAGTCTATTTAATATATCTATTAGTTGTTAATAATTCAGTTGTGATATTACGAAACGCATTTTGGCCTTGAACACCAGCTTTTGCAAATTCAGCTTCAATAGTCTTTAAATTTAATCCAGCCGCATTTAATGACTATTGGAATTTATTTAAATCAGTTGAATTTAATTTAACATTAAAACTTGACTCTAATGCTGCCTATACCTTCTGCGCAGTGTCAGTGATACTTTTTAAAGTGTCTTCTGCCTGTTTAGCATTAGATATATTCACCAAATCTTTAGTAGATAGATTCTGCAATGACTGAAGTTGGGCGCGAAGTTCATTTAAGCCAGTTTTATCAACATTAAAACCAATGCCAAAATTGATTCTTCCCTAATTATTAGCCATATTATATTCCTCCTTTTACTCATCAATTGGGTAAAATAAAATACCCTTACTACTAATATATAATAATAAGGGTATGTATTTTATCTTAAATTGACCTTAATTAATCTCTCTTCCGCCATTAGCCGCCCTTGCAAAATCTAACACTCTTTGCAAGTCCTCAGGATTAAATTTCTCAATAATTTCCTGCGCCTCTTTTGCATTTTTAGGTAAATTTTCAATAAAATTATTTAGCACAGATGCAACAGTATTTTTATACTTCATTTTTCTCTCAAGCATGATGTCAAGAGTAGCTAATAACTGTTTATACTCTTGTTCAGGGATTGCATCAACAATTGCCCCAATAATTCCATTACTTTTCAAAATATTATAGAGAGTAACTGGATCATTCTTTTCTTCAACGGTAAATTCTAAATCAGTGTACATATAAGTAATATAAAGATGAAAATACATATTAATCTTTAATTCGTTATAAATACCATTTTCTTCTGAATTTTGTAAAGTGAAATGAATAATATCATTTTTATCTTCAATAGGAAGATATTGTAATACTTTTACTTCAACTTCAGGATTAATGTTAAAAGTATTAAAACCATTATAAGTTCTTAAATTAAGACTATTAAAAATCATAATTAATTAATCTCCTTTTTTCTCTCGATATTTTCTATTTATATTATATAGAAAAATTTTTTATAAGTCAAGTTAATAGCCTCTTGACTTTATTATACTATTTAATAACTATTTTGTAATACCAATAGAAATAGTCTATAAACGAGCTTCAGCTATAACATTTGCACATCTTCTTCTAGCGGCAAGCCATTGCGCCTTTGCGCCATCGTCCTTATCCTCTGCAATTTTAATATTATTTAATTTTATTTTATCTAATGAAGGAAAAAAGATAATATTATTAGTAAATCCATTTTTAGCAACTAAATCTAAAATAACGCTCATATCAAATAATTTAACTCGATCTAAATCTTTATTAATAGCCTTATCTCTGACAGCTAAAATAGTGGCATTTAAACCACTTTCTCTATTCTATAATTCTCCAGTTAAAGCACTATATGTTAAACTTAATGCTAAAGAATCTAAAGCATGCTAATAAATACTATTATCTACATTTTCTTCTCCATGGTCTGCCAATATATTTAAATAATGAGTTCCTAACGTACTTGTCATTTGTTCTAATCCTGCCAAATAAAGCAATAAAGATGTTGCCCCTTGCAAATCAACAGTAGCTAATTGCAATTTTCCATTTCTCATATATTTGGTAGCAGACAAGTCAGTAGACTTCATAGAAATTCCTATTTTACTCTCATTGAATATATATTCAATATCTGCTTTTTGTTGAACACTATAGTCTCTAAATAAATCATAATGAATAAAAGTTTTTTCGCCACCAGTGTCAATTTCATAAGTCTATTTTGTAGACTAAGTCTCCTATTTTATTCTTGTTTCTAATTCTTTTATTCTTTGTTCAAAAATTTTTCCAGAAGTTAGCATATCTACCGTCACTCTAACATTTGACATAGTCGAACCAGTACTCTTTAAAGTTTTATTTGCTAAACCCTCAATAATTTCTTGGGTGCGAGAAAAACCAATTAAAGCTGCTTTATCTGCAATAATCATACCTTCATTTTCCGCCCAGTATGCAGCTAGATCTCTATTAATTGCATCAATTGATGATACTTTGCGTAAAATATTACGAACCTATTCAAGAATTTTATTTGCAGTTTCATGAGAAATAATAGGAGCTGTAATAGCATAGCCTAATTTTTTATTAATAGCATCAAGTTCTGCTCCAGTTACAACAGCCTCATTAATATTTCTAATTATATTGCCTAAATCTGTACAAATACTTTTACGAATAGATAAATCAATAGCTTCTAAATTCTAAACTTTTACAATCGCTTCTTTAATTTTTTTAATTACCGTGGTGCGATAGTGAAATAAATTTTTTACTATTTGTTGAGTTTTCCCATCTGCTGTTGAAATCTTAACCTTAGAAGGAAAATTTGCAACAGTAATACGACCTTTTCGTAAAATATGATTAGAGGGGTTTTTTGGATTATATTTAATACCATAAACAGGATCTATTTCCATGTCTTTAGCGATAATTTCTGCGTCATCGTTTGAGAAATGAGAACTTAAGGCAATAGCTTTAAACCAATTAAAACGCTCTAATTCATTCATATTATCAACAGCCTTTTTCATATATTCCATATTCTCCTATAGCCGCTCATTATAGTCATCCTATAATTCTTTTAAATTAGGAATATACAAAGTCTCTTTAGCCTTCTTGAGAATGTTCTATTTATGCATATCAAAAATTTCTGTTGTTAAATCATTAACTTTCGATCCATCATCCCATTCGACACCTGAATTCTGATATCCTTGCCATGTTAAATGGATATATTCACCTAATTTAGCCATAAATTACTCCTTATTATGCAAGAAGGTGGCGCTTTGCGCCACCTTCCTCCAATACTATGAAATTATTCAAAGTCAATTGCGTTATGACCATCTTCATCACAAGGGAATACAGATTGCATTGTTGCATTGCTTGTAATAGCATCATCAACAATTTGAACTGCACAAAGCACCTTACGCTTTTTGTTAAAGAGCGTATAATCAGGCATTGCGTCCATTGTGAAAGTAAATGTTGAAGGATCGCCAGTAGCAGCCATATTAAACGTAAAGTTAGATTGGATCTTAACTTTAGGAAGAGTTAATTCAGCAGGCATATCTACGCCATCTGACTTACGTCTAAATAAGCAGTCTGCTTCAACATAGTAATAACCTGCGAAGTTTTCTGCATCAATTTGAAGCTCAGAAACATCTGCAGCAGCTTTTGTGACATAGAAGTCAACAAATACAGTTCCATCTTCTACTTCTGCTGTAATTTTACCATCTTCGCCAAGAGTACCAGCAACAGGCGCGCCAGCAAAATCATCATCCACCATAGGAAGTACATAAATAGGAGCTGTTTCACAAATAGTTTCATCTCCAACAAGAGCGTGGCTTAAATCAATTGCTCCATCGATAGCTTGAGCAGTAGATGTAGCATGAACATGCACATTACCAGCAGCTCCAGTATCTCCACCAATTAATCCTGCGCCAGAAAGAATAGCAAAACCAACCGGAGAAAGAACTGCATCTTCAACAGTAAAGGTTAAAGTCTTTTCACCTTCCCAAGCAATTAATCTTGCATTTCCACGTCCACCAGTTGCATATACGGTTGTAGCACTACCTTCAAGAGTAGAAGTTTTTGCTGTATCGATGTAGAGAACAGGTTGGCCCTTTTGGAAAGTAGTTGTACCGATCTTAGTTGTTGCTTTTGCTTTAAAAACAACATTACATATTTCACGAACACCGAATTTCATAGGACTTATCCTCCTTAAAATTTTTTTAATTAATTAGAACTAGCATCATGGATATCTTTCATCCAATCTGCCGGTTCTTCTAAGTCTGTTGCTCCAGCAAGTTTAGCTTTTATATAGGTATCATGACCTACTTTTAACTAATATCGCTAGAACTCGTCAAATAATTGATAAACAGTGTACTACATAAAAGAATTCATATCTTTATTTTCGCCTACTGTTAATATCGAAATATATCTACTAAAAATTGCGACTCGCTTAGAATTTGAAGACTATGCGGCAAGCTATTGTTGTCTTTTCTTAAACTTATCAGCAATTTGTTTCGCTAATTCTGATTGAACATTATATTCAGGCGTTGCAGAAGCTTTCTTTAAACAAAACACCTAAATAATAACATTCTTAAATGCAGCAAAATTTTTTTCATTAATCTAGCCACATAATTTAGTTTGATCATTGCAATCCAAGAGTAAAATAGCTGTTGGTGCAATAACTACAGTATACAAAGGGAAGATTAAATCTAACACCTATTTGGCACAAGATATATTAAATATCATTGATCCACTATTATCATTCATAATTGACATTAATATATTAAAATCATTATAATTGGCTAATCTATTTTTGTCCTCAGAATTTAATATGTCTTTTGAAAATTTCAGTAATTCACATCCTGTGAATAATTTTTCTTCACCAATTAAAGAGATTTCATATATTGTAGGCTAATGAATCGTTACTGTGCCCTCAATAAAAGGAATATTTGCCCCGGAGAGAAGTAATAAATCATTCATTAGACATTTTCTCTTCGTCTTCTCCAGTGCCATGCACTGCCCTGTAAGTTAAAGCGTGCACAGTCCACCCTGGGCCAGCAGATTTACTTGAACAGCCCATAAATTCAAGCTAACCAATTCCAGTTAACCTTGTTTTATTTAATAAACCATCTATATAGCCAATAATTTTAAAAGGGCGTCTTCTATAATTACCCAAATTATCAAAATCGTCATGCGTCATAATAGTAAAATAAATCATACAATCTCGAAACTCTGGATTAGAAGTTGGAGAAAAGTTATCAAAATGAATTCCTAAATAAGCTTTTACTTGTTCGTGCTCAGGGATAATTAATTTAGGCCCCATAATAATATACTACTCATCTACAAGACGCTTTAAAGTGTACTCAGACACATCGTATTTTTTATCCAAACAATCTTTTGCTTGAATAACCAATAATCGTTTTAAAATATCGCTATATGGTTGGCTTGATATAAATAATTTACGCAAAATAATTTCCGTATCTTTTTCGCAAGATAAAAAAGATGAAACTGGGATTTCGTTAGTCACAATATTTCTTTGCATAATCTAACACTCCTTTTATCTCAAAGAGAAAGTATTTCAATATGATAAATCACATCTTCACTATTCTCTATTCTATATATTAAATCTACATTGCCGCTTTTGCCTGTAGTAATTTCTATTTTAACAGAAGAATCATTGCAATCTAGAATCTTTGCGCGCCTATTGCTTAAATACCATTTGCCACCAATGGCATTATGTATTGTATAGGATATCTTATCATACGGATATACTGTATTTGGTCCTTCAATATGCGCCGGGCTAGCCTACCTGCGGAATAAAGCAAAAGTTTGCGCACCTTCATTCTCTTCCTCAGAAGGTAATACCTCTTCAGGTTCTTCTTCTGTCCATTGATTGCTATAATCTTCTTTTAAGTACACTATTAAAATACCATCAATTGATAAATTATCAACTGCTTGTACTTCAAAAGGTTTTCCATGAATTTTACATTTTTTAAATCTGTGAAAGAACTATTCTGTTTCTATTGTTTTAGAAATATAAATTTCTATTGAATAATTCAATTCATTAAAAACAAAATGCTTAGTTTTTTGCCAATCGATTCCCTTTTCATCAGGGCCCTTAAGATAATACCAAAACTGCTGATCGCCAATTGTTATAGCCTCTGGCTCACATTGGCGCATTTGTCCTCTAAAATAGGCAGTTTCTTGCAAATACTGCGAATACACTATCCAATAGGTAGAATTCTCTTTCCATTGAATAATATCTCCACATTTTACACCGATATCTTCTTTTCCATCTGATGTAGTGGTTTCTTCTGGCTTGTCTTTATTTAAACAAACATCTCTAAAGGGAATCGATAAAACTTTATCATCTAATTCCATAGAGATTTTATTTGGATTAATCAAGCATCTAAATTCGCGCCCATCCCTTAGCACAGCCGTAGCAGACTAATAAGCATATAACAAAGCCTTATTCAAGCTTCTTTGTTTATCCTCAATCATTCTATCTATCTATCTTGCGCCGCCGCGATAATTTAAACGCTTTTGAAGGTTCGTCAATCCAGACATTTAGACAACTCTCCTATAATCCCTAAGCATTCAAAGATCACACCTCTATAAGTCATAAAGTCATTTGCGCCAGTTAAAGAGAATAATCCCTCTAATTTACAAATCAATTTATACATTAAAGGCTGTGACTATATAAACAACCTATCGGCGCCAGATAGCTCTTCGAGGATGGTGGTTAAAGGTTTTTGCCAATCGGCGCCTTCTTCTCTGATAGGTAATAATTTATAGATCTAATTTGTAACTCTTTTTAAATTAGTCACAATAGCATCTTTATCAATATCAAAATCATACTTTAATAACATATTTAATCCTCCTTAAAAGAAGATGACATAATGCTACCAAAAGTTGATCTCATAATTCCATTTTTATCAGCTTTTCTACGCTTGTATAAACGCTGTAAATGGAATCCCTTTCTTTCATATTCCTTTTGCAAATCCTTAAGTTTATGCATATGATTTGCCTAAGAAGTAAATTTAAAATCGCTGCCACTATATTTCATACGAGTAACTTCAATACTCGCTAATTGCTATCCAATCCATTCTACAATCATATACATAGCAATAATTTTAACTTCTTCTTGTGTTAAATCATATTCATACTCTTGCATTTCTGCATCATATCCGTAAAGATTGAAACGAGGAAATTCAAACCAATGTAATGAATTTTCAAAAAGATCAAACAACATATTATATGTTTCATCTTTTGTTAGTTCCATATACATATCATCAGTAATTTGTCCTAAGAAAGAATCATAAATAACAGATAGTTGTGTCATTTTTATCCCTCCTCAACCGGCGCGCCACCGCCGCCAAATAAAACTTCTGCTTCGTCCGAACCTTCTGCAAAAAGATCTATAATTGAAATAGTCTCTTCTGCAACCCCATTCTCATCTCTTGTAGTATAAGTAATAGTACCATTCCCTGCATCAATTGATGAAACATTATCAATATTTGTAGCAAATTCTTCTAAATTATTAATTCTTTCCAAAGTTTTTGCTAATAAAGTACTCTCTTGTGTCGAAGAAACAGGAACCACGGGGCGGCGCCCAAGATTAGGTTGAATCGTAATCTAAGCAGGACTCGTTTGCCATATATAACTCATTCCATCAACATTTAATACTGTTAATGCAAATTTTACAATACCAGCAGTTTTAGAAAAATCATAAGGAACATTCCATTTAAGATTTAGCCAATTTTCACCGTTTCTTATAATAGGCTCTTTTTCTTTAATTTCTGAAGATAAGAAATTAATTTCATTACCCTAATCATCTACAAAAGGTTGAAAGCCAACTGGGATATAATCTATATAAATTTGTTTAGAGTCATCTAAAAAAGAAACTCCATCATACTTTTCTTTAATTAAAAACTCAATTTGCTACGATAAACAATCTTCAGCAATAATCACGGTTTTTTCGCCAACTGTTATAGTACGCTCATTAATAACAAAAGGATCGTGTTCATCTTCTAGATCGTTAGCAAAATTGATTGGAGACTCTAGTACCACTTCAGCTTCATCAAAAATTAATGTAGCCTAATAGCTTGCGCTAGGTATAGATGTATCCGTAGTTAAAACATAGCCATAATAATTATTCTTATCAAAAGCAGTATTCTATATAATACCTAAAGAGTATAAGGGGTTAACTATTAAAGCAATATCTTCATTCTTTTGTCGAAAAAGATTTAAAGATAACGGAGTCGCGCCCAAGTCTTTGGCTATGAATATTTTTACAGTGTTAATGTCATATACCATATTAGAATCATAATTGGTAAGACGCACATCTGTAGAGTTGAGCGATGATACAATAATATTCATCGTAAATCACCCCTTAACTTATATATTAAAATTATGATTGAGAAATATTCACTTTAAATCTAGGAGCGGTAGTTCTTCTAGCAGGCGCATCGGCAGAAGTTTCTGTTGTCGTATCAGTGATAGGGGCCGTACGTCTAACCTTTACTTCTTCTTTTTCCTCGGTTTGCGCCAAGCGTCTATTCTCAATTGCTTTAGTTACATCAAAACCAGTTCTGTCTAAAATAGCTTCTCTTTTACGCATATCGTTCAAACAAGTTCTAACCGCTTCATCTTTAATTAATTGAATCACTCCATCTGGCGCAAAATCTAAAGCATCTAATAGCTGATCATAAGTTCCTCTCTCTAAAAGAAAATCAACATCTTTTGCATTATAAAAATATTCTGGCTCAGCGCTTGGGAATAATTCATCTACTGCTTCTTTACTATGAATAATTAAATCATCTTGAATTAATCTTCTAGTACCAGCAACTTGCACAGCTCTACGCAACTCGTCCATAGAGATTTCTTTAGTCTCATATTTTTCAAAGTGACGAGTAATCTTTTCATCAGGGACTCGATAACAAACAATTGCGTTTTGTCTATTTTCGACTCTAACTTTATCTGTATTTTGTAACATATTTATAAATCTCCTTTTATCTCCAAAATTAAAAATACGAGGGAAGGGAAGACCCACCTTCTTCACTTCCCTCATTAAAGTTCAGTTATTTAATTAGACTGTAAGCGACTTGTTGCGATATACGCAAATATCATTATTTACGATAGCCGCTACGCCAACCTTCTTGTAGAAGTGAATAGTCTTAGACCAGTCATCGCCTTCTACTTCCTTAATTAAGGTCTCTCCTTCGAAAGCAACTTTAACAGGCTTGTCTGCTCCGCCAGGAATAATCCAAGCGTAAGAAGGATCAATTACCTTTACAGAGTTGGTTTCATCAGTAAAGGACTGACGAAGAACAATCACCTGGTGGCCCTTGTAGTTAGCAAGACGGCCATTAGTCCAGTATTCATTCTTCATTGCGTCAGACATTCTGCCTTGCTCCCAAGCATTATCAGGAAGCATTTGAGAAGCAAACTCAAAAGTGCAATAAATCACTGCGTTGCCGTTACCATAAGTATCAGCTACTGCAAGTAATCTATCCATTTCAGATTCAACAAAGCTATCTGCGTCAACCTTGTTGCTAGCTTGAATTGTCTCAACAGTAGCAATTAAAGCGCTAGCGATCTCAGCATAGATTCTTTCATCCATTGCGTCCATGATAATGTCTACCAAAGTAGCCATATCAACGCGACCATCTAACAATTCTTCAATAGCAACCTAACAAGCAGCGCCGATAGCAGAAGTTGTTACTTCATAGCTACGACCATCAAGCTTGAACACTTCGTAACGACCAGCAAGTCCTACCTTAGTAACGAACTGCTTAGCACGTCTCTTAGAAGCTTCAGTAATTCTTTGAACGAAAATAGGCTTTTCACCTTGACGATAAATATTAACGTCAGCGAAAGCGCCATATTGCGCCATTACCTTAGCAGGAAGCTTATCAGAAATAACTTCCTCTAACAGAGCAAATACAGTGTTTTTATTCTCTCTCCACAGAGCATAAGTGCCCATGAGTTCATTTAACTCTTTGCATACTGCGCGATTTAAATCCGCACAGCTATAGTTCTAACCCTCGAATGAGTAAGCAACGGGAGCAGAAGGATTAGCATTTGCAGCCTGCAATGCTAATGTGCGTAAACTTTCTCTACTTAATGCCATTACTATTTCCCTCCCTTATTATTTAATACGCATTACCTTGACGCCTTGTTGGCCATCAGGCATTGTGTAAACTTTTACAACTTGGAATACGATATCGCTAGTTCCTGCAGTAGAAAGGAAACCTTGAGCATTAATCTTAAGCTCAGTGCCAACCTCAATCTCTTCAGTGCCAACGAGTTCAGCCTTACCAGAAGTATTTCCCTTCTCAAGGCAGTTAGTTGTGTAAATATCGCCAGGCATAGTCTTTAATACGCGAGGAGTCATTACACCCTTATCAAAATTAGATGCTTGAAGAGCAAAATCCTTATAAGACTCTCTCCAGAAATCATCATATAACTTAACTTCATTCATAACGAGCATCCACTCGCCGGCGCCAGTGAAGTTTACTTCGCCATTAGCATAGTCATACTTTACGAACTGACCATTCTCAAGAACCTTAATTTCCTCATTGCAAGGAAGCTGTCCGTAAACTTGACCATTTCTTTGAGCGGAAAGATGGTTAGGCTCAACTTGACCAAAACCAATACGCTTAATAGTAGCCATGTTATATGTCCTCCTTAAAATTAATTATTTTTTGCATTGTCAACCGCGATTAACCAATCGGGCTTGGAAGCACCAAGGTTGGACATATTAAATGTCACAGCTGGTTGCTCTATCTTATTATTATTTTTAGAGTTATCCTCTAATTCAAAATTGACCTTTTTTCTGAAACAAATTACAGAAAGTTTTTCTTCAATTTCTTCTACAGTGTAGTTTGCCTTATTAGATAAAACATCTGCCTTATCTTCATCGGTAAGCATGTAGAATCTGCCAATCATTTCATCTTTCTTTGCATCGTCACTTTGTCTTTTAAATTCAACAAGTTCTGCATGAGCAGATTGAAGAGTGTCATAATTTGTTTGAAGAGTTTGAAGCTGAGTCTCAAGGTTGGAATAGGCAACTCTTACCTCTTCAAGCTCAGATTGAAGACGTGCAAATTCTTCCGCGCTATGCGTTTGATCCTGCTCGTTTTCTGGCTCAACAGTAGGTTGAGGATCTTCAACTTCAGGCTCGGTTGCAGACCCTTCAGCGACCGGCGCCTCTTCAACAACAGGCTCAGCAGGGGTATTATCCACTACTGGAGTCTCTTCTGATGCAGCAAAAGAAGATTCTGTCGATGCCGCGGGCGCAGACTCAAAATTAGGTTCGACAACAGGCTCAAATACTGGCTCTGCACCAAACTCAATTACTGGCTCCTCAACAACAACATTCTCAACATCATTGTTCATTTGCTGACCTCCTTGTAATGCAGTTTGAAGTTCCTGCATCATGGTAAATAATGTTTGTCTGAAAGTATCATCTACTTTCGTGAAAGACGCACTAACATTTGGCGCAGTAACACTAGAACCTTCAAAACAAGGTTCAATGTCATCTCCCAAAATGCAAAGTTTTGAAAAAATTGCGTCATTTATAATAAAGAAATCCATGCCACGAGTATTAGTTTCCCAGTGTCCTTGTAAAGACTCTTCATCTAATTCCATTGAGTGCGGCTTGCCATCACCCTCAACAGCAGACTTACATTCTTCAAATTGACCAGTCCACAAATATCCAGTAGTCATAAGATATTCTCTTACAATAGTTTCTCCAAAATCATTAGTATCTTCAAATTCCTTGAACCATACTTTTGCATCTGGAGCAACAAAACCATAAGGAACGGTTTTGCAGTTAAATTTAATACCTTCATCATCAATGATCACTTCGCGCCCGTGGTCTCTAAAATCTTCTTTCTCTTCTTTATAGTAGCCCACGATAGGCGCGCCTCGTAAGGTTTTAGCCATATCTGTTGCGACTTCTTTGGTGATAAAGGATCTGTTACGATTTTCCCCTACATATAACACCTTAATTTCGCATGCGCTCATTAAAGGATTAATATCAAGAGGTTGTAGGTTGATAAACTCAGGAGAGTTTATCGTAGCAACTGATTTATGCATTTGTACTTCTCCTCTCCTTAATTCATAGCTTCACGATTACGAATTGTTTTTTCGCTTTTTTGATCATCTGGTTTCTCTTGTCTTCCAACCTTTTTTTTGTCAATTACCTCTTCTTGCTTTTTTTGAGCTCCTGCAGGATTGACATTATTTGAAGTTTGCTATTTTGCTTTAGCTTCTTCTCGTTGTTGTTTTGATTGGAAAAGATCAGATACATCTAAAATATCGTTCTCAAATCTTGCTGTTGCTAAAACAGAAGCTTGAGATTGCCCAAGAGCAACGCTTGCAAGTAACTTTGAGCCTGCAGTCGCGCCCTACTCTCTATATAATTTTGACATATCTTTGTAATTATAAATTGTTGTAGGAAGTATTTCTACTTTATAATACAACTTTTTTGGATTTTTATTGAAAGGTTTGATAAGATAATTTAAAAATGACTAAAATTGAAGTACAAGGTTATATACATTCGCTTCGTCATCAAGAATACTCTTTTCAAGAGCAATATTACCATCTGTGTTAAATAAGTTCTATGCAGTACCAGATTCATTATAAACGGTTCTTTCAACCTTTTCTAACTCATCGATGCTAGCTACAGAATTTTTATCGGCCATATCTGCAACTTCTACTTCTGCAAAAGTAGTTAATACATCAATGCCGATTGCTTTTCCAAGCATTCTAACTGCATTATTGTGAAGTTCTTGCGCTTCATCTACATCAAATATTAAATCGCCATTCTTATCCAATGGCATTTTTTGAATAATAATTTTCAATAGCTTTTGCGCCATCTTTTTTCTATCCAACTCTTGTGCCGCATCTAAATCAATAATATGAGGAATAACTGACACAAAAGGTGGAGTATCTTCACCATTTATATTAAACTTAATTGTACACTCTGGGTCTAGTAAATACCATCCCGCAGTATCCCCAGGGAATTCAGGCAATAACTCGCCTCTTGTAAAAGCAAGATAGCCTTTTTGAAAATCTCTTGGAAACATTTTTAAAACACGAATACGCTGATCTTCATTTTTATATAAGTCATTAAAAAACTTCATATTAAATTCGACCGCTGGGCGCCCTTTTACACTATATCTAGAGCGGCAGTATTTCGGCGGCAGCTCTTGGACTTGCGCGGTATCTGTATCACGGATAATATACCCATAATAGCAGCCTTGGCGCATTACCTTGAGTGCCGTTTCGCCAAAGTATTCCTTGGCGCCGAAAGTATCTATATACTGCGAGCTCTTATTAAAACCATCTATGATTTTGTCAGGAGTGACTTTATCAGATGGGGTAAAAGGAGTAATAAACCAATCGTATCTATAAAAATTAGCTAGGTGTTTGCACAATCTTGAATAGATTCCGCTAACCTTAAAATAAAATTCAGAAGCTTCTCTCATAAAATCTACATCTCCAGTGGAGATTGCCCGTTGAATATTTTCTTTGGTCATTCTAGGGTTAAGCTTCTTATAGGAACCTAAATTAATAATTGCATCATCAAGATGCTTAATTCCTACTTTTATTTTTGAATAATCCATTTCTGGAATAATGTTTCCTTCAGTTGGAATACGTTTCGGGGTGCTTATATCAAAGCCTTTGCTATGAATCTCTTCTATTCTACTATTACTCAAGCTAAGCACCTCTTCTTTCTTTAAATATTATATTCAAAAATTTTGATCTTGTCAATATCCCGCAGCTGTAAAAATATAGTCGTAGTTAATTCTTCCTTCGTCATAATAAGGAATAATAACCAAGGGAATATTATGCTTCTTACAATATTCTCTTTTTAACATATCATAGTACTGCTATTGTCGCAACCCTGCGACGCCACCAAATTTAGATTTAGGTTGATAATGTTGTATTCCATTAAACTCAACTAAAAAGTCAACTTCTCCATTATCATCTAAAATTGCGAAATCAAAACGCAATGGCGTTTTTGTATGTCCCACAAGATCTGGAAATGAATATTCTTCAGTAAAAGAGACGCCAGCTTCAGTTAAAATATCACAAATTTTAATTTCGCCTCGGCTTGCTTTTATATCTCTCACTCCTTTACTATTGTTATATAAAAATTGAATAATATCATTTATTTAAAAATGTCCTAAATTTTTGGTTAAGAGAAAAACATCATCTCAGATATATTTCTCTTTTTACGTTTTCTACTACGATCTTCTTCTTGTTTAATATAATATAGTCCATACTCAAAAGCAGAAAATTTATCTTTAGGAATGCTACGAGAGGATTGTTTTAAAATAATATTTACTCCTTCGTTATCTTCTACCAAATTTAATAGCTATTCTCGTAAAATGGTAGTTAAAGTAAAAGGTTTCAAATATTCTGCTCGTTTAGATGCATCCATTTCTTGACCCATTTTAGTGGTCATTAATTTTGTTTTAGCCTATGTTTCATCAATTAATAATTTAATTTTTCCACCAACTAATTGCGTTTGAACATAAGTATGAGCTTCTGTATTGATTGGCGCGTTAGCCTTAATTAAATACATAGCATTTTCTTCTACTCCAGGCCCTTTTATCTTTTTATATTGCTCATTAAATTCATCAGAAGTTCCGCCTTCTATGCCAAAAGGAGATAGATATTCTCCAGTTTCTGGATCTTCTTGTCCTTTCGTCATAAAGTCGATTAAACCTACTCCTAAACCATTTGCGTCAATGGCAATAACCCGCGCTTTGTATTTATAGAACAAGCGCTTAATTTTAATGGCTTGTGCTTCAAAATCTTCAGCTTCATAAGTATAAATATTGACTAAAGATTTTAGAGCGGCGCCCTGCGCCTAAGGGGTGACTTTAAAGACACAAACTTCAGTAGTACATTTTAATCTACCTACGTCGACGCCAAGTACGTAATATCCATTTTTAGACGTGCGTCCAGAATACTCATATTCAGGCTATAGCAACTAACGATGTTTGTCAAATTTCTCCGCAGAGAAAAATGCATTTTCTGCATCTCCAGACCATTCTGATTCATATTCTCGACTAAAAGACGCGTCATTGTAAGTACCATCAAGCTTAAGCTCTTCTATAAAACTTTTTTTAAGCAACTTTTCCATAACAGGAATACGCCAGGTTCCACCCATAACAATAGCTTCATCAGGGTAGATAATTTGACGAATAAGAAGCTCTATAAGCTTTTCATAAGCAAAACTATTCTTCCACCCCGCAGTAGTAACATAAATCTACGATTTATTAACAGTTTCTTCTTCTACTCGGGAGCCGTCTGATAATCTTCGGTCTACATTCATTGTAGGAATTATCACTTCATTCAGCAGCGTTTGATCAATTAATATACATTCTTCCATCAATCCACCGGTTGCACGCTTACCACGAGAAGACTGGCGCGCCGCCATAATGTCTAATTTTGAACCATTTTTAAAGATCAATTCAATATTATCTTTACTAGTTTTAGTTTTTCCTCTTGTCATATCGAGCTCATTGCGTAAGCCAGGTATAAGCTTACAAAGCTCGTCTGATTTTTCTTTAGCAATACCCGCCGCCTGTTCTTTTCCGCCTGTGGTTACGAATAAATGACTGCCTGGGTAAAGAATACATCTTAGCATTAATACTAGGACAGATAAAAAGCTCTTTGAATAGGCACGAGGAAATGTTGCATAGGCATATCTATGGCGCATTACTGCACGTAAAAACAAGCGCTAATAAAAGAAAAGCGAAAAATTTTCAGGATTAGGTCCACATAGAAACTCTACGAACATATCAGGGTACTCGCGCCAATAGGCAACATACTGGCGCACGATAGGAATCTGCGCCTTCACGCGTTCTTCGGATAATCCAATTTTCTACTAATTTCGATCAAGAGAAAGGTCTAGTAAATCTTGTAGTGCCATAAGCCTCACCCCTTGTCATAGATATTACTATCATATAATTTCTAATTCATAATATTATCATAATAATCCACGATATCTTCATCTTCTAATTCAGTAGGTGCGTAAGGATCATAATCATCGCCCTCTTCTTCCTAGCGAGCTTCCGCCTCTTTATTCATTTCATTTTGAATCATAATCTTCTTCAACGAATCTTCGATCTATTGTCCAAATCCTAAATCCTGAGTTACAAGTTTGCGCACATATTCGTTCATATCACGCAAAGTCATATCTACTTTATCTTGAGGAATATCAGTTGCAAAGCGAGGAATAAAGCCCTCTTTTTCGCATATTGCAATAAGCTGACCAATAGAGTCTACGTAATCACCTTTTTCATCTTTGTTCTATTGTGCGGTGAACTTAGCAGACTTACGCAATGATTCTGAAACTTTAGATAACTTTTGGAATCCTTCAATATCACCGCAGTCAATCGCCTGATTAGCTTTAAGATTTGTCTTACATAATAAAATCAGAGTATTTTCAGAGTCTGCATCTTGAATATCAAAGGACTATTTCATTTTTGTATAATCTTTTTCAAGCTCAACCCATTCATTTGGTTTGTATAATTTACCCCATTTCATAGCAAGATAAATTTTATCTTCTTGTGTAAGCGAATTTGCGGGATCTGGTAGCTCTGACTCGTCGATAAAGAAATTCTCGTCATAAGCGTTATTTTCTCCAAGATAAGGACCTTGCGCCGCAAGCATATTCATCATTTGGTCATTGCGCGCCTTTGGCGATGTTAAAGTTTTATATTGTGCTTCAGAAATCTAGCCTGCTTCGTATTGTTCTTGATACAGCGCGTCAAGCTCAGCCTTTTCCTCATCCAGCTGGGCGCTTTGCGCAAAAAATCTTTCCTAAATAAGATCATTATCCTTCCAATAGAAATCTTTCCATTGCTTTAATTTAGTTTTTGATATATAGGAGCCGAAAACAGCTGAGTGAGAGATCGGCGCATCGGGCTTGCGCGCCATCTTTTTTTCAATAACTGTATTCCATTCTTGAGGAATATAAGGTACATCTAATTTTTCTAATAGCCAGGTAAAGGTAGAAGGATCAAATACATCCACGTGCATAGTTAAACATTTTTTGCACAGTTCTACATAACTGCCATCTCGATATTTATAGAAGTTAACTTCTTCTAATTCTTTATTACATTTATCACAATGATATTTTGCCATAGGTTTTAATTCTCCTTTCGTAGTAAACTAAAAATTTAATTAATCATATTTTATAAAAATGAGATTAAATTTTTTTATTTCTACAGGCTTTACATATACTATACCAACCATCTTTTGAAGTCTTATTACGGGAAAAGAAGCGCGCATTTGCCAGTTTATATTGATGACAGCAGGAACATTTTTTCCATTGTCCCTTTTCTTCATTTTGGTAATGCCATATTAAATAATCGTTTTGCGCCTATTCCGCAATGATTTTTGGAATTTTATTTCGCCATAAGGATGAGATATATTGCGCCGAGTGCTAGGTATTGTAGTGTTCGGCGAGCGCCTATTGAATTTCACTGTTGGGCGCCCCGTCTATCTTCATACGGACTAGCTCTTGATACATAGGGTAAGGCGCCAGCGCCTATTTTATTAATTCATCGAACGCCTCCATTAAATAAAAGAAATCGTCCCAATAGCGCCCTTTGGTTTCAATCTTTAACGCATTATAGTTGCACAAAAGCGCAGAGATATGCTTGGGATTAAAGAATGAAACTAAACCGGTGCTTTGTGGGTCTCCATTCTCATCAATGTATCTCCGCTCAGATAAATCTATTTTATTAATGGCGCGCGCTGAAGGGGTAAGCGCCATCGGTGGCTTATAGGCGTTTTTAAGCACGTATTGATCGCGGCGCATTTCAATTAATTGTTTTTTCAATAGGTATTTGCGCCTGCCCGTTGCCGCTTTTCCCTCTGCCTCAATTTCTTTCATGGCCGCGCGCAACTCTTTTAGACCTGGTACTTCTTCAATATCTTGATCTGTTATGCTAACTTTAGGCTAAAAAAGAATATTTTTGTCATTGGTGATGAGATTGTAGATACCATCTTCACCATTTTCAAATTTTTCAACCATGCCTTCATATGAGGTTTCGCGCTTATTAATAGTTACAAGGCGGTTGTCTGTTAGATATAATTTTTCTTTGCGCTCTTCTTTGGTAATGGCGCCCATGATGTAATCACCGAGAATTTCAAGATATCGATTTGATAGTTGGGCGCCCGGCGTTGACTCAATGATGCGCTATACCAAGGCCGCGCGCTCGTCGCATGTCTTAAGAGTATAGTCTAATTTAATTGGAGAAGGAGGCTCAATCTATGCTTCTTGCATTTTGTCTTCTATTAATTCTGCTTCTTCTAACATTTATTTAGCAAGACTCCTTTCATCTATCTTTATAAGGATTTTACCAAAAAATTTTAAAGTTGTCAAGAACGGTCGAGGTTAGGGATCGCATATGCGTGTGATAATTTTTCGTTGGATTATTGGTTTGGAGAGAGAGCTATAAAAATCCTGTTCGTCTTTTGAAATGAAATGAATTTTCTAGGAGTGAATTGCCGTAGGAAAGGCTTTGGAAGAAAATAGAAATTTCAAAATCCCAAAAATACCTCTTATAATTGTGTGTAGTTTGCACAAAAAAAATTCTCAAACCCCCAAAAAATTTGTGCAAAATGACAATGAAAAAAGTGTTGACAAATGCTTGGCTTTGTGGTAAAATAGTCTTGCGGTGGTAAACACGGCAAAAAATCAAATTGAAAGGAAGTGAAAAAAATGCCACTTGAATTGCTTTTAGTACTCTTATCTATTGGCGCATTTATTGGTGTTTGTCTGTTCGGTTTAGTCGTTCATCTGTTGGGTTGTCTGTTCAATTAATCAAAAAAATTTTTTACATATGAAAGGAATCAAAATCATGTCAATGTCTGTTTCTCAACTTATTCAAGAATTGCAAAAATGCGACCCCCACAAAACCATTTTAGTAAATGGTGAAACAATTCAAGAGGTAAACGAATTGTTTTTCGTTAGCTCTCATGTGGAGCTTGTTACCGCTCCCGTGGTGGAAGAATCGGAAGATGATTTTTTCACCGCATTGGCGGAAGAAGTCGAACAGGGCGCGGGCGAGATGCTTGACGCCATGAAAATAAACGGGGTAGGTTAAACCTACCCCACATAGAAAGGAAGGTATTTATATGTTTACAAGATATGAAGAAAAAGCAGGTTATCGAATTACCACTCCATGTGATAGTTATACTGTATCGGGCGGCGGCATGCATACCGCATTGGCACATATTATCGAACAGGATTGCGAAATTCTTTCGATTGAAAAATTTTGCGATGATTATCACGCCTATACTTTGGCATTAGCGAAAGGAGAATTAAATAAATGAAAATTAAAGCAATCGAAAAAGGGCAGGCGGATTATATCCGCCCCTGCCCCTACTGTAAAACTCAATTGCATAGAATCAACCGGGAGTTTGCCGGTTGGGATGAGGGTTATTTTATGCAATGCCCCACTTGTGAAGCGGCAGGCAAAACCGGCTATACCGTAGACCTCGCCATTGAAGCATGGAACAATGAAAGTATAGAGGTAATGTGATGCAGATTCAAGTCACCATTATATCGGAAAGCGGTTATAGACCGCTTTCCGAATTGATAGAAGTTGCGTCATGGGTAGACTATATGGCGAATAAAGTCGCATATCAACAAAAGGCTGTCACGAAGATGTTAGCAAAACGTCATATGACAGTGCGCGACATGCGTAAATATGGATATACTCAAATCAAGGCGCGCGTCTATGATAAGGCGCGCATTGAGGCAGAGAATAAAGCTCGATATGAGCAAATTAAGAAAGAAAGAGGTTGGGCATAATGGAAAGAATGTATTTGATAGGGTTGACTATTCTGCTTTTAATGTATAGCAGTGGCATGTTTAATGTTACCCCACTTATGATTGCATTGGTTGCGGTATTTGTAACTATTTGCAATGAGATTTCAATCCTCATAGGGATTTGGAAGAAGAAAGACCGCGATTAATAGGAGGGAGTTATATCATGACTATAAAAGAGTTGAAAGAATTGCTTAACCAATATGACGAGAATATGCCCATCCGGGTATTTGACAGCAATAGCGGTAATATTGATATTACCGAAGTGTATCAGGCTGAAGGGACAAGAGCCGGAACCTATGTGTGTATAGTATAAGGCATCCCATATCAGCGAAGAAGGCGCGCCCGGTCATAGGGTTGCGCCTTCTTGAAGTGCCGGCCGGCGCGTCATCCCCCGCGACGCGCCGCTTTTAAGATTTGTTAACAAATTGTAAATTTTTTGTTTCAGTTGTTTGAACCAAATGTGAACACTTCCCGTCCCGCAAAGTTCATAAAATATTCATATATAAGTTACAATTTATTCATTGACTTTTGCGCCTTTATGTGATATAATATAGACACAGAAGGGCGGAGGACGCTCCCCCTCTGAATACATACTTGGAGGTCTATTATGACTAACTGCAAACACTGGGCTTATAATCTTGAGACAGGCGAAGTCCTTGGCTCTATGACGGGCAATGCGCTCCGCCGTCACGTTACACGCAATACGCGTTGGAATGTTCGTTATGGCTACGGCGCAGGCAAGTGGCGCTTTTATCACGGCACATATGAAGGGCTCCGTTTTAGAGCCCTCGGCGCATAAGGAGGTGGGCATATGAGCAACTATTTCATGACTCCTCGGCAGTGGCTGGATAAAGCCTGCACTGACCTTGGGCTTGAGGATAAGCACACCATTGCAATAGCCGGAATTGTAGAAATGCATGAAGCCGGCGGCGCCAAATGTTGGGATGCGGCAATGGTCTGTCGTGCGATCTATATGCAAGCAATCGGCGCATACCATATGGTAGAGGACTAATAGTCCTCTACCCCATCGAACAGGAGGATATATCATGAAACATTCTATTAGAGAGCTTTACAAAGTCCTTGGCGTAAAACGTCCCTTTCTTGCAACGCCTGCTTTTATTGAAGAATATCAAATTGCAACTACCAGAGAGAGCGTTTCAACCGCACGCTTGAATGGTAGCCCATATGCCATTAGAGCCACACATCAACAAGCGCATAAAGGCTTCGCTCTTGTGCACTGTGTCGACTCCGTTGATATGATTTGGATGTACGGCGAAAAGACATGGTTTGATACCAAAGAAGAGCGCGATGCTTATCGCGCATTGAAACAAAGAGAGGGCTGAAAAGCCCTCTTTCCCTTCGCCGTCGCGCCAGCGGTCGTGGCGCGACGATTTTGCCTTCTTGTGCAAGATGCACAAATTTGGCGCCAAAAGTTTGTGCAATATTACCTATTGACTTTTGCCCGAAAGTGTGATATAATATAGGTGTCAAGGGGAAAGCCGTTGGGAGCGCTACCAACCGAGTTTAGCCACAACTTGAAGAAACGAGTACCCTTGCAAGCGGTGTAAAGAGCCCGCTCTCCGCAGAGCGCAGTCAGAGGTCAGCAAAGACCGTGTTAGACGCCCATCGCTATATAAACCAAGTAGGGCAAAGATGCCGAGGATGGCACAGTCCGCTCATAGGAGCCGACCGCCTCGGATGGACGGAGCAGAGCCAATTCAATCTACATAAAGGAGAACTACCATGGATTACACCAAACTTTCGCTCATCAACTGCCACAACCTCGCCTGCTCGGAGTTCGGGCTTGAAGACCCCCATACCATTGCAATCGCGCGGTTGGTTGACCTTGTCGCAGATGACCACCTCACCAAAGACGAGGCTACCCCTATGGCGCAAATCATCTACCACCACGGCACCGAAAGCCTCTACTACAATGAGGATTGGGACGAGGAAGATGAGGACTATGAGCCTGACGTCGATGAAACTGGCTTTGACCCTTACATGGGTTGCTACACAGGGGACTGCTAACAAGCAGTCCTCTTTCCATCGCCGCGCCGCTGACACCCGGGGCGGCGCGCTTTTTGCATTTTGTGAACAGTTTGTAAACTTTTATACGCAAAATTATGAACCATTCATTTCTATTTTGTTACCCGTAAAAGCAGTAGTTTAAGACCTGCTGTTAAATTATGAACATTTTGTAAACTTGTTCGATATTTCAAAAAAACTTTGCAAAAATACTTGACAAATACATTTATTTATGATATAATAAGAGTGTCAAAAGGACAAATACATAAAAGAGAGGTAAACACAAATGACAAACGAACAGATTTGGGAACAGACAAAAGTTGGCGAATGGCTTGACGCCAAATTCTATGACAGGGAAAGCGGTGAAATTTTCCTTGTAGAATGGAAAAAGGAAGAAGGCGAAGAAATGGAAGATTTCATCACTCGTTGCCAAGCAACCGCTGATGAAAACTTTGAATACGCTTGTTTCGTTGCTCTTATTACCGATGCCGAAGGCGATTGCCTCGGCTATGACACTTACTGATAGGGGGTAGAAAAATGCAATATATTTTATGGAAAGATTTTTTCTATGGATGGTGCATTACTGACAAAACTAACTATGAATGTCGTGTCAGAAATGAATTCAAAATAATTAAACTAAAAGATTGCGAGAGTGTAGACGATGCCCTTTGGTATGCAATCTCCCTCGGGCTCCCGCAAGAGAATATCCTCATCATTGATTAAGGTGCCAACAGGCACCTTTTTTCTTTGCCCGGCTCGCGATCCTCCGCCGCGAGCCGTTTTGTGCAATCTGTACAAATCACCATCTTTTTTTCTCCAAAACTTTGTTACATTTGACTATTGACATTTTCCCGCTTTTATGATATAATATAGATACAATAAAGGAAAGGAAAATACATATTATGATCAACATTCGCTCCATTCGCAATCTGAAAGATAATGACGGAATGACCCTTAAAGGCGGTAAGCGCATCATTTACAAGTCTGGGTATCAAGTCGCAACAGAGGGCATTGAAACCACCGACCCCCGCGAAGCCATTAACGCGGTCAAGGCATATGGCGGTAACTGCGGTATTTGGTTCAGCGCTGGCATCTACTATATCGACTTATCGCATAGAGTAGCAACAAAGCATGAAGCCCTTGAAGTTGGGCGCGCTTGTAATCAAATCTCTGTTCTCCGCTGGCGCGATATGGGGCTTGTGTATTGTGCATAAGTCCCACCCAAAAACTTTGTGCAAATTGACTATTGACAAACGGCAATCAATATGATATAATATATATGTAAACAAAAGAAAGGAAAGGTATAAACTTATGATTAGATTTGACATTCTCGACTATGGAGTGTATTGCGAATGCAAGCACATTGCGGATTTTGATGACCTTAACCATGCAAAGTATTTTGCTAATGGCATGGCAATCAACAAAGAAACCAATGTTATTATCGTCAACAATTTTACGGGCGAAATTTGCGGGGAGTTCGTAGTAAAACAAAGCATTGAGGTTATAGAGGTAGAGCCGTAAGGCTCTACCCAAGGGGGTACATATGGAAATCAAAAGAGGACAAATTTATTACGCAGACCTTTCACCAGTAGTCGGCAGTGAGCAAGGCGGTTTGCGCCCAGTGTTGATTGTATCTAATGATATAGGCAACAGACGCGCGCCTATCGTCATTGCGGCGGCCATCACCAGTCGCACGCATAAATTCCGTCTGCCAACACAGGTATTACTCGATACCTCTTGCGGTTTATGCAAGGAGAGCATGGTCGAATGTGAGCAAATGCGAACCCTTGACAAGCGCAGACTAAAAACCTTTGTCGGCATCGCAAATAGTAAACAAATGTGGGAAGTTGATAAAGCAATAGCAATCAGTTTGGGGGTATAACGAAATGAAAAATAAAATTTTTGAAACTGTAAATGAACTTTTAGAAAAATTCATCGGTGGTCAAATCTTCTTTTCGGAACTTGATAAAGCGGTCAAGTTTGATTATGAAATTCTGCAAGACCTCATTGCAAAATCGCATATACTTGCATATAATGCGCTAACCATTGCAAGCGGTGAGATTGGGTTGTCTATGCATAACCTTGGTATTGAAATTGACCTGCTCGTTCCGGGTGGTTTTCGCCATGACCCATCTAAAATCAATCTTGAACCATTCCAAAATCGCATCAAGGGCGCGAATTTCTTTTCATTGATGATAGCTATTTCAGCGGTAAAACCGTGGCAGTTGTCAAAGAAGAGATTGAGCGGCTGGGTGGCATCTTCCTTGGCACTCTTGTAGTGTATGATGGTTCCAAAGTCAAAGATGAAAAAGTGTGGTCGATGTATCGCTACTACGATTATCACGATATTCTCGGCAGACCTATCAAGGGTGAGTGAAAACTCGCCCTTCAATTTTTCAGCGGCTCGACGTGGGGCGCGTCGAGCCGATTTATGCGCAAGCCCTACCTCTCATTCATTTTTTGTTTACATTTAGTTTACAGTTTATTCATTGACTTTTCCCGATAAATATGATATAATATAGATACCAAAGAAAAGAGAGGAATATACAATGGCTAAAACAGTAAAGCGCACAATGTACTACCCAACATTCAATACCAAAACCAATGAGTTTGACTATAAAGAAATCACTCATGAGCGCCCCATGACAGAAAAAGAATTAAACATGAGTATCAAATATTATTTGAGTTGCTGGCTTTTCGTAGCAATGATAGTAATTTATGGGGTTGGACTTATACTTTCCCTCTCAATATCGGTCACTTGGTTGGATTTAATATGGATTCCTATCACTGTTGGATGGGCATATCTTATGTCCAAAGAGGTACAATATTGCTTCCGCCTTGAAGATAAAGTCGATAATTTCAATGACCATGGATTTGATATTGAGATTCTCAAATGGGAGCAGGTAACCCAAGAGCAGAACATTATCGCACAAGAATGGCGCGCCGAACATGAGTTTGAGGAACTTATACGTAAAGCAAAACTATCAGCAAACTGCAATGACATTGCGCAAGCCGCAAAGTACTATGCAGAGCATTATATTAACAAAATAGCCAAGCGCCATCGTCAAGTTGCACAAATAAATAATCAAAAGTTTGTGCAACTTGACTATTGACAAAGTACATATCTTATGATATAATATATATGTAATCAAAAGAAAAGAGAGGATTTTTATTATGAAAAAGAAAAACTATGTTTACCGCCTTATCTGTACGGGAGTTGACTATGCAGACCTCAAAACCGCAGTGCAAGATGCGTATGCAAATATCCGCTTCAATACCTGCGAAAAAGACCGACTTTCTTCTCCCTATGTGTTGAAAGTCAGGGGTGGCTATCAGGTATCGGTATTCCGCAACGATGGTTCGGTTCTCCGTCGCAAGATCGATGTGTTTGAACCTCTTGCCAAATCTGACCTTACGAATAAGGTCAAGGTTCACAATGTCCGTGCCAACAAAGCGGGCGAGTTCCCCGACATTCCCAACTATTTCCTCGATGATGATGAGGATGAACTCGATGATGAGTGCGACTTCAATTGCGATGAATGCGACAATGAAGAATGTGAGGATCGCATGATTGACGAGGACGAGGGAGAGTAATCTCCCTCTACATAAAAAGAGCGCACTGGAAAAATTTGGAAATGCGCAGAAAGGAAAGAAAATGAAACATTCTTGGATTATTCTTGTTATAATCCTTGTGATAGGAGTTATATCTTGGTATGGCGCCTATTTACTTGGAGAGCATTTGACAGAAAAGCGCTTCAATAATGGATACTGTCAAGTATGCGAAGAAAAAGTAATTCCAAATGGTGGTCGTTATGGAACGCAATACTATTGCCCCAACTGTTGCCGATGGAATGAATAATCGGGGCGCAGCATAATCTGCGCCTTTTGACTTTTTAAAAAATTTATTATATAATATATATGTAAGAAAAATAAATAAGAGATACAAGGAGGTCACGCGGTATGAAGTACCACTTCAGCCACGCTCTTGTAATCACTCATTTTGAATCTTCACTCACTCCCCTTGATTGGGAAACCCTCTCGGCGCAAGACTATCCCCTTCACGCGCTTTACTGTGAAGAGTTGGGCGCCCTTCTCTTTCTTTCTGACAATCAAAAAAATGATTGTTCGGATATGATTTCATTCTTAAAGGAAACACTTAAAATTTTAAGCATTCCTGCTGAATGGGAAAATAAAATTATAATTATGAGTGAGAACGAAAATGAGTACGATGCGCAAGACGTGTTGAAACACTTCAGCCATTAAGCTGACGGACGAAAGCGTTCGCGCCTAGTCCGATTTTCCGCGACTTAGACCTCTCAGCAAATTTCCAGAGCTTTTCGTAAGTTCTGGGGTTTTTCTTTTTTACCCAAAACTCCGGCGGAACGAGGCCGGCCGCCGCGTTCCGATTTGTGCATTCTGTACACTTCTCGCCATTTTTCCGCTGAAAGTTTGTGCAAAATTACCACTTGACATTTTCCCGATTGTATGGTATAATAATAATGTTAAGAGGAACCAAGTGTGAACGGCACAGACGAAAGTTTGGAACAGAAACTACACGCGCGAGTTGAGAACAGAAACAACGAGTAGGGGACGACGGAAGCCACTTGTCGAAAAATAGTTGCAAATATTTTTTGAAAACCTCTTGACAAAACCTACATAATGTGGTATAATATAAGAGCAGTAAGGGCGAGCAGGAAAAACACTCTGCTATGAGTGAAAGTTAAATGAGGGGTTCGATTCCCCTCACGCCCACTAAAAAAAGAGAGGTAATAACCATGATTAGAAAAGAATATCTTGAAAGACCGAGAGATGCGTTTTATTGGGTAGAGAACATTCTCGCAGAAAACAAGGAATACTATCTTCATAAAGAGGAAATCTATGCTCGCGTTCCTCACGATGAAGATGGAGAGGGATATGTCACTATTAGTGCCATGGAAAATGCACTTCGCAATCTTGCACGAATGGGGCATATCAATATCGAATACTACCAAGGTCGCAGATATTTTGGATATAGGGAGGATAAAAGAAAATGATTAAATGGCTTTTAATCGTCAGCAATATCGACGGCTCTGTCAGTCGCAATATTGTTATTGATTGCCCCAAAGAGACAATGAAAAATTGCGTTCATTATTATCAACGCTATTGGGAAAAAGTACAAGTTTATAAACTCAAAGAGGTAAAAGTAAAATGATTAAATGTCCAAATTGCGGTAGCACCGCACAAGCCAAATTGTTATGGATTGACCATTTTACCACCTCTCATTCAACAGAGGTTTGGGAATGCGGTTGCGGTTGTAGGATAGAACGCATACTCAAAGAACAAAACCGCATTGTAACTTATCCGAATGGAGCAGTAAAATATGAAGAAAATCGCTAACTATTTCAACCTTGACCGCCCCTATGAGTTTGACGCCACCGACCTCACCGCCTTAATCTACACGATATGCGTCATAGGCGGCATGATGGGCGCCAATATGACGATTCTATGGTGCATTGGCGCAAGCATCGCATCCACTTTCTGTTGGGAAGCGCACAAAATCAATCTTGTGGTTCTTAATATCGCCCTTTGGGTGATGAACATGTGGAACTTATTTCAAATGATAATTGGAGGATAAAAAAATGATTATCTTAAACATTTATGTATGCACAATTCTGTTTGCCCTTGCAAGCGTTCTTCTGATGACTATTGAAGTTCGCTTTTATGCCAAAAGACACAACCTTATTTCCGCTATTCGTCGTTCTTTCGGTGAGCGCCTGTTTCAATGGTTTAAGCTATTTTTACAATGCGCCATTCCTCTGTATAATATTTTTTGCGGATTGGTTTTTATGACGGGAGTGTTCAATGAAAATTTCTTGGCTCGAAACATACAAACTTGTATCGAAAAAGGTACAATAAAATACAAAGAAGAAAAGGAGACCGAAGAATGACAATCATTCAAATCAATGAAGAAAACCACGGCACGATTGGCGCGGCAACTTCTATCAAAGAAGCCGTCAAGTGGCTCATTGAATCGGAATGACTATGTGGAACTTATTTCAAATGATAATTGGGGGTTAAAGATATGAAACAGATTAAACAGTTTGAATATTCCATAGACAACGGCTTCATGAAAGGAGCGTTCTGCACTTGGAATGAAAAAAGAGTGCGCAGACATTTGCGACAATTGCTGGGTTGGAAATTATATTTCCAAGTACGAAAAATGATAATTATTAAAGAGGTGGAGATATGAAAGCAGTAATCTTTTTCTCTATACTCTTTGCTCTAATTATCGTTGGGCAATTGTGCAGTGATGAGCCTACTTTAAATGATTACGATGATATTACATTTTGGGGGGATTTGGTATGAACAAAGATAAGGCATTTAAAAGATTGGAAAAAAAATACGACCATTTAGAGAACCCGTTGTCAGCGCGAGTTTTTGAAAAAATCAGCGATTTTGGTTGTTGGGTATCTCGCTTTTCAGTAAGTATTCAAGAGAAAATCATGCAGAGAGCTATGATTAAGCAAGATAAACTTGCAGAAAAAATTGAAGCTCATCCAAGCTATAATAAATTCTATGGGGTGGAGTAATTCACCCCTTTTCTTTTTGCCGGCGCGCCAAGGACCCTCGCGCGCCGTTTTTGTGCAAATTGCACGATTCCACATATTTTTTCGCCAAATGTTTGTGCAACTTGACGAAAAGAAAATTCCCAAAAGTGCTTGACAAATCGTGCGATTTGTGATATAATATTGATGTAGTCAAGGGCGAAAGGTTAACGGCTAACAAGATGACCGACCACCGCAACTCGAAAAAATTTTTGAAAAACTTTTCAAAAACCCCTTGACAAATCCATAAAAGTGTGGTATAATATATACAGAAAGAGAGGGAAACAACCAATGAATAAAGGCACGATTTACTTTGACATGGATGGCACTATTGCCGATTTCTATGGGCAACCGCAATGGCTTGCAGACCTTGAAAATTTTAGCACTCGTCCATACCAACAGGCACGACCGCTTGTAAATATGTCAGCTCTTGCCAAGAGATTGAATAACTTGCAACGCAAAGGCTTTCGCATAGGCATTATATCATGGCTTTCCAAAAGCGGTTCCCCTGCCTATAATGCGCTTGTATCCGCTGTAAAAATGGCATGGCTTGCTGAACACCTCGGTTCTGTGCATTTTGACGAAATTCATATTGTAGCATATGGCACGCCCAAAAGTCAAGTTGCTGAAACTATCGGTATTTTGTTCGATGACGAAAAGCGCAATCGTGAAGAATGGGCGGGAAATGGGCAAGCATATGCGCCTCACGAAATCTTTGAAGTTCTTGAAGTTTTGAAAAAAATTTAAAAAATTTTTTCAAAACCTCTTGACAAAACCGCAGAAATGTGGTATAATATAAGTACCGAGATGGGAGCGAGGGCTACCCACTATGGTAGAAAGAGAGGAAAACAGAAAAACATGAACATTATTGTGTTCGACACCGAAACGGCTGGGTGTAAAACCCAATCGCTACTCAATGTAGGCTACATGATTGTAGACCTTGACTTAACCACTTTCACCTACCGCACCAAGGTAAAGCGAGACTACCTCATGCGAGATATTTACCGCAATACCATGTGGATGCGTAACGATATGTTCGTAGGTGATGATAAGTTGGCGGTAATGGCGCACAATGTCAAGCATAAGGGCGCAATCGAGCGCACCGAAAAGCAAGTGTTTGAACAGTTGGAGCGAGACCTTGACCGCTACGGAGTTGAGTTTGGCTATGCCTACAACTGTCAGTTTGATACCGACAAATTTGCCAAGACCGCAATCGCATACGGACTTCCCAATCCGCTTGAAAAAATTAAAGTATTCGACCTTTGGGGCTTTGCATACTGGAATATCTGCACAAGCAAAGAATATCAAGATTTCTGTCTTGCATATGACCTCAAAACCAAAAGCGGAAAATTCTTCCCGACCTCTGTTGAGGGTGTAACCAAGTACCTCAATCAAAATGTGGATTTTGTTGAGGAACACACCGCCCTATCCGATGTATATTGGGAGTTGCGCATTTTGTGTGAGTGTGGCAAGCGAGGGCAAAACATTTTCGAGTATGTTTCCCGTGGCGGTTGGATTCGCCTTGATGGCACTGTGGTCGACTTTGAGGAAAGAGGGTAAAACCTCTTTCCCCATAAAAAAAATAAAAAAATTTTTCAAAAACCTATTGACAAATCCACAAAAGTGCGGTATAATATAAGAGCAGTAAGGGAAAACCTACTGAATATAAAAATAAAGGGTCGCAACCAATAGCGAGAGAGGAAAAAAATTATGGCAAAGGTAACCTACACTCAAAAGCAGTTTTACGAGGAAGTCATGGCGGCTATGGCCGACAACGAAAATGTTGTTGCAATGTGCGAGAAGAAGTTGGCGCAGTTGGAAAACAAGACTTCCAAGACCGACACCAAGAAGAATGAAGAACACCGCGAGGTCATGGATATGATTGTATCCGTCCTCTGCAACTCCGATTCCCCCATGAAGTGCAATGCAATCATGGAAGCGGTCAACGCCGCAAATGGCACCAAGTTTTCTTCGTCCAAGATCAATGCTATGCTTCGTAAGTTGCTTCCCCCGAGCGACAAGAACCCCGACGGCTCGGGTGAGGTAATCCGCACCGAAAAGGGCAAGGATGTTCTGTTCTCCCTTGCGGAGTAGGCGCACAAGGGGCGGTTTAAACCGCCCCATACATAAAACTAAAAGGAAGGAAAAAAATGAAAAGTATTAAGCAATCAAGCGCAGACAAACTTATGGACACTATCGCAGAAATTTATGTAAAAGAATGTTACAAAGCAGAGTTTGAATTACACGAAGATTTTGAAATTCCTATGAAGGAAATCAAAAAAGCAGAAAAGAAAACTCGCAAAGCCTTTTGCAAGGTGTGCAAAGTTTTCGGAATTAAGAAAGTTGAACAAGGTGTTTAAACACCTTGTTTTCTTTTTGCCGGCTCAAGCGCGGTCGCGTTTGAGCCGATTTGTGCGTTTCTGTGCAAGTTGCACAATTTTCCTACCAAAAACTGCCCAAACTTTGTGCATTTAGATTTCCCAAAACCTATTGACAAATTTTTATTTTTATGGTATAATATTAATGTAATCAAGGGGGGAAAGCAAGGACGAAGGCGCGCGTAAAAACTTATTTCGTTTCCCTTTCCACGAAAATTTTTGAAGAAATTTCAAAAAACCCCTTGACAAAACCCACGAAATGTGGTATAATATAAGAGCAGTAAGGGAAAGCCAATCCCTACTGACTAAAAGAAAGAATGAGGTAGAGAATCATGGCAGAAAAGAACAGAGTTACCAAAAGAGAACATTTTGAGGGCATTATGGCGTTCCTCACCGAACAGGGCAAAACCGAGTGGGCAGATGTTATGGCGCATGAGATTGAACTCTTGTCGCGCAAATCGTCCAAGAGCGGTAAGGAAACCCCTGCACAGAAAGATGCGGCGGCGGTTGCCGAAATCGTTAAGGATATTCTTGCCGAGTGCAAGGAAGAGGTCGGCATGACCGTGGGAGACATTCTCAAAGATGACCGCATCCAAGCCTATGTCAAGGCAGACGGACATAAGGTGTCCTCGCAGATGATTACCGCAATTTTCACCAAGAATCCCAAGGACTTTGTGAACACCAAGGTGAAGAAGGTATCCTATTATGCGCTTGCGTATGGCGAGGATACCGAGGTTGAGGGAGAGGGGGCATAAGCCCCCAACCCCAAAAATTTTTTGAAAAATTTTTCCCAAACCTCTTGACATTTAGCGCACAATGTGGTATAATATAAGTGTCAAGAGGACAAGAAAGAGAGGTGTTACCAATGGCAAGTGCATATACCCCCTATAAGTTGGCAAGTGGCAAAGTGGTAAATATCCCCAATGCCGAAATTGCACGGAATATGGCGGTATGCAACTCCAAAGCCGAGGCTATTGACTTATGGCTATTCGACCATGACTATATCGAGAATGAGGAAGAGCAAGCCTTGACCGCAAAGGCAAAAGAAAACCGCATTACCGCAACCATCCATGAAGCAAAAGCCGAAGTCAAGCAGAAAACCCAGCGAGAGCGAGTGGTAAAAGAGGATAAAGTCAAAGAGGGCATTATCCAAGCAATCGCAGACTTACTCCCAAGCCTTGAAGCAACAGAGGTAAATATCGAGAAAAAGGGTAAACTGATTACCTTTAAGGTCGGTACAGACAGTTTCAAGGTAGACCTTATTCGGCAGAGACCGCAAAAGGAAAGCAAGGGGTGAAAACCCCTTGCTACATAAAACGAAAGAGAGGAAAAAGAAAATGGCTAAAACAAGCGAATGGATTTGTCCTATTTGCCACAGTGACGATACCACCGAAGTAAGCAGTGGGTTCGAGGATATGTGCGCATATGCGCATATGAGGTGCAATCAATGTGGCGCAGAGTGGGATGATAATTTTTCTGTCCAGTATTGCGGTTATAACATTGAAACCGAGGATGGAGATACAAAAATCTATAATGCAGAGGGAAAAGAAATATGAAATTACATGTATATGAAGTTGAAGTCACGGGCGAGTGCGTTTCTTCTATTACAAAGAGTTATGCCGTTGAAGCAAACAATCCTTACGAGGCGCGGTTGCAAGCCAAAGAAGAATTTAAAGCCGATATTGAGGCGCGCAATGATGTGACCGAAATATTAAATATCAAATTTGGATATATGGGGGTATTAAAACAATGACTGCATATGAAGAGCTGAAAGCATGGTGTGAAAAACACCTTCCAAAAGAAAATTATGAAGAGCTAAATGCACCCAATGGCCCATTGATAGGAATTGGAAATATACTCTTTAAGTTTTGCGTAGATGGCTCGTTTTGGTTTTTGGATTAGCGCCAAACGTTACTAAAAGAAAACAGAGGGTAAAGCCCTCTGTTTTTTATCTGCGCCAAACGTGTTCACAATCTGTTCATAATTTCGGCACGGCGGCGTTCGTCGCCTGCCGTTTCCACACTCCAGCTATCTCTTCACACATATGCGATTCGAAATCTGAATGTTTCAATCTTCACCTATTTTCCCGCAATACCCAACTTCTGCGCGGGCCGCTGACCATCGGGAAGCCCCCGTCTTCCGCGCTAGGCTAGACCTTCGCATATATGCGCCGCGGTTTTTGGTTGTTTGATTTCCATTATTTTTTCCTATAATTAGCATTTTTATTCATTTTTCCGCATAAACTGTGAATTCTTAATCAAAAACGCATAGTTTTAACAGATTTTACTTGTTTTTGTTCTTTCAATAGTGCTAAAATTTGATCCCAGAAACGAAAAAATGATATTATGCGCCTAGAGTCAAGAGAATAAGTGGATTTTTAGTGAAAATTATGATATAATTATAATAGAAATGAAGGGAAGCCATGACTCGGGGATAGTGTACGATGCGCCCTTCCAAAATTTGGAAATATTGTAAAAATAAGGAAAGGCGCCCTCAAGCGCCTCCCTTTAACCAAATAATCCATGCTTATCTTGTCTATCTTTCAGAATTTCTGCTAAAAACTCTAGGAATGTCTGTTGTTCATCCTTGTCCTTAAGTTTATTACTCATTTCCCATAAGCTGATCAAAACCGGGATCGCCGCTTCAATAGTCTCAAGCCCTTCATCCAAGTCTTCCATCAATTCCTGAGGAATCTCCTCCGGCGCCAATACGCCAAACCCTTCGCCATAAGCCAAGAGACCATTGATAATATAGGCGCGGCCTTCCTTGATAACACCTTCATTCATATTGCTCATCTCCAGGTTCTCACCACCTTAATCTGCGGCAGCGCATCGATGATCCACTCTACATCTTCCAAGGTCTTCTCAGTTACCTTGATATCAAGAGAAGAGAAGTAATCAACAATTGCGGCGCCCAAGGCCTTACGCGCCTGCTCTTGCTTAGATTTCTTATACTCTAGCTCCAGCGCTCTTTGAGCGGCCGCGCGCTTCTTTTCCTCTTCCTCTTCCTTCCACTTCTCATAAGCTGCTTGAGACTCCTCTACAGCAGCAAAAAAGTCTTCAGTAATATCTTCTACTGTTTTACCATTTTTCAGCAATTCAAGAATATTCATATTATTTATATTCTCCTTTCCATTTTCTATATATATTATATCATATATTTTATTATAAATCAAATAAGAGATATTAATCTCCATAAGGATAACGGAGACGAGGGTGTAGTGAAGTGGGTTTGGATTAGGTGCCACCACACACCCGCACTTTATTATACTTTATTACAATTCCACCTTTTCAAGTATCATTACTCATTTTCTTCTTCTATTTTCCCATACCATCTTTTATATTTCCAATGTTCATTTTCCATGAATTTCTTTAAATACGTTTGCACTTCTACTCTTTCTAACAATCTAGTTAATTCTTCAAGAAACCATTCAGACACTTCTGTATCCTTCATTATTACTTCTGGTATTTCAAAAATTTGCGCCATAGCTAATATTAAAAATTCATCCATCTATCTATTTCACCTCCATTCCTCAAGAAGTCCTGCCCGTCGCTTCGCTAGGGCAGTCCATCTTTCGACATTTTAAACCAAATTTGTTGGAATTTAATAAATTACTTAAACTCATGGTCGATAATAAACAACTTTCGTTTGGATTTAATACTTTACTTAAACATTATATATTATTTATATATCCTTAAGAAAAGTATTAAATTCCAACAACTTTGTATTATTTCTTCGGCACTTTCCTCTTTTCTCCATCTTCTGGCAAATCATAAAAAGCCTCATGAATAAACTCTACATTTGTACCAATACATTTCTAATAAGATTTATATGCGCGCGATGTCTAAAACACTGCGCAATCTCCTAGTATCTTTGTACTTTCTCTTATTGCATAATCGCTTAGCCCAGTAATCTCCGCTAATTGCGCAACTGTATAAGGCTAATGCTTAGACATCATCTAAACACCCAACCAAGTTTTTAATAATGGCACCCAACTTCTTTTATTATAAGACTCCGCTAACTATTTACAAGTGCGCACCATTTCTATTCCAATTTCCATATCTTTTTCCGTCTAATACCAAAGGGCGGCTACAAAATAATTCTCATTAGTTTTATCTATCTAATAGCTAATATAATCGCGCGCAACAAGATGCTAAAGCGCCATTTTTAATTCCCATATATTATTATTATTAACAGGGATAGAAGTATATCTTAAAAAATCCTCATAACTTCCTCTAAAAACTAACATTGGAGTTGTAATAATACCTAAAAAAACATGGAAGTCCCAATTCACCATTGATAATTGTTCACTACTAATCATTACCGTTCCTTTTGTTTCTTCATACATTGTTAAGGCGCGCTGGTCATCGACCCATTCCTCATAATACTAAGCATTATCTCCTCTACCCTATTTCACAATTTTTACTCCATGTTTTTTCAAAATAGAAGCTTGAGTTCGTGGAAAAGAATTCTTAATACTACTTACTGACATATTATATTTATCAGAAAGTTCTTCAACAGTCATTATAAAACCTCTCTTTCTTTATCTTTTCTATCTTATTATAAAAATTCCAACAACTTTTTTGCTTGAATTTGCCCAAGATTTATAAAGCTATTAAAATTTTTCTACTTTTCGTATGCTTGAGGTTTTTTAATTAATCTACAACAATCTGTTGTCATTCCGCCTTTTCCCAAAAGCAAAATCAATTAAAATCGTAACAAAATCGTGTTGGTTTAAGAGACGCCAATCTTTGCCCTTAGCAACCTTTTATCAATTATTAACGCGGATAATTTCTACTTTCTGATCGCCTGCGCAAATCGTTACCCTACGACGTTTTTTAGCAACGCTTAGCGCATTTTTTAACTTATCAATCTCATAGCGCAAATCATTTATTGCTTGATAATTATATCTAATTTGATCAATAGCATCCTCTAGAATTGCTTTATCTGTTGCCACTTGATTGACTATTTTACTTTCCCTATCTTCTAAAACCGCAACTCTTGTTGCAAGAGCTTTGACATGTACCATCTCAGCGTATTCAGTTTTTTCAACTTTACTTGCTGTTGGTCTATTATATATAAAACTTGATCCATTATAATACATTATTTTACCTCTCTTTTATATTGCAATGTTTTAAGCGCCGAACGCAAGTTTGAAGTAACCATTGAGCGTACCTTTAATTCATCTATTTGCTCTTGTAGTTTCTTTAACTGACTGCAAATAGAATCAACATCACTTTTAACCGCATAATCCTTATAAGCTATCTCTCCATTATTTCCAACAAGAAGAGTTGCATTATCCCAATTATTAGTATTTGTGCAAGTAAAAACTGCATTGTTATCGACGCCTTTTGTTACAGAGACACCGTTAACAGCATCCGTAGTAGCACTATTATAAGCACAAATGGAAGCTCTATCAAAAGTATCTCCGAACCAAGCTTCATTTGTTTTTTTCCAAGTATCCATATTTAACCCCCACTTTTCTCGGTACAAATACCGATGTCTAATACATAATCCAATAAACCTAAATCTTTAATTACGGCGCGCTCTGCGCCCTCAGGTAGCTTATAATCAAAGAAAAAGCGATGCGTGTATATACCAATATCACGCTTACTTAACGGAGCGATTTGCGCCCCATAAGTAATAATACTTAGAATATCTCCATTTTCAAAGAAAATATCTTGCCGCCCATCTTTCGTTGTTTGCGTTTTAAATATTTGAATCTATACTTTTTTACGAGCCTAAATACATCGCTGCGCTAAATCCTGCATATACTTACTTTGATCAAGAGCAACAAAAATGATATGATCTGGGCCAATGACCCCATTATCACCGCAATTGTCCTATAAACGCTTATAGTCTATCAAAGTTTTTCCATGCCATATACCAAGTACAATTAACACGCAAATAATCAAACATCCACCAAATACCATCTGTTTTTCTCCTTTTATATCTTTAGTTACTTATATTATAATATATTTTTAAAAAGTAGTCAACTAAGGCGCGCAACCATCGCTTTGTGCCACTTTTAAGTCATTTGATTGATTTTTTGAAAAATATATGATAAAATATATATGTAAAATAAAGAAAGTAAGAAAGGATAAAAGCTATGGGAGTAATTAAGGTAACCGTTGGAAATTCTTTTTTGAATGGAGTAATAGATGAATATATGTGTCACAATGTAGACATTTCTAGCCAAGAGGAGATGGAATATTGCGCTGAAGAATGTGTAGGCGCCTACCTTGATGATCACCATGATCTTTATATTGCGCTCTGTTCGGATATTGAGTTTGATCTCTTTGCAGAGGCTTGTTATTATCTTATTGAGGAGGAGATCGAAGATGTTGAGTGATTTTAATTTTGCTATTGCAGAACACTACGCTAATGTTGAAAGCGCAATCAATTATCTTGTAGATCTCTACTATGACGATGTTGATATTGCTGATGCAAACATCTTTAATCAAGTTATGCAAAAGTATGACTTAAATGATGATGGGTTTGAGTCAGAAAGAGAATATATCATTCAAGAAGTCTCTAACAGATTGGGCGCCAATGCTTGATATAGGAATTCTCAGAGCGACGCTTTGCGCCGCTCTGTTTTTATTGATTTTTTTATATTTTTATGATATAATATATATAGAAAAAAGATGATAAAGAGGTATTTCCTATGATTGATAAAGTTATTGCAGCGTTGCAAAATTCAGATATAAAATTTGAGAACCTATATGAAGCAGAGCATACGCAAGTTTCTTCATATTTACGCAAGCAATTCGGAGAAAATGCACATATTGGTGTGGATAGCGGGATTTCAAAGCTTGTAATCCTTATTAAGGGAGAAGATAAAGTTATTAAGATTCCTTATTCAATGTTGTTTGATGAAGAGTCATATAATGATGACTGCTCTTATTGGGATTCTGGAGAAAACGAAAATGCTGAAGAACCTTTTCCTGAAGATTATCTGCAAAAATTCTTTTGTGCTTGTTCTGACGAGATTGAAACAAGTAATGAATGGGACTATTGTGCTCTTGAATGTGCCATTTATAAACAAGCCGAAGCAGAAGATCTTGCGCAATATTTTGCAAAAGAAGAATTGTATGCAATGATAAAAGACTACCCTGTTTATGTCCAACAAAGAGTTGTCCCTATGGATTGTGATAGACTCTCTAGACTATCTGAATGTGATTCAACAAGAAAAAGATGCACTCAATTGAATGTGAAATGTTTTAACGATCTGTGGATCAGCGATTTTTTTAACTATTATGGAGAAAGTGAATTTGTGCGCTTGTCTCAATTTCTTGAAAAACATCATATTTATGATCTTCATGAGGGAAACTTGGGCTACTACTGTGGCGCGCCGATCTTGCTTGATTATTCCGACTTTAATGAGTGGTAACTATAAAGGAGATCTAATCTGCTCACTTGAAAATTCTAAAATTTTTTGATATAATATAAATGTAAGATAAGGAAAAAAGAAATCTTATACAAGTAATAAAAGTTACTTGCAGGCGCGGCCGCCTTTAGTTGAAAAATTAAAAAATTTTTGGTATAATAATAACACCAAATAAAAAATAAATATATTTTAAGGAGAAACAAAAAATGGAAAACACTAAGATCACCAAGGCAATGGTTCTCGATATGATCATCGAGGCATGCGCAGATAACGAGACTATCGTTGCTTACTGCGAAAATGAGAAGGCTCTTCTGGAGAAGAAGAATGTAAAGGCAAGAGAGCGCGCAGCTGCAAAGCGTGCTATCGGAGATGAGCTTCAGGCTGCTGTTTTGAGCACTTTGAGCGAGACTCCTCAGACTCGCGAAGATATTCTTGCTCACTTTGAGAACGAGGATGGCGAGTTGACTGTGGCTAAGATTCAGGCTAAGTTGAATAATCTTGTAGAGGCTGGTCAAGCTTCCAAGACCAAGGTAAAGACTGAAGAGGGTAAGACCAAGACTGCTTGGACTCTTCCCGTAGATGCAGAATAATTAAAAATCATGTTCGGAAAAGAGGCGGCGGGGTTACGTCGCCTCTTTTCTTATTAAGGAGGATTAAATGAGATATTCAGCAGTATTTTCAAATAAAATTGATTTAATTCCATTTGATGAAGTTATTATTCAATATGAGAATTAGAATGAAGAATTAATTGAATTTTTACAACTACATTCTAATCAACATATTGTTTTATCAGTGAAAGATATTCCGACTTTTCATACCACTCAAGAGTGGCATAAATTGAATGCAATTTATGAAACATATCCTAACTTTACAGTTCGCTTTGGTGAGCGCCAAAAGTTTTTTGAAGTTGATAATGTGTTGTTAGAATGCATTAAGGAAATAAAAGTACCTTTCTTTTTAGGAAGTTTTATTTCTAATTTTGAACAATTACAATATACATTAAGCCTTGGAGTAGCTCAAGTATATTTGGTCGAAGATATTTGCTTTGACCTAGTGCGCGCAAAGCGTATCTGTAGTGCGCATAATGTACAAATTCGCGCTTTTCCGAATATTGCTCAATCAAGTGTCAAAGCTACGGCGCCAATTAAAAAGTTCTTTATTCGCCCCGAAGATATTGACACTTATCAAGATGTGATTGACACTATTGAATTCTGGGGGCCAGAAGATAGGCAGGCGGTACTATATAGAATCTATGCTATAAAGAAGGCTTGGAAAAGTAGTTTAGACACAATTATTTTGGATTTTGATTGTAACTTTGACTCTACCAGAGTATTACCAGCTTTTGCAGAAGCGCGAAAATATTGCGGCAAGCGTTGCATGAAAGGTGAACGATGTGGTATTTGTGAATCGGCATTAAATATTAGCAATTTATTGCGTCAAAATCATTTGGTTATTAAACATTAATAACTTTATTGCATTTTTTAAAAAAATATGTTATAATAAATTATAAAACAAAAGGAGAATAAATTATGGCTCGTGGAGCAATAGCAAAACAAGAAGTACAAAAGAAACTTTTGGAGATGTTTCCCGGCTCCTTCTTATACAATGACGGGAAAGAATTGCGCATTCCTTGCCAAGAGAATGGCGAAACTGTGCAAATTAAAGTAGCATTAACTTGCGCAAAAGAAAATGTAGAGATGGGCGCCGATGCCGCTATTCCGGGCGATTTCCCAGCTCCAAAGATGACAGCTCCAACTCCTGAGCGTACGGAGCCTGTTAAACCCACTGATGCTGAAAAACAAGCAGTTGCAGATTTGTTAAAGTCTTTAGGACTATAATTATTAAATCAAAAGGAGAGATATAAAATGGGCGAGCCTAAACTTTTAAAGTATGTCGAATGGCAGGGCGCAAATGGGAGCTGGTATTGTAATGATACATCGGATCTTTCGAGTGTCCGCAGCTTATGGTGGGCACCCGCGCGAATGATGAATATCTCTCCTTCTGAATATATTACATGGATTATAGATAATTTTCATCCTGACTATATCCGTTACAATCAAGAGCGAGATGTTCTTGTTTATAGTTGGAAGAAATTAACCGATATGCGATTGTTTAAAAATAAAATTAACGCACTTGCGCGAAAATATAATTATATTATTTAAGGAGGAAAGAAAAATGCAAAAAGAAAATTTTGTTAAAATGATTGAAGCTCTTGACGAATATTTTAATGGTGATTTCAGTGAAGGTATGGCAAAACTTGGGGTGCAAGAAATTATCGTAGATAAGTATATGGATTCTATTCTTGACGCTCTTGATGCTGAAATTGATCCTTTGCATCTTGGAGCAAAAGACGAGCTTACAGCGGATTGCGGTAGTTATCTGTGTGTTTGGCTTTTTGATGAAGACAATCAGTTTCATGAAATATGCCCTAATGCCAATACGCTTTATGACTATATTGCTGCCGCTTATGAAAAATTACGCCAAGAAAAGCGCGATGACCGGGCCGCAGAAATTAAAACCATTGTCAAGAATGCAAATATGAATTGGCTGAATTAATATTTCTCTTTTGATTTTATCAAAAAAATATGATAAAATATATATGTTAAAAGAAAGAGAGGGAATAAAAATGACTGATGTAATGGCAAGAGTAAATAAACATTATACACGCGCTATAGAGCATTTTGGCAAAGAAGCAGTTCTTGGCGTATTTCTGTATGGTAGCTGGAACTATAACACCAACACTCCAGATTCTGATGTAGATACTAAATGTATTCTTATTCCTTCAATTTACAATCTTGCTATTAAGCCTTTTGAAGTTAAGCACCTTCATATTCATACTGAAGAGGGCTTTGAAGTCTGTGAGTGTATGAGCATTATGCATATGGTTGCAAATTGGAAAAAGCAGAACATTAATTTTGTTGAAATAATGTTTACTAATTATTGCATTATTAATCCTTTATATAAGGAGTTTTGGGCAGAACAATTCCCTCTTGCAGATAGAGAAAAGGTAGCGCGTTATGATTTTCGTCAAGCCATTCATTCTATGGTGCATCAAGCTATTCATACCATTAAACAAAATCCAGAAGATCCAAAGAAGATTATGAATGGTGTGCGTATTGTGCGCACTCTTGAGAAGATTCTTGATACTAAAGAGTCTTATAAAGACTGTATCTGGATGGCAGATGATGTACGCGAACACAGGTATAAGACACCTGACCCCTCTTTTGTAAAGTTGCTTTTAGGTGTTCTTGAAGACTATTTAAATGATCTTGATTTTTATACGGGTAAGGGTTCTTATAAGCCCGGAGTAGATCGTATACTTGAAGAACTTATTATGCAATCAATTTATTTTAGAGAAGGGAATTTTATCTAATTCCCTTCGTATGCGGGATTAGCTCAGTTGAACAGCAGCAAGCGCCTTCTAAGCGCTAGGTCACTGGTTTGAGTCCAGTATCCCGTGCCACAAGGAAAACATGAGAAATGTAGTAAGCGTCTTGCCATTAAAGGAGACCAGATGACCGTGCTACTCGTTCGGCGGTTGGAAGTAAATATATTCCCTTAGCTTAGATGGTAAAGCGTCTGACTAATAAACAACCTATTGACAAAAATTTGGTCAGTTTTATTTAAAGATATTACTTTAATTTTTATATAATAGTGAACAGAAAAATATAAAATATTAAAGGAGGACTTTTTAAATGTCGAATACTGTTTCAATTGGAGATTATGGAGAAGCATTAGCTTTGGTGAATTTTTTATCTAAGGGAGCAATTGTTTCCAAGCCTTTATCTAATAATGCACGATATGATTTAGTTGTAGAAATAAATCATAAGATATATCGAGTGCAAGTTAAAGCTACTAATGCAGTTAAAGATGGAAAAATGGAATTTGCTACTAAAACTACGAACTATACTAAAGGTTCATGGAAAAGTGTGCCTTATTCTACACGCGATATTGATATTTTTTTCTTATACTGCGTAGAAAATAATTGGTGCGGATTATATATTGTTCAAGATAGCGACGAGAGTATTCCACAACAATTAAATATTAGGCTTGATCCACCGAAAAATAACCAAAAAATAGGAATAAGATTAGCAGAAGATTATTGTTTTGAAGCACAGTATCAAAAATTAATTGATGAGGAATAATTTCCTCATCAATTATAGAAGACCCAGAGTTCGAGTCTCTGAGGGAATACCATTTTATGCCGCGTTAGCATAGTGAATAGTGTACCTCCCTACGAAGGAGTGAGACCTAGGTTTGAATCCTAGACGCGGTGCCAGCCACAATTAAGTATGGCGTAAGCCATATTGTGGGTGTAGCTCAATTGGTCAGAGCGCGCGACTTATAATCGCGTGATGCTGGGTTCAAGTCCCGACGCCCGCACCAACATTATTCAAAAGGAGAAAAGCAGAAATGAAACCACTTGAAGCAAAAGAATCTAAAGAGCGTAGAAAAGAGCGGATTCAAAATTCTGCTTTTCTTCGCACAAGAGTAGTTGAAAGTAAGAAGAAATATAATCGCAAACGAGATAAGGCGCAAATGCGTCGATCCATGGAGGATTAGAAGTAAAAATTTTTTTCAAAGTTAAATAAAGTAATTAAACCTATTTTTATAATCTATACCAAAATAATGGAGGTGCGCTATGGGATATAAAAGAAGCCAAGAGACAAAGAAAAGATATAAGCGTCTTTATGATAAAACTATGCGTCACTATGGCGCCGGTGTCTGGTATGATGATGAAAAAGGCAGATATATTCGTTATTGGCAACCAAGAAGAGCTAAATTCGTAAAGCGCAAATGCAATCGCGCTGTTCGTCGCTATAAAGGAGCGCTTAGTTCTAAAGGATTGTATCGTAGAGTATCAGAATATTGGTGGGATGTCTGGTAATAAATATAGGGGACTAGTTCAATGGTAGAATAACGCTCTCCAAAAGCGAAGACCTTGGTCCGATTCCTTGGTCCCCTGCCAAATACTTCAATCTGCACCATAAGAAAACTTATAGTGAAGCTTGTGCGCCTCATTGATTTTTATAAAAAAATATGATAAAATAAAGTATAAAATGAAAGAGAGGCAAAAGTATGAAAGTACAAATTCGTTTAGACACTATGCATAATGTGCAAGATTTCGTAAATATCGCAACGCGTATGCATGGTAATGTATATATCACCGATAATGCAGGGCTTAAAGTTAGCGCAAAGTCATTGCTCGGCGCTCTGTACGCGATGGAGTTTGAAGAGCTTTGGTGCGAATCTGATGAAGATATTTATCGAAACATCGAAGATTTTATTGTGATTTAATATTCGTAAATTGATTTCTTAAAAAATTTATGTTATAATAAATTACAAAAGAAAATTGAAAAAGCAAAGGAGAGACACTTATGAAAACTGTAATTAAAGCTGTTTGGTATATCGACGATGATAATGTAAAACATATCACTGTAATTCGTCAAGCAAGCGAATTGCAGTTCCTCAGAAGTCGTTTTATCTTTGTAGGAACTTTTGAAGATTTTGTATAAAGGAGCGATAAGTAAAATGAGCGTAGAGCATAAGTCGAGTCTTTGTTATGGGTTTGAGGTGCAAGCTGGCCCCTTAACTGATAAAGATCGAGATCTTTTAATGAATGGAATAGATGAATTTGAGCTGCGTCCAACCGATACTTATGGCGCCCTTGAGGGACCGTGGTATTTTGGCTATTGGTCACCTTCTGTTTCTGATGATAATATGGCAGTCGTGTTTGATCCTCTTGATTTACTTTCTGTTCAATCGGATGTAGACCTTAATCGAAAGCTTATGAATTATGCGCATGACCTATGTAAGGTTTCAGCGGATTTAATTCCTGTGTGGCGCGTAATCATGACTGTTGATCGTTGATTGATTTTTATAAAAAAATATGATATAATATATTTGTAAGATAAAGAGAGGAGAAAGAAAAATGGAAAATGTATATTGGTTTGACGAACCTACAAGAGTTCGCGCATATGACTGCATGGAAGACGGAGAACCTCAATTCTTTGTAGGAATTGCTTTTGAAGATAAGGTTATTTGGAGTTGTTGCGGCGGAGTGTTGGATATTGATTCTCTTTATCTTCATGCAGATGAAGATAAGTTTGGCGGTGAAGTCATCACTTCTCTTGGAGACTGGGTTGATTTTTCTGACTATATCGTAGAGTAAAATTATGGGAGCCGTAGTCCCCATAGGTTGCCAGCCGGGGCACCAACTACTTGGAATGCGGCTAAGGGTTCATGAGCCCAAGGCTGTACTACCCTAGTGAAGGGCGTTCTTTATAAGTTTTAGCCGATATTGAAACTTATCCTTGTAAGTTTGGAGAAACTTTCCGTTTCAGACAAAAGAGGTTTCAATCACTCAGAGTCTCTGTTCGTAGAGAGTTAAAAAACCAAACAGATTGAACGCGGTGAGAGATGCCAGAGACTCAGCGGTGTAACGAGCGGAATTGGCAGTTGATCAACGCGCCTCGGAGGGCGATTATAATACTCCGATTCTGGGACCTTAGCTCAGATGGTAGAGCTCATAATTTTTAAATATGATGGCAACGGTTCGAGTCCGTTAAGTCCCTCTCTATAAGCGTTAGTGGGTATGACGCGAATTAATAGAAAAAACCCACTCTAAAATTAACGGTTGGTGGAGTGACCGTTTACAGCTGCGCGCCCAATGGAGTGAGGCGCGGAGATTATTTGATGATGAATGGCGCAGCGCGTTTACTCTTAGCGGTTGCGAGGAAGCATGATAAAAGAGCGTTGCTCGGAACAGTACGAAAAACACGAGAGCTACCTGAGGGGCTTGTAGAGAATCCTCAGGGTCGACGGCGCTATTGACAAGCGGTCTAAGTCACCACCCTTTCACGGTGGTATTCGGTGGGTTCAAATCCCCCTAGCGTCACCAATGTAATGCCAAGCCTTTGTGAATTAGATGCGCCGCTTGGGATCCGCGGAAAGGCGCCCGTATGTGTTACCTTACACTCGTATAAAATGATAAGGCGCACAGTGCCAACTTGGCTGTGCTTAAAGGGAAGTTGGGATAAAGCTACGAGGGTGCTGGAAACTCTCACTTACATTGCGGATGGGCAAGGTGCCCGCCAGAGCCTCATAAGCTCAGGTTGCCCAGTTCGAGTCTGCGGATCCGCATCCAGACCAAGAGTAGTTGAGGTCAGACCAAAAATACTATGGGTATACATGATGCCCCATCCCTCATGTCGTCGGGCTGGTAGCCGTTAAAGAAGCCAGTGTTCGTGCAGTGAACCAGACTGCAGGTTTTGAATGAGGATATGTTGTACCAAAACAAACAAGAGATTGGTCTCTCTTACTTCCTCTTTATGCCAGAAGCGCCGATGCGCATTGAGGTTTCATACACCTTGAGTGTTTGGTTTGACTCCAGATTCTGGCACCATATGCGAAAGTAGCCTAGAGGTAAAGGCGCCCGTTATAGGGACGGGTTTTAATACTCCACTATCGCGAGTTCGAATCTCGCCTTTCGCTCCAGTATTATCCATATTATTTACCCTCCGAGAGCAAATGTGGGAGGCTAAATGGATGTGCAGTTGACTGACTTAAAGTCATTTTAATATGGGCGGGCGCCAAAGTAGGAGAGTTGGGGCGGTCTGTAACACCGTTGGCTTCGGTCTCAGTGGGTTCAATTCCCACCCTTCCCACCATTTATCAATAACTTTAAATTGCATATACTTTATTGATTTTTATTAAAAAATATGATAAAATATATATGTAATCAAAAGGAAAGAGGAAATAAAAATGAGTGTTGATTATAGTTCAGTTTTAATTTATGGATTTCAAATTCCTTTAACAAATGAAAATTATGCGGCTATGTTTCGGGCAACAGGAAGAGAATTTTGGGAATTGGGTGATATTCTTGATGAACAGTTTCCAGATTTATATTTCATTACTGATAATGGATATTCTGATCCAGATTTTGTGTATTTTGGAGTAAGACTTGATGATGAAATCGAACTTGATCCTACTGAAGTTAAAGGCTGGCTTAAAAATCAAGAATATGAAATTCCTTACGCTTTTAACCAATTCTTTGGAGAGGAGTTTTATGAGCAACTTGGTTGCCCAATATTGAAACTGTATAGTTTTGTGCGTCCTTGGTAAGACGCATTATGCTACCGTGGCGGAATGGCAGACGCCCTGGACTTGCTTGAATAAGCTCAAACGGAAAACTCTGGGGCGACCTAGCTTCAGATTATGAGTTCAAATCTCATTTCAGGCACCAAAAATCCAGTGTCTCGTTAGAGGCGTCCGGGTTCGAGTCCCGGGGGTAGCACCAGCGCAAAGTAACACAATTAGTGTAATTCACCGACGAAAGCCAGACTCGGTATATAAATTAGTGGCGCTTCAAGTGGTAGGTTGTGTGTAAACCGATGAAGAAGAGAAAACGCAAGTGGAACACACATTATAGAGAGTGAAGTCGCAAGGCGCGGCACTCCCCTGCTAAGGGATGTGGCGGTTATCCGCTCAGGGTCGGGACCTGCGCTCTCTGCCAGCTGTCTTTTGTGCGAGACATTAAAGCGTGCGAACCGCCGTAGTAGAGAAAGCACACAGTGTGACCTTATTGAGAAGTCTAGGTTAGGTTTGAGTGAATGTGCCTGTATAAACATTCCTCGTGCAGTCTTTTCAAGGCGCCATATGGGACTGCGCACAGTACGAGAATCTGTGCATTATGGAGGAGTGCGCAAGAGGACATAAGCGCACAGACTTGAAATCTGTTGTGTCAGCTTTGATCTGACCCGTGGGTTCGAATCCTACCTCCTCCGCCATACATAGGAAACACCTGTAAGGAGCAGGTCTGGACGCGGATAAAAAGTAGCACGGTGAAGCGCCGAGTCGACAGCGCGGAAAAGTTGGATAGAGGATACGCCGACCCACTTGAAGTTTCCATTTTTAATATGTGGGCTTACCTCAGTTGGAAGAGGACGCGACTGATAATCGCGTTGTCCTAGGTTCGATCCCTAGAGTCCACACCAAAATTTCAAAGTTAAGAGAGAAGGGGGTTCGATGCCCTCCGCCTAAGAGCGTAGTTTGATATGAGGCTAAAACACTCATCGCGAGCTTTGAAATTTGTCGCAAGGAGTCATGACCTTGCCGTGATATTGGTTAGCTACCATCGATAAGCCATGAGCGCGAAAATGCTCTAAAAAAGTAGCAAACGGTAACTCATTACCGTGTGTATATTTGATAACCTTTAGGAACTGTAGGCTTGTGTCCAGTGCTAAAGACGAAGCGCAGTGCACGGCGCAAATGAGGGCTTTGTCAATAGAAAGCCAGTTATTGACTATTGGCGTTGTGAGTGATAATGTGAAATTCATTCCCCGTGGGAGATCGGGACCTTCTCCCTTAATGCGGTATTAGCTCATTTGGTAGAGCGTCTGCTTGCCATGCAGAAGGCAACGAGTTCAAGTCTCGTATATCGCTCCAGCCGAAAGGCTCTTGTATGACGCGGCCTCCCTACCCGTCTTAAAATAAGAGGAGGTACACCCATGGTAAGGGGATGCAGAAGATTCCACGCGTGTTGAGAAATATGCCTTTCTAAGTGGTTCGAAACGCGATAAAGAAGGCTCCGTGTAAGTCGGATAGAGTTTACAGGAATGTACTATGTGTCAATCAACCACAAACAGTACAAGATGCGAAGGGGATATCTCTCGATCAAAATCCAGTTCCCCACTTCGAATATGGGAAGATAGCTTAAGCGGTCTAAGCGCTGGTCTGAAAAACCAGAGTGTGTTGGTTCGACTCCAATTCTTCCCACCAGAGCGCGTCCCTTTGAGATCATGCACTATCACGGAAAATCCTCTTGCCAACTGTAATGGGACACAAGGTTGGGGGTGTATACTTGGAGTTAGTAGCGCAATTGGCAGAGCACTGGAATGTGAGTCCAGATGTTGTGGGTTCGAGCCCCACCTTTCTCCCCATAAACTTTAGGAGGTTTATTATGAAAGTAAGATATACTTGTAAGCATTGTAAAGAGACAAATGAAATCACAGACTTTTGGAAGTGGTTTTGGACTCCACATTTTGGAACTAGAAAGCGTCTTCGTTGCAAAGCGTGTAATAAAATTAGCTATATGAAGCGCCAAGATGGTCGAAAGATTCTTGATTGGCCCGTTGAAAAATCTAGATAAGATCTTTCATTGAAGCTGGATAAAGCATTCTTAATTGATTTTTAATAAAAATTTTGTTATAATATATATACAAAAGATAAAGAAAGAAAAAAAGCAACATTTGGTGACTGGATTTTAACGAATAAGACCTGTTCAGATAAACGCGTATCAACAGGCATCAAGTTAGTCAGTCTTAAATCAGGAAACTTTTCTTATGGTGAAATATCCATACTGAGCCAGTCTTTTATTTTAATATTTGGCTCTGTAGCTCAGGGGGTAGAGCATCGCACTGTCACTGCGAAGGTCGGGCTGTCGGAATGCCTCAGAGTCGCCAATGCCGAGTTTTGTTAGTTCGTCGCGGCATTAACCCTAAACTAACAAAAGGCGATTATCAGACGCCGTAGGTGAAAAGCTGGAGTACTACAGTCTGATACGAATCGTATGTCATCGTTAGCCAACGGCATACTGCGGAATGGTTGAAGAACCGTATTGAAATCTTCACGCTCTGGGAGTGTAAGACCAGTGGTCAGAAGTGGAGTGAGCTACCAAGCATAAACGCTCACAATTTATGGGGTGGTAAGCAATCGGTAAAGCCACGGTGTGTCGCGACAAAGTAGGTTCAACTCCTACCCATTCCACCAGAGGTGCCAATGCCTAATCATTGGTCAGGAGACTAACCTGTGCGGTAATACGCAGAGCGTCCGGGGTCCCGTATCCGTGAGCAACGGGAAAGATAATAGGTGCCACGAAGCCGGAAGTCAAGTATGAATGGAGGAAAACTGTGGTAAATGGATAATGCGAAAACCAGCCTATTAGGTAAAGTCGGAAGTTGTGGTAAGAATAACTCGAGTAATGTCTTACAAAAACAGGGTACCTTAACCCCTGCGAGAGCATTTAGTCCGTTTCCCTCTCAATTGCGGATAAAGCAGACAAATTGAACCGCCAATAGATTTCCGCTACGGTTCTTTTCTATAATGACCTCTGGGAGGAGTCCCTTCGATCCTCCCCCTATCAACAGAGCGAGTAGAAAGCGAAGCTGAAAACGCTATATAAAAACACAGGTAATAGTGTTGAGTCTCAAGACACAGGCAGCGGTGGGCCAAATATCCGCTGGAGTCGCTCCTCCAAGATGAAGTGGGCAAGTTATGATGTGGCTTAGTAGTAGGTGATGGTTTATCCGCGAACCCTATGAATGGCGCGGGTCCAGCTTCCCGCATCCAAAAGCTGGAATATAAAGTAAGAGCCTCCGCGTGAAAGCGCTTAAAAGCTCTTATAATCGCATTGAGCAAATGGCGACCCTGCTAGTAGGTGAAAAATGTGCGGCGAGGTTTCCGACCTTATGGAACCACATCTGGATGTAGCTCAATTTGGCAGAGCTCTAGATTTGGGATCTAGAGGCTGGGGGTTCGAGTCCCTTCATTCAGACCAATATGATTTAATCTGCGCCTTGATGCTGCCAGCGAGTATCGACGGGCGCCTCGTAAAACTCTGAGTTTGGAGAGTTATCTCTTGCTGGGTATAAAAATTCTCCCCTCTCTTTCTTGCGGGTTTAGCTTAGTTGGTTAAAGCATCTGGCTTACATCCAGAAGACCGTAGGTTCGAGTCCTACAAGCCGCACCATAAGTTTGTCAGTAGCTAAATCAAAACTGTCTGCGGCGCAAGCCTAAGTATGGGTTTAAGCGTAGCCAATAATAAACGCTGTGCGAGCAGTCCTTATCATCTAACCACCATTAGATGAAAGGCAGCTTTAAGATTTATCATTGATTTTATTAAAAATTTATGATAAAATATATATGTAATCAAAAGAAAGGAAATAAAAATAATGAGAACTGTAGAAGCGCTTCAAGCGCGCATTGATCTGCTTAAGAGCCGAAAACGCGACAACGGAAGAATTATCCGTAAGTTGGAGCGGCAGTTAAGAGCAATGCAAAAATAATTTTATCTGCCGCGAATCGCTTGATATGAGCGTGTAGTACAGCGGCGAGTACAAGGGACTTTTAATCCCTCGACATTATGTCCATCGCGGGTTCGATTCCCGCCACGCTCACCATAAATAAAAAGGTAGCGTAAGGATAATTCGTTGAAAAAATAAAAAATTTATGATATAATATATATGTAAGATAAAGGCGATGCAATATAAGCGGCTTATTTGACCGCTTCCATCAACAAATTCTCGATTCAAAATTGCTCGAAAGAGGTCGCTAATCATATATTGGGCAGTAGCCAAGTTGGTTACGGCACAGGACTTTGACTCCTGCATTTCGTTGGTTCGAGTCCAACCTGCCCAGCCATTGATTGGGGTGTAGCTCAGTTGGTAGTAGCGACGGTCTGTTAAACCGTAGGTCGTGGGATCGTGCCCCACCTCCCCAGCCATGAGTCGGTGTCTATTAAGTTAGACTATATAGCCGCACTCTTATCCGTTAGCATGGATTTCGCACTTAAACTACCACTTCATAGTATGTGGCTTGTGACAAACGGGATATAAAGAGGCAAAGTAAAGTGCAAAATGGGGAATTAGCTCATTTGGAAGAGCATCCGCCCTGCAAGCGGAAGGTGATCGGATCATAGCCGATATTCTCCACCATGAACCGTTTTGATTTTCACAATTTTTCCTCCCTTCTTTGTGCGGGTTTAGGCTATTACCGCTAAAACAATAGCCTCTGGAATGTTGGTTTGGCGTAACTGGCAGCCGCGCTAGTCTTAGGAACTAGTCCGAAAGGGTCTGGGTTCGAGTCCCAGAATCAACACCAATAGATCTGTTATCTTGATCTCATTACTCAACTGGGATAGGGCGGTTGAAAAGATAACCTCCGCAGTCTTGATGCGTTAAAGCAAGAAACGCGATCCATTACCGCGAATACCCTTCAATAAAGTCAATGGCGCGGGCGAAATCCGCGTATCAAATTCGACAGATTCATCGCTGTTAAAAGATGACGCGGCGAGGCCCACGATGCGATAAATCAAAAAGCGATACAGCGCTAGCCATATATTGAATGAACTTGGAAAGATTAACGATACGGTATGCTAAGTGTTACACAATATCTGTAGTGAGTAACGATCCAAGCGAGAAAAGAGAGCTTCTCTTTTCCAAACACAAGCATATTCGGTACAAATAAATACGAAAGCCTATGATTAGTTTGAGGCGTTAATCCGTGTAAAAAGCAAGCGAACGGCATTGATAATGCCTAGTACCTGCCAGCCTTTATTTCATGCATACTTAAAGCTGGTCGCGAAGGGAAGAGGAGTGGTTCTGGTAGAGCAAAGAGTTCTAAGCCAGAAAGTATAATGAAAATAGGTAGTAGTATTTATTTAGTATGCTTTAATAGCCCAATTGGCAGAGGCGCGAAGCTCAAACCTTCGGTAGTATAGGTTCGAATCCTATTTGAAGCACCATTTTGGAAGAGCAAAAGTTCCAGCAATCAACAGATGTGCGGTCGGCTGACCTAAAGCCTCACCTCTCTCTTGAAAACTTAAAAAATTTATGATATAATGATTAAGTAATCAAAAGAAAAAAGTTCATTGATAATTGCATAAGAAAATATATAAACCTTTAACATCCTAGTGCAGACATCTTGCATGATGGCTAGGACAGATCCGCGGGGAAAGAAACAGAGTGGGATACTGCTCTAAAGTAAATAAAACTCGTGAATATACTGAATAAACGAGTATGCCTGACAAAGGTTGCGGATAATGGTGCATATTGATGATTTAGCGTAAACAACAGTCAGGAATCTGGCGCGAGAAGAGTCCCTGCAGTGATGCATACCACCTAAAGTTGGCGGCGTGAGAAACCGTTATGAAGCGAATAATCAACTAGGTATCTCAAAAATAAGCGTTCCCGTTGATGTTTGGTAACAAACTATAACAGATTTGGCTGGTGCGAGTAGCCGTATCGGGCATAAAAGATAGCTTCAAATTTGATGAAAACAGGTATTTTAGAATTAATGCTGAAGCTCGGTGAAAGTTCCCTTAGTATTGATCGAGGGTGTGGTAGTTTAATTTACTTGCTTTCCTATCGGGGCAAGATAGAGAGAACCATTGGAGAAGCGTGGGATCGCTACCCATTGCTCAGCCTCCCGTGAACATATGTTAATAACGCACTTCAGAAACGATGTAGAGTGAAGGCTCGTTAAAGTGATTATATATTTTCTTATGCGATTATTGAAAACTTAATATGCTGAAGTCGCATAGTGGCCGATTGCACTCGCCTTGTAAGCGAGAGACGAGAGTCCGCGTCCGTTCGAATCGGACCTTCAGCTCCATGCAGGTATCGTATAACGGCTAGTATAAGTGCCTTCCAAGCATTTGGTGCGAGTTCGATTCTCGCTACTTGCTCCAGCCCCTTTTAATTTTGGGCAACATTTTTCCTACCTTCCTTTCTGCTTTTACCTCGCGCCGTTCGGTGGCGCGAGGTAATTGGATATGGCGACATAGCCAAACGGCAAAGGTGCGAGCCTGCAAAGCTACGAGGTCTCCGTTCGAATCGGAGTGTCGCCTCCATTTAGTCACTCTTTTGAGTGGCTTTTTCTTTTTGGTCTGCGCGGGGCGCAAAGGCTCGTATTTTGAAAATCAAAGTTGGTTTTAGATATTTTTAATTGAAATTTTCAAAAATATGTCTTATAATTTTAATAGAATAAATAAAAGGATGTGTAAAGAAATGATTAGTTACGAAAAATTACTCTCAATAGCTCATGACTACGAGGAAGATATTCGTGAGTTTAGATTAGATGGTGATATTGGGCGCCTTATGAATTTTTTAGAAGCAGTGATTGGCGCCGATCAGCTTGTTTTAGTAGAAGATTTTTACAAATCATTAACTGTTAATGAAAAAAATGCTTTTATAGCAATTAGAGAAACAATTGGGCTATCTGGTAATCTTTCAATTGTAAAAATGATTCAAAAAACAAACCTATCGCGCCCTGTTTGGACTTCATTGTTGGCGAAAATGGAAAAATTTGGTATTGCGCAAGTTAAAAACCAAGGGGTTAAAGGCACTTATATTGAGTTAACAAAGGAGATGGACAACGATGACTTACCAACTTAAAACAAAGATAATTATGCGCAATGATACTCCATATAATTGGAGTTTAGCTAATCCTATTTTAAGCAAAGGTGAAGTTGGATGTGCTATTGACTCAGATAAAGGTATCGTTACTGTAAAAATAGGAGATGGTGTTCATCACTGGAATGAATTGGAAATGAGAATGGGTACAAAAGAAACTGAATTAAATCAAGCTGGAAAAACTATGTCTGAAGCTATGTGTATGATTGCAGATACTGCATCTGCAGTAGGGATCTCTATGCAAGATGCGGTAGCCGCCTTTCAATCTCTTTGCGCTTTTGGCGGTAATACTAATATAGATACTGCTTTGCAATCAATGCAAAATGGTACAACATTTGAACAAAAGCAAGCAAAGGATTTATATAAAATGGCACGACATGTGATAGAAGAAAACCAAGAGAAAAAGAATCCTTATCTTGAAGACTTTGAAATTCCTCATTATGAATTCGAGGATATGAATATTAAAAACCTTATTGATTTTTAATAAAAATTTTATTATAATTTATATGTAAACAATAAAAAATAAAAGAAAAAAGGAGAAAAAAATGACACTCACAATCACACTTATCGTCGCGGCAGTAGTCGCATTTTTCGCTATCTTATTCGTAGCATCGTATGTTAAGGCACCACCTGACACTGCATTTATCATTTCAGGCGCAGGCAAAAGGAAGACAATCGCAGGTAAGGCTTCGTTCCGAATTCCTTTCTTGCAGCGTATCGATAAGCTCTTGCTAAAGCTTATTTCAATTGATGTAAAGACTTCAAGTTCCGTTCCTACAGCAGATTATATCAATATCATGGTAGATTCAGTAGTAAATGTAAAAATTGGATCTTCATCTGAGATGATCGAGCGAGCAGCACAGAACTTTCTTAACCAGAATACTGAATATATCGCAAAAGTTGCGCGAGAAGTATTGGAAGGTAATATGCGTGAAATTGTTGGTCAGATGAAGCTTAAAGATATGGTAAGCGATCGTCAGCAATTTGCAACTCTTGTGAAAGAGAATGCTGCGCCCGATCTTGGGGCTATGGGTCTAGAGATCGTTGCCTTCAATGTGCAGAATTTCATTGATGGTAACGGAGTAATTGAGAACCTTGGTGTAGATAACATTTCTCAGATCTCTAAGACTGCGGCTATCGCTAAAGCAAATGCAGAAAAAGAAGTTGCTATTGCACAGGCGGCCGCCGCTAAGGAGGCAAATGACGCAAAGGTATCTGCACAGACCGAGATTGAAAAGCGTAATAATGAGCTTGCTATTCAAAAGGCAGCCTTGAAGAAACAGGCAGACATTGAATGGGCGAAGACTGAGGCGGCTAAGGAGATTGAGGCAGAAGCTCAGCGTAAGACTCGTGAAATTGCTGAAGCAGATGCTAACCTTGCGCGCCAAGAAAAGGCTATTATTTTGCAAGAGCGCGAGGTAGAGATTACCAAGCGTAGACTTGAGGCAGAGATTGAGAAAAAGGCAGAGGCAGAAAAGAAGGCGGCACAGGCTCGCGCCGATGGTCAGCTTTATACTGCGCAGAAACAGGCTGAGGCAGAATTGTTCCAGCGTCAGAGAAAGGCTGAAGCACACGCCATTGAGGAACAGAAAAAGGCAGAAATGGAGCGTTTTGCAGTTGAGCAAGAGGCTGCGGCTAAAACTGCTATGGCTGCGGCTATTGAGGCAGAAGGTAGAGCTGTTGCAGAGGCGGCTCGCGCTAAGGGTGAGGCTGAGGCTCGCGCTATTGAGGCAAAGGCACTCGCAGAAGCAAACGGTTTAAAAGAAAAAGCAGAAGCGCTCAAGTTGTATGGCGACGCTGCGCGCGAACAGCAAAAACTTGATGTATTGAAGGTACTCTTTGAGCAGTATCCTGCAATCGCACAGGCTATCGGTGAAGGCTACAAGGGCGTAGACAAGATCGTTATGCTTGGCGGCGACTCAAGTAAGCTCGCAGAGAATATTATGAATACTACAACTCAGGTTCAGGAAGGGTTGACCCAGGGAATGGGTATCGATCTCAAGGCATTACTTAGCGGCATGTTTGGCGCCAAGCTTGTCGGCGGTAACGGTATAACTGTTAATGTCGATGATGTCACCGAGTGATAAATAAAAAGATTTTTAAGGCGGAATATGAATTCCGCCTTTATTTTTATTAAAATTTATGATATAATATATATAGAAAATGAAAGAGAGGAAAAAAGAAATGGAAAATGAATTTGTAAAGATATCTACAAAAGGAGAGTGTGAAGTTTGGAAACTTCCTATTTCCCGTCAGGTTTATGATGATTATGTAATGGCAATGAAGGAAGCTGCTCAAAATGATGATGGAGAAACTGCTCACCGCGATGCGGATGGTCTTTTGACAGATTTACTTGAAGCACTTGGCTGCAAAGAGATTGTAAATTCTTTTTACGATGTAACAAGATGGTATTCATAAGGAGGAAAGCAATGAATAATATGTTTGATGAATTAAAAGCATGGGCAGAAAAATGGAATGTACCTCACAAGGTTCAGGAGGATGATGATTGGGGAGCTATTTATTTTGAGAGCGTTACTTATTATGATGCAACCTTAGACTATCATAAGAAAACTGGTGACTATACTTGGTATGGAGGGGATTAAAATGCAAATTTTATATCGTACTGATCTTTCCTCAGAAGGCAATGACTGTTATTTAAATAGATCGGTTGCTTTAATAGAGGAATTTCGTATTTATTATATTATTTCTACATTAAAAGTAAATGGAGGATGGGGATCAGCAAATCAAACGGTATGTGTTTCAGATCCTTATGATGACCTAAATAAAGCAAAGGCTATGTATATGAGAAAAGGAGGAAAAGTGAAATGAAATTTGATACTCATACTCATGTTATCTTAAATGCTGATGACCTTAAAAGTATTATTACCAAGTATTTAAAAGAAGAAGGATATCAAGTTGAAAAACCTGCAGATATTCAGTTTACTATTTTGAATGAGCAGTATTCTGATCCGAAGGTTAACGGTTGCCTTATTATTTGTAAAAAGGAGGAAAAATAAAATGATGAAATTAAGTCCCATTATCGTATCTCTGCTTGATACTGATCTGTATAAGTTCAACATGAATCAAGTGATGTTCCACAAACACGCCAATCTCAACGGCACTTATATTTTCAAGTGCCGAAACAAGGGTGTTGAGTTTACCGATGAAATGATTGCAGAGATTAACGCGCAAATCGATCACCTCTGCACTCTTACTTTCACTGATGAAGAGCTTGCCTATCTTAGTTCTTTGCGCTTCATTAAGAAAGATTATGTAGAATTTTTACGCCTCTGGCGCCCTCTGCGCAGATATGTTGCTTGCTGGAGAACCAACGATGGAGAGATGGCAATTGAGGTAAATGGACCCCTGTTCTCTGTAATGCAGTTCGAAATTTATCTGTTGGAGATTGTCAATGAGGTCTATTTCCGTATGAAGTATGATTATCATGTGCTCATTGAGTCGGCTCGTCAAAAACTTTATCGCAAAATTATCGGTTTCCGCGAGGAACTCTATGACTTTAAGTTCGCGGAATTTGGCTGTCGCCGCCGTCTGAGTCGTGAGTGGCAGGATTATGTCGTTGGCGAACTTCTCCAAACTGGCTACTGTGTAGGCACTTCCAATGTTTACCTCGCGATGAAGTATGGCTGTAAGCCTATTGGAACCTATGCTCATGAATATGTGCAGATGTATCAGGGTATTCCCGGTGTGACCCTTGCCTACACTAACAAGATGGCAATGGACGAATGGTTTGAGGAATATCAAGGAGATAATGGAACCGCTCTAACTGACACCCTTGGCACCGACCTGTTTCTGATGGATTTCAACAAACTTCAGGCTACCTGTTATACGGGTGTGCGCCATGATAGCGGTGATCCTATTGAGTGGGGTGAGAAAATTATTGCTCATTATGAAAAACTTGGTATTGATCCTAAGACTAAGACTCTTTTGTTCAGCGATAGCTTGAACTTTGATAGGGCGCAGAAAATTTACAACCACTTTAAAGACCGTATCAATGTAAGCTTTGGTATTGGCACTTTCTTATCGAATGATACTGATGAAGATGCTTTGAATATCGTAATTAAATTGCAGTATGTCAATGGACACCCCGTTGCTAAACTTAGTGATGACATTGGCAAGGCAATGTGTCAAAGCGATAGCTATCTTGAATATTTGAAAAATGCTGTAGATTATCGCCTCAAGGAAGGCGTATAAAATAAAAAGAGGGCTAATCGCCCTCTTTTTAATTGTTTTTTATTAAAAAATATGATATAATAAATTATAAAATAAAGGAAAAGAGAGGAAAAAAGAAAAATGAAATTTAAGGCAACTATTGAAATTACTCCTTTGGAATTAAAGCATATTATTGGAGACTATCTTGAGTCGCATGGAATTAAAATGGTCAGCGATCAAGACATTCACTTTATAGTTGAAGAAGTAGAGCGCGGAGATCAGCGGGATCCGTGGAAGACACATGAATTGACAAAAGTCAAAGTTGAAGGATTAAGAATTGGAGAGGATAAATAATGAAAAAGGTTTTTTTAATCATAGAAGAAAATCATGGCACTATTGGAGTTGCAGCATCAAGACGCGCCGCTTTTCAGTATCTTGTTAAAAAGAATTGGCTTCACTTTGAAACCGACTATTACCTGTTTGATCAATGGGTTCCTATTCGTAAGATCTTTGAGGACAACGGGTGGGAAAAAACTAATGAAAACTTAGTTGAATGGGCAATGATGCCTACTCTTGATTGGGATGGGTGTTTCTATGTCGAAGAAATTGACTTAGTCGAGGAGGATAGATAAAATGATTATTCAACGCGATTTTAAAACTGGACACTATCCTTGGCGTAAATACTGGAGAGGTTGGTTCCTCTTTGGTTTTATTCCAGTATTTATTCAACAAACAGGAAGGGATTAATTATGAATTATTATCATATTAGAACATACACTCCTTTTTGCGGAGAAGAAGCAGACGTATATATCGCCGCAGAGACCGAGGATGAATATCATGATAAAGCAAACGAAGCTGCGGCTGAAAATGGTATGGAGTGGTATGATGAAGAAGAATGGCTTGAATGCCAACAGTATGACAAAGACTCTGATGACTATGATGAGGTGTGTAATGAATATTATGCGCAATGCGGCTGGCGCTTTATTGCGATGATTACGGAGGAAGAATATAATAAACTTAATGCAAAAGGAGAGTGGTGCGTATGAAATATTTTAAAATTAACTATGGCTGCGGATGCGGCGATAATGAAGAATATATCGAAGCAAGAGATCGTGATGAAGCATATAATACCGCATATATACTCGCAATCGATGATTATGAGTCTTATGCTGGTTATCACGGAATTCTGTCTGAAAGAGATATTGCGGAAGAGGAGTTCGGTATTGATTTGGAAGATGCTGATGAAGCTACTTGCGAAGAAATCTATACACGCTATCGAGAAGAAATTGAAAATACTATTTCCTATGGAGTAGAAGAAATTTCAGAAGAAGAATATAAAGAATATATGGAGGGAATGAACTAATGAATAAAGTATTGATTGTAGTGGACATGCAGAATGATTTTGTAACGGGCGCTCTTGATTCCCCTGAAGCTCGCGCTATCGTTCCCAATGTAGTGCAAAAGTGTATCGAAGCGCGTAAGAATGGAGATACTATTATTTTCACGAAAGATCTTCATTATGAGGAAGATTATGGTAAAACTATCGAAGGTGCTTTTGTACCGCCACATTGTATAGCAAACGAGAATGGGCATTGGATTATTGATGAATTAAAACCTTATATCTCAAATCAAGTAGTAAAATCTACCTATGCATATCAACACTGGGATGACTGGGGAGACCTCTTTAATTGGACTGATGTAATTGAGCTATGCGGCGTTTACACAGATATATGCGTAATCTCAAACGCATTAGTATTACGCAGTATGTTTCCTGCTACTCAAATCTGCGTAGATGCAAGCTGTTGCGCAGGACTTACCCCCGAGAAGCATAAGGCAGCGCTTGAAGTAATGAAGAGTTGTAATGTGGAGGTTATCAATGAGTAAAAAATATATTATATCAGAAGAGCGTCTCCTTGAACTCCTTGAAGCTGAAAATATCCTCCGTTGTCTTGAATGGGATGGAGTTGACAATTGGAGTTGGTATATGGAAAGCCGTGGGCGTTATATTGCAGAGGTTCTTCAAATAACTGAAGCAGAAGTGCGTAAAAACGATCTTGATTTCATTGACGTAGCAAAAGCAGAATTAGCTGATTATCAGTTATTTAATTGATTTTATTAAAAAAATATGATATAATATATATGTTAAAGAAAAAAATAAAAAATGAAAGAAAGGAAATAAAAAGAATGAACGATTTTAATTACAATCCTAATGATAACAGAGGACGCCAGTCCGACCTTGTGTTGGCTGTAAATGAATATGCATTTGTCCTTAATAAGTCTACTGGTGCTATTCAATCTCATGTAGGTCCTCTTGTAGTAACCGTATCTCAGCAGGAAGCATTGGTTATTTTTGATGCAAAAACTAAGCGTTTTGTTGAAACATCTGATTATAACCGCGCAAAGCAATTGTTTACCTCGGCGCCTGAGGGCTGGTATGTAGTGCTTAAGAACCCCTGTGAAGAGGGTGTTTATCCTGAGGCGGCAAAGCGTAACTCTACTCCCGCTTCTATGAAGATTGGAGTTAAGGTAAATATCTCTGGACCTACCTCTTTTGCACTATTCCCTGGTCAGATGGCGCGTGTCATTCGTGGTCATAAGTTGCGTACTAACCAGTACCTGCTCGCAAGAGTTTATGATGCTGATGCGGCAATGAAGTCCATGAAGAGCGCGACTGTACTTGACGCAGAGGGTAAGGAAAAGGATGTATCTAAGGAAACCTACTTTGCAGGTCAGTTGCTTGTAATCAAGGGTACTGAAGTATCTTTCTATATTCCTCCTACGGGTATTGAGGTACTTCCTAATGATACCAATGGAGAAGATCCTTATGTGCGCGAAGCTGTTACCCTTGAGCGCCTTGAGTACTGCATCTTGAAAGACGAAGATGGTCAGAAGCTTTATGCACACGGACCTAATGTGGTATTCCCCTCTCCTACTCAGACTTTTGTGCAGACTCCTCAGAAAGGCGTAATCTTCCGCGCATTGGAACTTTCTCCCATCAGCGGTATTTATGTAAAGGTTATCGAAGCATATGAAGAGAATGGAGTAAAGCATCCTATTGGAGAAGAGCTATTTATCACTGGTAATGACCAGATGATTTACTACCCTCGTAGAGAGCATGCACTGATTCAGTATGATGGCAAGTATATGCATCATGCAATCGCTATTCCCGAAGGCGAAGGCCGCTATATCCTTGATCGTATCAAGGGAACCGTTAAGATGGTTAAAGGCCCTGCTATGTATCTGCCCGATCCTCGTTTTGAAGTTGTTGTAAAGAGAGTGCTTTCCGCTAAGGAATGTGAAACTTTCTACCCCGGCAATAGAGAGGCACTTGAGTACAATCTTGGCTTGTCTGAGCAGAGCATGGAGCGTCAAGCGCGCAATGGCAAAGCAAATAAGACCGATGCAATTAACAATGCTTATAGCACTGCTAATCAGAATGATACCCTTGCAATCTTCGCGGCAAATGCCAATATTTCGCGCGGAGTATCTTATACGAAGCCTCGCACTATTGTTCTTGATACTAAGTATGAGGGTGTCGTAGCTATCAATGTATGGACTGGATATGCAGTAAATGTTGTATCTAAGTCTGGTCAGAGAGAGACTGTTATTGGACCTGCAACTCGTTTGCTGGAGTATGATGAGACTCTTGAGGTTGTAAATCTTTCTACTGGTAAGCCTAAGAGCACTGATAAATTGATCAGCACTGCATATTTGCGCGTTGATAATAACAAGGTATCGGATATTGTTACCGTTCAGACTAGGGATTTCGTTGATGTACAGCTTCGTTTGTCCTATAATGTAAACTTCTTGCCTGAACATAAGGATAAGTGGTTCGCTGTTGATAACTACATCAAGCATTTGTGCGATAGAGAGCGTAGCTTGCTAAAGCGCGAAGCAAAGAAGTATAATATCGAAGAGTTTTACGCAAAAGCTGCTGATATTGTAAGAAATATTGCCCTTGACAAGAGTGACGCCAAAGATGAAGATAGAGACGTTCTGCGTCCCGCAGGTCGCTTCTTTGCAGAGAATGGTATGCTCGTAACTGATGTCGAGGTTCTTGGAGTTCAGGTAGAAGCTAGCATCGCAAAAATGATGGAGCGCCATCAGTATGAAATGATTCAAAAGACTTTGGACTTGTCTGATGCTACACGCAAGGCAGAGATGGTAGCAAAGTTGGCTGAATATGAGCGCCGTGAAGCAGAGCTTGCATATGAGAACCAGACTTATAAGGCTCAGCTTGATCAAAAGGTTGCAGAAGAGAAGCTGAAGAATCAGGCAGATATTGCCGCTATGAAGCGCGCAGAAGAGTCGGCGGCCGCTAAGGCAAAAGCAGATATGCAGCCTATCTTCGATGCAATTCAGAAAGCACAGTTGGCGCGCGATAAGGCGGCTGATGACGCGAAGATTGCAACTGAAAAGCAGCTTGCTGCTATCGAGGAAGCAAAACAGAAGGCATATGCTGATACTATTGCTAAGGTATTTGAGGCCATTAGCCCTGATTTGGTCGCAGCACTTGAGTCTCGTGCAAATGCAGATCTTGCAAATGGCATCGGTAAGGCAGTCGCACCTTATGCACTTGCAAATGGTGAGTCTTGCGCCGATGTGGTTCAGAAGATCACTCGCGGCATGTCCTTTGAGGATGTGTTAAAGAACATTGGTAAGACAAGTGAGTAATTCCTTATAATAAAAGCCATGAGGTCACTCATGGCTTTTTTATTGATTTTATTAAAAAAATATGATATAATAAGTTATAAAAAGAAATAAAAAAAGGAGAAGGAAATAATGTTACCAACATTAAAAATCTTTTTTGAGCGCTGGAAATGGAGTACGGAACATGAAATATGGATTTCAACAGAGGGGCGCTTACGCGATAGATACAAAGAACCTGTTGAAATAATGCTGGGCCCAGGCGGATATCCCATCTTCTTTGATGAAAAAAGACAAACATTTAAAAATGTGCATCGAGTTGTGCTTGAAACATGGCGCCCGCGCGCAGACATGAGAGAGCTGACTGTTGAACATAAAGATCAAAATAAGCGCAATCCCGCATTAAGGAATCTTATGTGGTTAACTAATGAAGAAAACACTCGACGTGGCAAATATCATAACCTTAGTCAGTCCAAAATAGGCAACGCAAATAAGCAAATTTGTGCTAACGGAGTGGCAATGACGGTCGAAGAAGCTGTGACTTTAGTTTATAATCTGCCTGCACATAATTATAGTAAAATTGATATTCGTACAAAAGTTCATGAATTGCTTGCAAGCAATAAACAAAAGAAACAAATGTATGGAATTACTTTTACGGAGGTATAACTGTGAAAGAAAAAATACTTGAATTAAAAAATAAATCCATTGAAAAAGCTAATTATTATTCTAATATTGGTTTTGTAAATCTTGCGAATGAATTTACATCACTTGTAAATATTTTAAATGAAATGGAATCAATAGTAGAAGAATGTGAAAAATTAAAAGCTCAAATTAATAATCAAGAGGGAGAAAATAAAAATGAAAACCTGTAATCATTGTATTTATACATGTAAAGCAACCGATCAAGAAGTGTGTGAAAGATTTAAAGATGCTGAGTTGTTCGGCGCCCATGGTCGCTATAAGGTATTTTTAACCGACTCTATTGAGGTGCTTGAAAATGAATTGTTTATAGGCGATGCTAATTCGATTCAAGAAGCGTGTAAATTACTTGCTGATGTAACCAGTAATCATGGCGGGTATTGGCGATATCTTATGGCATCTAATGCCACATTTGTTGACTTTGGCTCATGGTCGCGTTTTGGCGCCATTATCCCCCCTATAAGTATGCAAGAGTTTCAAGGAGCAGATAATTGATTTTCTAAAAAAATTATGTTATAATATTATACTAAATAAAAATATATTAAAGAAAAGAGTAAAGCATAATGGAAAATAATGTAATGATTTTAGAAGCGGAAGATTTGATTCTTGAGGAAGAAAATAGTATTGATGTAGATTTTGATAATATGGGTTTTTTACCAGACGCAACAAAAGCATATATGAACTCAATTAGTAAAATTCCTTTGCTCTCCTACGAAGAAGAGCAAGCTTTAGGCGCCCAAATTGCAAATGGAAGTATTGAAGCAAGGAATAAACTGATTGAAGCAAATTTGCGTTTGGTAGTAAGTATTGCAAAAAAATATTTACATCGTACCAATATGCCATTTCTTGATTTAATTCAAGAGGGAAATATTGGATTAATGCGCGCCGTAGATAAGTGGGATTATACTTTAGGTTATAAATTTTCTACCTACGCTACATGGTGGATTAAACAAAGTATCTCTAAAGTTGTCGTTGAGCAATCGCGAGCCATTCGAGTACCTATGCATGTTATTGAGCAACTTAGTAAACTGAGTCGTGCCACTAATGAACTCTGTCAAGTACTGAATAGAGAACCTACCACACAAGAGCTTGCAAATCATATGGGACTTGAAGAAAAGAAAATTAAAGAGTTGCGAGCTATTGTTAAAGACCCAATCTCTATTGATCAAAGTATCAATGATGAAGATGATGCAACTATTGGCGATTTAGTAGCAGATGAAAATAATGAATCTCCAATTGAAGACATTTTCAAAGAAGAAGTCTCTAAGCGTATTCAACAAGTATTATCAACTCTTGACAATAGAGAAGCAGATGTGCTGACACGTCGCTATGGTTTGAATAATCATAAAGCTCAGACTTTGGAAGAAATTGGAAATGAATATAAGCTATCTAAAGAGCGCATTAGACAGATTGAAGAAAAGGCCTTGCGCAAACTGCGCAATCCGCTACGCGCAGGATTGCTGAGAGAATGTTTGGAGGTATAATATGGATATAGCATTAGCAATTATGGGAATCATAATTTTTGTAGGATTATTTACTTTCGATATTGCAAAGACTATTTGCAATGATAAATTAAAGAAAAAAGATAAGATAAAAAAGGAGAAAAAAGATGCTGATAAATGATAAAAGAGCACTGGCTTATACTACTCGTATAGACTGGGTAAGACCTATTGAAGGTGCTGATAATATAGAGCTTGTTGGGATTGGCGGATGGACTTGTATCGCTAAGATCGGTGAGTTTAAAGCAGGAGACCTTTGCGTATATTTTGAGATTGACTCAAAACTACCCGAAGACAAGGAATGGTGTGCATTTTTGGCACCTAAAAAGTTTAAGGTTAAGAGTATGAAACTTTCTAAGTTTGGAGTTATTAGTCAAGGCTTGGCGCTTCCTATCAATGCCTTTGATGTAAAAATTCCTAATGAAACTAATGTTGATTGCACCGAGTTGCTTGGTGTAACTTATTCTGAAGCTGCTGATAATGAGCGTAAAGGATCTGGACCTGACAAGTATAAGAGAATGGCTCAGCGCAGACCTGACATCTTTAAAAAGAAGTGGGCACGTTGGTTAATGAAGCGCGAATGGGGTCGCCGCCTAATGTTCTTCTTCTTTGGTAAAAAGAAAGATAAGAAAAATGGCTGGCCGGCTTGGGTAAAAAAGACTGATGAAGAGCGCGTTCAAAATCTACCTTATCTTTTCAATACTTCAGAGCGTAAAACTTGGATCTTGACTGAAAAAATTGATGGTAGTTCTTCAACCTTTACCTTGCGCGGCAAAGGCAAAAAGAGAGAGTTCTATGTTTGCTCTCGAAATGTCGTATTTGATAAGCCAGATAAGAAGTGTTTTTATGACACCAACATTTATGTTGAAATGGCGGAAAAGTATGATATGGAAAATGTTATGGCTCGTTGGATGGAATGGATGGACAATTGTGATAGGGAATTGGAATTTCTTACCATTCAAGGCGAAATCTACGGTGCCTCTGTGCAAAAGCGCGATTATGGAATGAAGAATCGTGATTTGGCTATCTTTAATGTTATTTATGGTTATAAGGATGGTAGGGTTGAACGCCTGAATCCTATTGATATGAAGATCATTTGTGATACCTATGGATTGCCTACTGTACCCGTGCTTGGGCGCCTAGAACTTCCTGCTACTTGTGAAGAGGTGTTGACTCTTGCCGCATCCGCGCCGTCAAAGATTGATGGGGGTATGCGTGAAGGCTTAGTATTCCGTTCAGAAGATGGCGAATTGAGCTTTAAAGCTGTAAGTAATGAGTTCCTCTTGAAATACCATTCTTAAAAATTGGTCAAAAGTAATTAATTATATCTCCTTAATTTTCAATATAATATAGAAGCTTGCCGCTTATATTTTTATTTTGAAAGAAAAGGAAATATTTTTATGAATAGATTTGGTATTCGTGAAGTTTGTGATTTAACTTTTACTAAAAAAGTTGGTTCTGGAGAAGGTCCCAGCTCTTTTGTTATCGATACTGCAAAAATGAGTACAATTGAATCAACAAGCTCAACAGTATATGCTCAAGGAGGTAAAGGTAATTCTCGTTTAATTGCTTGGGAAGGTGAAAAAACGCTTACTTTTACAGTAGAAGACGCATTGCTTACAATGGAGTCATTCCATGCTCTAACTGGAGCAGAAGTAACGTCTGGCTCATCATAGACAATTTTTAAAATTAAAACTACTTCATTTGCAGCTTATTATACGGTAAATGCAACAACCTTAATTAGAGATGATGAAGGCGTAGATCATAGTGCAACTATTACTATTCCTGAAGCAAAATTACAAACAACTTTAAATCTTTCTATGGCTCCAACCGGAGATCCTTCAATATTTACATTTACATTTGATGCTTTTCCAAATGAAAATAAAGAGTTATGTATCATTACTATGGAAGGAGAAGCATATACTCCTCCAACAGCTTCCTCTAATCTCACTACCGTTACTATTATTAAAGATGGAGTAATTGAAACGAAAACTACTAATAATAGCAATCCTGCCTTAGCTATTACCGAGGGTGGTGCAATAACTTTAAATGGCACCTCATTTACCGCTGCATTACAAGATGGAGAAGAATTAACAAACTTAACTGTGACATATACAAAAGGAACCGCTGCAACTATTAAATTAATAAAGAATACGGTTTCAACTTGGTATATTATGTAATAAAAAGGAGGATGAACCATGGAATACTTATGGATCGTAGCATTAGTACTTCTTATTGGAGGAGTCGCATTGCTTGCCTACAGAGAGCGTAAAAATCTCAAAAATTGGCTACTTTATGCAGTTGCAACTGCAGAAAAGTTATTAGGAACTGGAACTGGCGAATTAAAATTGCGTCAAGTATATGATGCATTTTTAACTAAATTCCCAATCATCAGTAAATTTATGTCTTTTGAAACTTTCAAGACATTAGTTGATGATGCTTTAGACACTCTTGAAGGATTAATTCAAGACAATGAAAAAGTAGATACCTACATTAAAGGAGAGTAATTTACTCTCCTTTTTCTTTTTTGATTTTATTAAAAAAATATGATATAATAAATTATAAAGAAATAAAAAGGAGAAAAAAGAAATGATTACAGCAATAGAAGCAAGAAAACAGACTAATAAAATTCGTGAAACACAGTTAAACGAAGCTAAAAATTTTGCCAATAGTGAATGGGTTACTTGTTTAGAACCCATGATTCATAGGGCTATTGCAATGGGATCTTCTTCAATCTCTGATTTTTGGAGCAAAACTGTTTTAGATGATTATAATATTCCAGTGGCTGATTTTGAAAATGCCATTATGGAATTGGGTATAAATACACTTGGTTTTGATGTTAAAACACAACAAAAAGTTGTCGATAACCATATACAAATTTGGGTGTATATTTCATGGTAAAAGAGGTAATAATTAAATGGAATATAAGATAAATGGTAAGCTGATATTGATGGTTGGTATTCCGGGTTCAGGGAAAAGCACTTGGCTTAACCAAAATAAAAAGATAGATGAATTTATTGTCTCAAGAGATGCAATTCGTTTTGCTTTACTTCAAGAGAATGATAATTATTTCTCAAAGGAAGATGAGGTTTGGGAAACTTATGTAGCAAGCATTGAATCTCTTTTAAAGTCTGGAGAAACTGTTTATGCAGACGCAACTCATCTTAACCATGGCGCTCGCTTGAAGTTGCTTAAAGCATTGGATATTATTCCTAATGAGATTGAGGTAATTTATTTTAAGGTTCCTCTTGAGGTTGCGCAAGAGCGCAATGCACAGCGCGCCGGACGTGCCTATGTTCCGCCTGAAGCAATTGCAAAAATGTATCGTGCACTTAAAGAACCTAAGTGGCATGAAGGTATTTTTACCTATAATAAAATTTATATTGTTGATGAAAATGGAAATATGGAGGAGAAAAAATGAGCAAGATTTGGATCACTAGCGACCTGCATCTGGGGCATGACCGTGAGTTTATCTGGGGCGCCAGAGGGTATGCAGATGTAAATGAAATGAATATGAAGCAGATTGAAAAGTTCAATTCTGTAGTGTCTGATGAAGATGATGTATGGATTCTTGGAGATTTGGTATTAGGCGACATTGAGGGAGGTTTGGCGCTTCTTAAACAACTCAAAGGCAAAATCCATGTATGTCTTGGAAATCACGATACTGCTAAGCGCGAACAGGCTTATCGAGATATGGGCTGGGATGTTCAGCTTTGTGCAAGACTAAAATATAAGAAACTAAATTTCTATCTCTCTCACTATCCTATTATTACTCATAATCTGGATGAAAAAGAAATTTGGCAGGTCGTGATTAATTTGTTTGGGCATACTCATCAAGCATCTAACTTCTATAAGGGAGATCCTTGGATGTATCATATTGGAGTAGACTCTCATGATGGATATCCTGTTTTACTTGATGACGCAATTGCTGATGTTAAAGCAGAAATGAAGAAATGTGAGGAGCTGTTAGAAAATGATGATTGATATAGGAATTGTGGGATGCATTGGTTTGGTGCTGACCGATTGGATTATGCATCATTATAATGCAATTAAATACTATATTAAAGAAATTATAAATATGGAGGTTTTTAGAAATGAAACGACCGACACTTATTAAGAATGGCATTAGCGTCGATGGACGCCAGTATAATGTCATTATCGGTACTGATATGGGGCAATTTAGCGCAACGGTAGAAATTCGTCCTGAAGACGAAAGTTGTCGTTCTAATTATTTTGGCTGGGAGTTAGCAGAAATCAAAGCCAATATTAAATATGCAAGAGCTAAAAAGAAATATTATGACGCTCAAGTGAAAGTTCTTAAAGAGTTTTGGGGAAATATGTCTAAGACAAGAACTTATGATGATGCCGCTTTTTGGGTAAAGAAAATCGAGCAGCAAATTGAAGATCTTGAATTGACTGTTAAATGGTGGAAGAATAAAATCAACTATTTGAAAGAAACTTATCATCTAAAGATTACTACTTTTGATTCTTTTAATGCACAAAGAAATAGATGTAAGGAGCGCAATAATGATTGAATATTACACTGAAACGCCTGTCAAACAGAAAATTCTCAAATATCATGAAGCGCCAAACATTCTCCCTGTGCAACTTAACACACTTACCCTTGAGCGTAATTCAGTGCTTGTTGCGCGCCTTTCAAAAGATGGCGGATATGATTTTGAAGATATGAAAAATATAAAGCGCTCTTTAGAAGAAGCTTTCCCAAATCATACTGTATTATTAATATATGACGATATTGATTTTATGGCTATTGAAGATAAAGGATATAAAGTAGAAAGGATTATAAATGACACCTCGAATTACTATTAAAAACACTTTTCGCCACTTTGGTAAAATTTGTAAACACAAATGGTGGGTATTTTATTATTGCTGCAAGGCAGGAATTCCTTGGCGTGGTTTTATGCATGATTGGTCTAAGTTCTCTCCGATTGAGTTTTGGGAGTCTGTAAGATATTATCAAGGTAATAGATCCCCTATTGATGCTTGTAAAGAAGATAAAGGCGTCTCTAAGGCATGGATGCATCATAAGGGTAGAAACACTCACCATTATGAATATTGGGTTGACAATTTTGACAATGGTGGGAATCCTGTCCCAATGCCTTATAAAGATGCTGTTGAAATGCTTTGTGACTATCTCGGCGCCGGGCGCGCCTATATGGGGAAGGATTTCACCTATCAAAAAGAATGGAAATGGTGGCTTAATAAATGTTCTAAACCACTTGCCATGCATCCTCATATTAAAGAATTTATTTCTTGCGTTTTCGTTAATCTTGCTTACGATGAACTGCGAGTAAAAAAAGAATGGTTGCTTGATGTTGACCTTTGTCCTGTATGGCTTAAATCAGTATATAAAAGAGAAACAACTGAATTTGATTTGGATAAATGGTTAGAGGAGAAAAACAATGAGTAAATATTATATATATACTGATGGATCTTCTCGCGGCAACCCAGGAAAAGGCGGCTGGGGTATGGTTATAATGAACGAAAATGATACTGAGATCTTGTTTATAGAGCATGATACTGAAGATTATGTAACCAATAACCGCATGGAACTTAAGGCAATGCTTTGTGCTCTTGGATATGTAGAGTCTCATATGTATGATCAATTCGTCATTTACTCTGATAGCGCCTATGTAGTTAATAGTTGTAACTCTTGGATGCGAACTTGGGCGTCTAATGGTTGGCGCAACAGTAAAAAGCAAGAAGTAGAAAATGTAGACTTAATGAAAGCAATTTGGGGCTATATTTCTCGTCCATTTTTTAATGCCGAGATCATCAAATGTAGTGGTCACAAAGGAGAGCTTGGTAATGAATTAGCTGACGCCATTGCAACTCAAAACTGGAGTAAATACAGAGATCTAATTGAGTTCTGGGAAATTAAAGAACCTAAGAATGGTGAAAACTGGTTCCCTATTGATTAAAATAATTGATTTTTTCAAAAATTTTGATTATAATTTATATGTAATCAATAGGGAGTTCGCCAAGCGGCTAAGGCCTCCGGCTCTAACCCGGTTATGCGTGGGTTCGAATCCCACACTCCCAGCCATACTTAAAGCTCCTCTTATTTAAGGAGGAGCTTTTACTCAAAAAAGGAGAAAATATGCAAGAACAAAAATTAACTAAATATATAAGTAAACATTTAAAAACAATATCACGGAATTTAGCTAAGGACAAGGCGCGCTGCCGCCGTGAGTATCCTGATTGGGAAGACGATGAATTTAATATGCTTGATAATAAATTCATTTGGGGATATAATGTCGACCCTAGTAAAACACCTTCTTTTCTTTCGTGGGATGATGCCTATGTTTATTTTGACCGGAAAAGTAAAAAGTATTGCATGATTGTAGATACGGCTTTTTACACTAAAAGGTTTGAACTAGATAAAAGTGAAGAGGCTGCTCGGGCAGAGATCGATCGCTTGTACCAAATCGCAGATGCTTTTAGAGATTTTTTAATCGAAAATAACCTGCGTCAACGAGCAGATTTTTACTGCTTTCAGGATAACTTTTTATGTGCCGATAGTTTAACAGAGTTGTATACGAAGTTTAGAATTCAAATTGAAGGATATAAATGGTATAAAGAAAATAATAAACCACAGAGTTAATCTGTGGTTTATTTTGTTGAAATTTTTGAAAAAATATATTATAATATAGTATAAGTAAATAAAAATGAATAAAAATAAATTAAAGGAGAAAATATGGTAGATAGTAAATTATATACTAAAGATAGTATAGAATCGCTCTCGCCCTTGGAATTCACAAGGTTACGCCCAGGAGTATATGCTGGAGATACTACCTATGCAACGCAGCTCTTAGTAGAAATTATCTCGAATAGTGTCGATGAATTTAGATTGGGTCATGGCAATCAGATCGATGTAGAACTTCGAGGAGCTAAAGTAAGAGTGCGTGATTACGGTCAGGGCTTCTTGGTAAATGAAAAGCGCGATGATGGAAAAACTATTCTAGAAGCAGCATTCTCAGTTCTAAATACTTCTGGTAAATATCGAGATGATGGAACTTATGAAGGGACTTCTCTTGGTAGTTTTGGTATTGGTTCAAAGATTACTACGTTTTTATCTCACTGGCTTGATGTTGTTACACACAGAGATGGCAGAATGGAAAGAGTAAGTTTTAAAGAAGGAGTATTTTTTGAAAGAGAAACGGGTATTTCTAAGTTAGCAACAGGTACAATAGTTGAGTGGGAACCAAGCGAAGAATTCTTTACTCACCCTGAAGTAGAAGTGTCTAAGATCCATTCGCTCTTTGAGACGATCACTTGCCTTTGCCCTGGACTTACCATTAATCTCGATGATAATGGAAAGAAAACAACTTATCATTCAACTCGTGGATTAAATGATTTAGCAGATAAAGCAGTAAAAGATAAAGAAATAATCAATAATAGATTTTCTATGAATTTTAGTGAAGGAAAAGAGAAAATGGACTTTATCCTCACTTATACTAGTAATTATTCTTCTACTCTTGTCCCCTATGTTAATACTGGACTTACAGAGAAAGGACCTCATATCACGCAGATTAAAACAGTACTCACAAGAGAATTTAACAAGTTCTTTAAGGAGAAAAAATGGCTGAAGTCTACTGATGAAAATCTGTCAGGTGATGATATTCAAGAGGGAATGTATATTGTATTTAATATTACTGCGCCTAATGTGTCATATGATGCGCAGGTTAAGAGTAATATTACTAAAATAGGAATGACAACCTTTACTCAGGCGCTTGCAGAGAATTTGGGTATTTGGTTAAATAATAACGAAAAAGAAATTAAAGTAATTGCAGATAAAGCAATTAATGCAAGGAAGGCAAGAGAGGCCGCCAAAAAGGCGCGCGACGCGGCTCGTGGCGAAAAAAAGAAGAAAGAAAAGGCACTTAAGTTTGATTCGAAATTAGCAGATTGTTATTCAAAGATTCGCGCCAACTGTGAGATCTATGTGACAGAGGGAGATTCTGCCTCTGGAAATCTTAAGTCAGCCCGAAATAATGAATTTCAGGCTGTGATGCCAGTTCGAGGTAAAATCCTTAATTGTCAAAAGAACACGCTGGATAAGATCCAAAAAAATGCGGAGATTATGACTATGATTGAGGCATTCGGTCTTAAAGCAGACCCTAAGACAATGAAACTTACCTATGACAAGGATTCGTTGCGCTATGGCAAGATCATTATAGCCGCAGATGGTGACGCTGATGGTAGCCATATTCGAAACCTATTTTATACTTTTATCTGGAACTTCTGCCCACAGCTTATTCAAGAAGGATATGTATATGCGCTTGTGGCGCCGCTCTATAAGATTACAATGGGTAAAGATACTTATCTGTATTTAAGAGACGATAAAGATTTAGCTGAATTCCAAGAAAAAAATAGAGGAAAAAAGTATCAGGTTAATAGATTCAAAGGATTAGGTGAGATGTCAGAAGACGAGACCGAAATTCTTGTAGATCCAAGTTTAAGAGTGTTGAATCAGGTTACAGTTGAAGAAGCAAAGAAAGCAGATGTTTTGTTTGATCAATTAATGGGCGCTGGAGTTGCAGCAAGAAAGAAGTTTATTCAAGACCATAGCAAGGAGGCTAAGTATGGAGTATAATAAAGTTGAATTAACACAAGAATTATCTAATAACTGCATTGAGTACGCAGCCGCCGTGAATGAAGACCGAGCGATACCAGATGCTACAAGTGGTTTAAAACCTGTTGCAAGAAGAATCATTTATGGCGCGTATGATTCGGGTAGAAGCTCTAACAAGCCTCATGTTAAATGCGCGAATATTGTCGGAGATGTAATGGCTAGATTCCATCCCCATGGAGATAGCTCTATTTACGGCGCGCTTGTTCGCCTTGCGCAGCCTTGGGAAATGAGATATCCGCTGATTGATTTCCACGGAAATATGGGAAATGTGGGCGGCGATGGTCCGGCACATTATCGTTATACTGAAGCGCGCCTTGCTAAGTTCACTGAAGATGGACTATTGCAAGGACTAAAAAAGCGCAATGTGCGCTTTATGCGCAACTATGATGAAACAACAGAAGAACCTATGACTCTTCCTGCATTGTTTCCTAATCTACTTTGCAACCCGAATATGGGTATTGGTTGGGCTATTGCGTGTAATTGGGCGCCTCATAACTTAACTGAAGTTGCAGATGCAATTTTCGCATATATGGATGGCGCCGAGCCTATGTTACCTGGACCTGACTTCCCAACAGGTGGTGTTGTAATAAATAAAAACGACATTCCTGCAATCATGAAAACTGGTCGCGGAACAGTAAAGGTTCGCGGTAGATATAATATAGAAAAACAAAATATCGTCTTTTACGAGATACCTTATGGAGTTCAAACAGAAGCTCTTCTTGCGGATATTGGTAAGCTTTGTGATACAAAAGAGCTTGAAGGTATTGAAAATCTAAGAGACGAGAGTAATAAGAAAGGTATGAGAATTGTTATCGAGTGCGAAAAAGGCGCGAACCCTGACGCCATCGTAAAGCAGTTGTTCGCAAAGACTGATCTCCAGTCCTCATTCTCATACAACCAGGTCGCTCTTGTTGATAAGACTCCTACGGAGCTTAATTTGAAACAGTGCTGTGAGATTTATGTAGACCATAACTTACTTTGCATTCAAAACGAAGCGCAGTTTGATTTAGAAAAAGCACAAGATAGACTTCATATCGTTGAAGGACTGCTTCGTGCATTGGAAGATATCGACAACATTATCGCTCTCATTAAGAAATCTGCAAGTGCGGCGGCCGCCAAGGATGCATTAATCACCACTTATAAATTCTCTGAAGCGCAGGCAAAAGCTATTGTCGATATGAAACTTGGTAAGCTTGCTGGACTTGAAAAGGTTGAGCTGAATCAAGAGGCAGAAGAGCTCCGTAAAGAAGTTGAAGAATTAAATACTCTTTTCCTCAATGAAACTAAGCAGCGTGAAGTATTGCGCGAGCGCCTTGCAGCATTCGTTAAAAAATACGGAGACGCACGTAGAACTGGTCTTGAGCAAATCGAGCTTCCTAAAGCAGAGAAAGAAATTGAAACAGTAGTGCCTGAAGACTGTGTAGTAATAGCGACTCAAAATGGTGACATTAAGAGAGTACCTGCTGCTTCTTTTAAGACGCAACGCCGCAATGGCAAAGGAGTAAAGACAACAGATGACGCAATCCTTGACATGATTTCTACCAATACTGTTGATACTTTAATGTTCTTTACAGATAAAGGTAAAATGTATCGCTTACTTGTAGATAAAGTTCCTACTGGAACTAATGCTTCCAAGGGTGGGCGTATTGGCGCGTTGATTAATCTTGAAGCAGATGAAAAAGTAGTGGCGATGACTTCACTTTATCGCAAGAGCCAAGCAGAATATGTAATCTTCATTACAAAACAAGGTCTTTTCAAGAAGACGAAATTGGAAGAATATCTCCAGACCAAACGTGCAACCGGCATCGCCGCAATTAAGTTTAAGGAAGGCGACTCTCTTGCTACTGTTACTTTTGCTAATGAAGAAGATTTTATCATCATTACCAAGCAAGGCATGAGCATTAGGTTTGAAACAAAAGAAATTGCCCCTATTGGGCGCGTAACCGCTGGTGTAAAGAGTATTAAACTAAATGAGGATGATGAAGTATTAACCGGATTGCCTATTAAGCATAACACTGATACTCTTGCAACATTTAGTACAAATGGTATGGGGCGCAAGACCTTGCTTGAAGAATTCCCTGTTCAGGGTAGAGGTGGTAAGGGTCTAAAGATAGGAAGTGGAGATCTGGCTGGCGCAGTATTGATTAGTGATGAAGATAACCTTCTTATAGTCGGTTCACCAAATAGCATCTGTATATCGGCCACTGAAATTCCCCTCTTAGCACGTACGGCGCAAGGCAATATAATGATTAAAAATAGCGTTATAAGGAGTGTAATTAAACTATGAATAAATGGTTAAGCAGAATATGGGAAGCGCCTCAAAAGGCGCTTGCCCATATCGTAAAATGGGTATTTAAAGCAGAGCCACTTGATATGACAGACATGAATGGTGAGAGCGTACATTTTTATTTCTGGGGACATGGTGGTGGAATGTCTTTAAGCAACCATATCTTTTTACCAAGAAAGCATTTCGATAAGCCAATAGAAGAAGTAATGGCATCTAAATGGCATCGAGATTATATGGCACATGAGTACGGACATACTATTCAATCTCACAAACTTGGTCCCCTTTACCTGTTAGTGATTGCGTTACCTTCTTTAATCTGGGCGGGCTGTTTTGAACGCTACCGCATTAAGCATAATATTAGTTATTATTCATTTTATACTGAGGCTTCCGCGGATAAGCTAGGCCGGGTTAAAAGAGAGGATTAATTATCCTCTCTTCTTTTGATTTTTTATTAAAAATATGTTATAATATATTATAAGAATAAAAAGGAGAATAAATATGGAGAAATTTGATGTAGCGCAAAAAATGCGAAGATTAATTGAATATCTTAATTATCATCAAGACCAATATGATGCTGGGACTCCAAAGATAACAGATAAAGAATGGGATGAAGCTTATTTGGAACTTAAAGCTCTTGAACAAGAGTTTCCAAGTATCGAATTTGAAAATTCACCTACTAAGAAGATTAGATATGAAGTAGTATCTGAGCTTAAAAAAGTAAAGCATGAATATCAACCTATGCTTTCACTTGATAAGACAAAAGATATTGAAGAAATTAAATCTTTTATCGGTGATAAAGAATGGATTGCAATGCTTAAGCTTGACGGTTTAACTTGTCGTTTGACTTATGAAGAAGGTAGACTAATTCGCGCCGAGACAAGAGGAGACGGCGTTGAGGGCGAAGATATTACCCATAATGCGCGAGTGCTCCCCTCTATTCCACAAATTATTCCTTATAAAGATACACTTGTAGTAGATGGAGAAGTTATCTGCGATCTCGATACTTTTGAGCAATTCAAAGGCAAGCATGCTAATGCGCGTAACTTTGCAGCTGGTAGTATTCGACTTTTGGATAGTAATGAGTGCGCTAAAAGAGAATTGACTTTTGTAGCTTGGGATATTATTCAAGGATTTAATTATATTGATATGACTACTTTAAGCGCCAAACTTACTCATTTGCAAAGTTTAAGCTTTATTAGTGTTCCATTTTGCGGAGGTGAGACTGAAAAATATATTGAAGCATCTATAAAAGGGTTATCTTCTTTAAATGACTATCCTATTGATGGTATTGTCTTTAAGTGGGATAATATTAAAGAATACCAAGCAGCAGGTAGAACAGAACATCATTTTCGCGGCGGTCTTGCTTATAAATTCTATGACGAGGAATATGAGACTGAACTCTTAGACATTGAATGGTCTATGGGTAGAACTGGTGTCTTGACTCCAGTTGCAGTTTACAAAGATGTAGATACGGGTTCAAATATAATTTCAAGGGCAAATTTGCATAATTTATCTACTTTAAATTTAATATTAGGTAGACCTTATAAAGGACAAAAAATTAAAGTCTACCTCGCTAATCAAATTATTCCGCAGGTAGCAGAAGGAGAAAAGATAAACGATGCCAGCTTGTAAAAATTTAATTGGAGAGTAGTTTGGTTATTTAACAGTAATTGAAAAAACAGACAAACGAAAAGGGGGAGCTGTTGTTTGGCTTTGTCAATGTTAGTGTGGAAATCAAAAAGAAGTAACTTCTGGAGAATTAAATGCAAAGCGAGTAACTTCTTGTGGATGTAAAAAACATGAACCTAAATTTGAAGATTTAACAGGGCAAAGATTCGGACGATTAGTGGCTTTACGTCCAACTGGAGAAAAAACCCCTAAAAGATGTATGATATGGGAATGTTAGTGTGATTGTGGAAATATTACTAAAGTACCAACTGATTAGCTGAAAAAAGGAGAAAATGGAGGTACTAAATCTTGTGGTTGTATTACCAAAGAGCGCATGAAGAAATTGGGAGAACAAAGAGCATTAAATCTTGTTGGATCCCATTTTGGTAAATTAACAGTTATAGAAAAAATGGAAGAACGTGATCCAAATGGTAGAATTATGTGGCTATGTGAATGCTCATGTCCTGATCATAATAAAATCCAAGTTTCAACGTTAAATCTTAGACGAGGTCACACTTCTTCTTGTGGGTGCTTAGGAAAATCAAAAGGAGAATACTGTATTGAAAAACTTTTAAAAGAAAATAATATTACTTTTGAAAAATAGAAAACTTTTGATACTTGTGTTTACCCAGATACGAATTATCATTTATATTATGATTTTTTTGTTGAAAATAAATATTTAATTGAATATGATGGGGAACAGCATTTTACTCCTCGACAATTTGGAGGCATATCTAAAAAAGTCGCAGAAGAGCAATTTCAAAAAACTAATGCTCGAGATCTTTTTAAGAATAAATGGTGTATGGATAATAATATTATATTAATTAGAATTCCTTATACTCATCTTGAACAATTAACCTTAGAAGATTTAGATATTAATAAAAGTAAATTTATTGTAAAAAAGGAAAGAAAATATGATTGAATGGATTGAAATACCAAAGACTTGTCCTATTTGCGGCGGAAATACAATTATCAAAACGAGCGATAGCGGCACACAAGAATTATTTTGTAATAATCCTGATTGCAGTGGAAAATTGATTAACAAATTAGAACATTTTGTATCAAAGAAAGGTCTTGATATTAAAGGCTTGTCTAAAGCAACTTTAGAGAAACTTATCGACTGGGGCTGGGTATCTTCTATAAGCGATATTTGCGCACTCGGTGAAGTAGCTGATCTCTGGGCTAGTAAGCCTGGTTTCGGACCTAAAAGCGTAACTAAGCTCATTGACTCTATATGGAAAGCACGCGAGACTACTCTTGCACAGTATTTAAGCGCAATTAGCATTCCGCTTATAGGTAAGACCTATGCGCAGAAACTTGCAAATACTTTTGAAACTTATGAAGAATTTAGAAATGCTGTTGCGAATGGCTTTGATTTTGAGTCGCTTGATGGTATTGGACCAGAGAAAGCAGATGCGATTTTAAGCTTTGACTATACGGAAGCAGATAGCCTTGTAGAAAAGGGGATTATTACCTTTAAAACAAATGAAAGCGCGCTGGAAAATTCTGGAAATGCGCTTGAGGGTAAAACCTTTTGCGTTACAGGTCGAGTCCACATCTGGAAAAACCGAGATGAACTTTCTGCAGCAGTGACCGCCGCAGGTGGTAAAGTAACATCATCGGTCTCTTCAAAAACTGATTATCTCGTCAATAATGATATTGATAGTACATCATCAAAGAATCTTAAAGCAAAGGAACTTGGCATTCCGATTATTACTGAAGAAGAATTATTGGAGTTAATGAAATGAAAGCAAATTACAACATAACGGAAAAAGCAGATGCACCTATGAATAGGGAGCAACGCAAAGCAATGCACAAGCGCCTTGTGCCAAAAATCAAGCGCATTGTAGAACTTGAAAAGCAAATCAAAGCAGGCATTGATAAATCTGCAGCAGAAGAGGAAATGACTAACATCATTGAAAGTTGCACAATGATTGAGATGTTTGCTATTGAGGACTATATCTATAATAAGAATCTTCTTGACAATAAATAAATTTTATTATATAATTATATTACTACGATAGCAGAGATAAATACTGCTAAATATTAAGAAATAAAAGGAGATTTAAGGCAATGGCACTTAAAGAAAACAGTTTAACAATTTTTAATTATGTAAGAGAGCATGACGGAGAAGATTTCACTGCAGCAGATATTGCATAGGCAACGGGTATTCCTGTAAAGTCGGTAAATGGATGCATCACTGCTATGGCTAGACACCACGAGCTTTTAGAGCGTGAAGAGGTTGCAGTCACTGGCGGTAAGGTAAAATATATTCGCCTTACTGATACAGGTCGTGACTATGATCCTACTGCAACAGAAGACTAATTAGTAAAGGAAATAAGGGGTAATTGAATAAATTACCCCTTAAATTGTAATTATGATAATCATATGTGTAATATCAATTCTTCTTGGCGTAGGCGGCCTTGCTTACGGAATATGGGCTAAAGCCACAACTATAAAAGCAAATCACTATGTAGCAGAAGAAAATTAGAAACTGGAAGAGCTTAATTAGTCATTACATGCAACTCGCAAAAGCCTAGAAGCTCAAAATGACTTATTGATAAAATCTAACAATGAAATTTCTCAAAAGTATGAAGAGAACTGTAAAAAAACAAAAAATTCTTATGACGAATTAAATCAATTAACTCAATAGAAATTATTGTTAATAAATGAAATTCAAAATAAGCAAATTGAAAAAGCAGGAGTGGAGGCGCAAATCGCCACTTTAAATCGCTCAATAGATGAGATGTCAGGTAGTTTAAAGGCAGCTGCTCGCACCTCATTTGAGCAATATTGTGATACTCTTGATTATGAATATCAAAAGCGAGAACAGGAGTTTAATAATGACATCGCAAAGCTAGATGAGCTTTATTTCACTAGAATGTTAGAATTAGATGCTAGAGAAAATGGTTTAATCGAAGAACAGCGTCAAGATTTAGATATTCTTGTAAAACTCTTTTATGATAAGCAACAATCAATGTCTAAAGAGCTGCAAGAAGAAGAGGCGGCAATGCGCGCTGATTTAGATTCAATTCGTGAAGAGCTAGAAAAAATTCGTGCAACTAAGGCCGCCGCAATGGAGGCACAACTCCGTGAAGAAGAAATTAAAAATCAAGCGACATTTTATACCCTTCAAATTAATGAAGCTGATAAACGGGATGTTGCATATCTTCAAAGCATTGAATATAATTTGCGTGAGGCAAGACCTTTGCGAATGCTTATATGGTCTACATTCTATAGAGATAAAGTCAATGACCTTGCGGCGCGCGTAGGTGCGGTGGGCGCAAGTGGAATATATAAAATTACCCACATTGACTCTGGCATATCATACATCGGACAAGCTAAAGATATCAAAGAGCGTTGGGTAACGCATGTTAAATGTAGCTTGGGTATCGACACCCCTGTAACAAGTCAACTCTATGCATTCACAAGAGAAAAAGGTATTGATAACTTTACTTTTGAAGTATTAGAAAAATGTAGTATCAATGAATTAAATGAAAAGGAGAAGTTTTATATCGACCTCTATCAAACATATGATTTTGGCCTGAATAAAACTCGCGGGAATAGCTAAATGTATATTAAACTAGAATGGACAGATGAAATCGGCGACATTGAAGAAAAAGAGTTTTGGTCTTGGAACGATTGTTTAGATTTTGTATGTCATACTTGTTTTAAAATAAAAATTGAGGAATTAAATAATGAAAGTAACAAGAATTGAAATCTCTCTTGAATGGGAAGATAGCGGCGAATTCGAGCATGAGACCTATGAAGACTCTTTTGACGATGCAATTCGCTATTTAAAGAAACTTAAAAAGAAATATAAAGATGGAATAGAGGAGGATGAAGAATAATGTTAGCTATGTGTCCAAAATGCCATCATGCAGCTCGTCCTATTTAGGTAGGAGATGAGGGAGGTCAGCGTCCTTATTGGGTGGTACAATGCTCTCATTGTTATTATGAGGCGGCTGACTATGATGAAGCAAAAGTAGATTGCAGAGATGCAATAGAATTATGGAATAGAAAGGTAAATAAAGAAAATGAAATTTGAAAACACTGCTGTGATGAATTTTGAAGGCGCGCTAAGAGGTATGCGTAACCCCATGAATAGCTGGGCGAAAAGCGATAGTAAATTTGGAATTTGGTGCGAATATGAAGATTCAATTTCTGAAGATGTATATGATGTCGCAAATGCTTGGGCAGAATATGAACTGCAAAATGCCACTTTTGCAACAGAAGAAGACTACAATAAAGAGTTTGATAAAATTTCTGATGCTAAATATACCTGGCTCTGGCAACAAGGGGCTGCTTTAATTGGTACAGACCATCACTATACTCTTGATCTAATCGGACCTAATGATATGGATCTTTGTCGTAGACTTATAAACGGAGGTCCAGAACATCGTAAGTTTTTACGTCAGATTATGGTGTCTGTTGACATTACTGCTCCCCTCTATTGGTGGAAAGAATTCGACACCTACAAGATAGGAACTACGGCAAACTCAACTAGTACAATGCACAAGTTGGCTTTTACGCCGATTACGCTTGATTGCTTTGAGACTGATGATTATGATGATTCTATCACATATCCTTATCCTAATGTTGAAGAAGCTGCTACTGTTGATATGCCAGTAGGTGCCTTTGCAGAAGACTTAATTGAAGATCTCGAAGCTCTTCGTCAAAAGTATCTTGAAACAAAAGATAAACGCTATTGGAAAGAACTTATCCGTTGGCTCCCTAATGGTTGGCTCCAAACCCGCACAGTGACTATGAATTATGAGAATCTTCGTAGCATGGCTCATCAGCGCATGGGACATAAGCTCTCTGAATGGCATAGCTTTCTTGAATGGGTGCAGACTTTACCTTATGCAAAAGAGCTAATCTTTGATTAATTTATTGACTTTTTATATAAAATTAATTATAATTATTATATAAAATGAACAAATAAATAGAAATGGAGATAAATTAATTAAATGACAAACAAAGAGCAATTTATTAAAGAAATTGAAGATATGGTTTGCAAGAGTTGCACTATTCTTTCAGAGGGCGCCCGCGCCTACTTTGAGCAACTTAAAGCAACGCCTGAAAAGGAGAAGGCTCCCTTCACAGAAAATGGCGCTAAGGTTCTTATTTGGATGCAGGAGAATCATGAGTCTTATAACAACATCCTTAAAGCAAAGGAAATTGGTGATGGGCTCTTCTGTTCTTCGCGCACAGTATCTGGCGCCATGAGAAAGCTTGTTACTGATGGTTATGTAAGTAAGACAGAAGGAACTCCCACTTGTTATTCACTTACTGAGCTTGGTATGAGCGTAACAGTAGTAATACCTGAAAAGAGGTCGAAAGAGGAGTAATGGAAGAATTTATAGTTTTAGCAATTTCTTATATACCTTTTCCTGTTTTAGAAGAATATCTTAAAACAAAAGGAATAACTTGCTACAATAACGATGGAAGTTCTCGAATGACTTATGAAATAGTTAATGATATAATGCAGCTTTTATTTGACTAAATAAAAAATTTTTGTTATAATAATAAAAGTATTGGACAAAAATATTAAATAAGTAAAATAATTAAATTAAAAAGGAGAAAGAAATGAAGTACACAAAGAATTCAATTACAATTCAAGGAAGAGTTTACAGTTTTGGAGAAGCTAATGGCAGAAATATGCTTGAGGTTAAGACTGTAAAAAATGAGAAGTCTGATAACTTCGGTAAAGAATTTATCGCAGGAACCATTCAAGTTGCAGTAGACGAGGCAGGTCTCAATGTGATCCCCGTTCACTATACCTTTGTAAGTCCTACAACTAAGGCCGGTGGAACTAACAATACCTTTACTGCTCTTAAGGCGCTTATCGATGGTGGTAAGACCTGGGTCAAGGATGGCAAGGACGCTGCGCCCATGGTTAAGCTCGAGCCTTCTTTCGCGCTCAATGATTTCTATATCAACGAGAATGGCGAAGATAAGCTCGTATCTCAGGTAATGCACGAGGGGGGATTTGCAACAATCGTAAACACTCTTCCTGAGAATGAGGCAGAAAGAACCTATTTCCGTTGTGATATGGTTATTACAAATGTAACTCATATTGATGCAGACGAAGAGAAGAATATTGACGAGCATGTTGCTATTCGTGGTGCGGTGTTTAATTTCCGCAAGGAACTTCTTCCTCTTACTTTCACGGTTAAGAATCCTAACGGTATGAACTACTTTGAAGGACTTGGCGCGTCTGGTAGTGAGCCTGTTTATACTTGGGTTGAAGGCGTTATCAACTGCAACACTGTAAAGACTGAACTCAAAGAAGAGAGTGCTTTTGGCGGCGACTCTGTAAGAACCTTTGAGCGCAAGACTAAAGAGTGGCTCGTTGTAAGAGCTTCACAGAATCCTTATGACTTTGGTGAAGAGGGTGTTCTTACTGGGGAAGAGCTTACAAAAGCTATGCAGGATAGACAGGTTAAACTTGCCGAGGAAAAGAAGAGAAGTGAAGAGTATAAGGCACAGAAGAATAATCCTGTAGCAGCGCCCGCCGCTCCTAAAGCAAAAGAAGGCAATTTTATATTTTAATTAAGTGAGGTAAGTAAAAATGGCAGATTTTAACTTACTTGATATTTAGCCCCATTAGGTCTCTCGTGATATGCGCGGTTATTGCGTCTTCTTTTATGGAGACGCAAAGACCGGTAAAACTACTACCGCGACTAAATTCCCTAATCACCTTTTGGCAGCATTTGAAAAGGGATATAATGCAATTCCCGGCGCCATGGCGCAACCCATCAATAGCTGGTCAGAGTTTAAGAAATTTCTACGCCAATTGAAGAATGAACAAGTTAAAGCTAGATTCGAAACTATTATTCTCGATACTGCAGATATTGCTTATGACTATTGTGAAAAGTATATTTGTGCAAACGCGCAGCGACCCGATGGATCTATTGGAGTTGATAGTATTGGAGATATTGGTTACGGAAAGGGCTTCAAAATGGCAGCGCAAGAGTTTGATGGCGCGCTTCGTTCAATCCTTCAATTAGGATATGGCTTAGTAATTATCTCTCACGCGCAAGATAAAACCTTTAAGGATCAGAATGGTAACGAGTATAATCAGATCGTTCCCACTCTTGACAATAAGCCTCGTAATATCGTAAACCGTATGGCAGATATTATCGGATATGCGAGAACTGTTGAGTCTGAGTCTGGAGAAAAATCTACAAAACTCTTTATGCGCGGAACTCCTCGTTTCGTGGCAGGAAGTAGATTTAAATATACACCTGATTATATTGATTTTAACTATAATGCTCTTGTAAACGCAATAGGTGATGCTATTGATAAACAAGCGGCTGAGGATGGAACTCAATACTTCACAGACACTGGCGCGAATTTGCACACATTCGTTTCAAAGGAACTTGATTTTGATGAACTTATGATGCAGTTTAATTCAATGATTCAAGATCTTTCAGGTCAAAGTGACGAAGAAACATTTAAAACCTATTGGCAGCCTCGTATTACTCAGATAATCGAAAGCTATTTAGGCAAAGGAATGCGCGTAAGCCAATGTTCTCGCGAACAAACAGAAGCTTTGGATTTAATTGTTACAGCAATTAGAGATTTGATAAATGCAGCTCAATAATGAATTAGTCAATAGAGGATGATATCCTCTATTGACTTTTCATTTAATTTATGTTATAATATACATATAAAAGTATCAAAAGAGGTAAAGAAATGAATAACTTTTACGAAGCAGAATTAGATTTTTATATATGTACGGGTGATGCATATAATCGCAAAAGAGTATCTTTATATATGACTCAAAAGACTTTTGAGAATTTAAAAGAAAGAATAGATTGTGGAATCTATGATGATGAAAATGGTCTCCCGATGTATAAAAACCATCCTATTATCATTGATGATACATTTAATTCATATAGAGTAATAAAAATTCCTACAAAAGAGGAAGACTTGTATTATAGTTGGTGGTGTTAAATGGCAAGTAAAGCAATGGTTAAATGCCTCTACTGTGGTCAGCTTTTTGATCGTAACTCTGAGCCTTGCGCAAAACCAAAAGGTAATCGTTACGCGCATCAAAAATGCTATGAAACACATATGGCATCAATGTCTCAAGAAGAACGAGACTATAATGAATTAATCGAATATATAAAATACCTCTTAGGAGAGGATTTAAATCCGCGAGTATGGAAACAGCTCAAGGAATATAAAGAAGTATATAAATATTCTTATAGCGGAATATTAAAAACGCTTAAATGGTGGTATGAATTAAAAGGAAACGATGTAGAAAAAGCAAATGGCGCAATAGGTATTGTACCCTATGTGTATAAAGACGCGTGTGCCTATTACTATGCGCTATATCTGGCGGCAGTAGCTAATGAAGACAAAGATGTAGAGCATTTTCAAGTTAAGGTTAGAGAATTCTCTATTGAACCACCTATAAGAATCGTAAAACCACCGCGCTTGTTTAACTTAGATGATTTGGAGGAAGAGGAATGAGCAAAAGCAAATATGTAGATACTGCCGCAATAATGCAAGTTATTGGCGCTATCTATATCCAACCCTCACTTTTAGATAACGAAAATTATCACTTCCACGAAGAGGATTTTTGTGAAGATTTTCATGTGACTCTTTTTGGAACTATATATAATCTCCATGCACTCGGCGCAAAGGAGATAACTCTCAATGCAATAGAAGACTATCTAGCGCAACGTCCTAAGCGCCAAGCGATATATAAGGCGAATAAGGGTGCAGAGTATCTTGAGCAGCTTAAAGAAGCTACACAAATAAGTGCATTTCAGTATTACTATGATAGAGTCAAAAAGATGACTCTTTTGCGTATGTATAATGAGCGCTGTGGAATGGATTTATCGTGGCTCTATGATATGGACAATATCTTCGATGCAAAGAAGAAACAGGCGCAAGAGGACTGGTTAGATAACACACCTCTTGTAGAAATCGCAGATTTAATTGATAAAAAGATAGATGAAGTTAAGTCAGTTTATGTAGATAACTGTGAAGCTGATATTGTTCAAGCGGGCGCCGATGTGGAGCTGCTTCTTGAGCAACTAAAACAGCATCCTGAGCTCGGCTACCCATTATATGGGAAATATATTAATACTATTTTCCGCGGCGCACGCTTGAAAAAGTTCTATCTCCGTTCAGCCGCAACGGGTGTTGGTAAAACGCGTTCTATGGTAGCAGATGCGTGTTATATTGGATGCGGCTCTATGTATAGTATTGAAGAGCGAACTTGGATAAACACGGGTGAGCCTCAAGCAACACTTTATATAGCAACAGAGCAAGAGCTATCAGAAGTTCAGACTATGATGATAGCATTTTTGTCTGGTGTGAATGAGGAGCATATTGTTACAGGTGAATATCTTGAAGGTGAATGGGAGCGCGCACTCCATGCTGCGCAACTCTTAAAGACTGGAAAAATCTATTTTGAAGCACTTCCAGATTTCTCATTGCAAGACATTGAAAATGTTATCAAGAAAGGCATTAGAGAGAATGATATCAAGTATGTATTCCACGACTATATACACACAAGTATGAAGATTCTCGAAGAAATTACTCGAAGAAGTGGCGGCGTGCGTCTTAGAGAAGATAATATTCTCTTTATGATTTCCGTAAGACTTAAAGATTTGTGCAATCAGTATGGAATATTCATTATGTCTGCAACTCAGCTGAGTAATGATTATCACGAGGCAGAGGTTTATGACCAAGGATTGCTTCGTGGTGCAAAGTCTATAGCAGATAAAATTGATGCTGGTTCTATTTTGCTTGAGGCGACGGATAAGGATAAAGAGGCGTTGGCACCTTTGGTTAAGCGTCTTGGATGTGAAATGCCAGATATTAAGATGTCGATTTATAAGAATAGACGAGGTCGTTGGAAGAATGTTTTAGTCTGGATTAAATCAGACCGTGGTATTTGTAGATTAGATCCAATATTCGTAACTAAATATAGTTATGAATTAGTTGATATTGAGGACTTTAAAATAAATGTAAAGAAGAGCGTTGATTTATCAGCCTTTTAAGGAGAAAAAATATTATGGATCAAAAGAACACAATAGTAAAATGTAAGGCGCATCCTAATTGCTTATTTAATTATAATGGAATATGTGATAACTATGTGATTAATATTGACGCCGATGGGAAATGCGGATGTTATATAGAAACTGAGCCTGTTAGAGAGCAGAAAACTTGTCAAGATGATTGTATTCATTTTGATGACAGTGATCCCATGGTAGGTCCAATATGTTTGTTCAATCATCCTGAACCTCTTAAAGAATTTTATAAAGATATGCCTTGCGATTATTATCACAAAAGAGATCAGCGAGCAAAATGTAATTTTTTTGAGGACGCTTGTAATCTTACTTTCTGCAAACCAAATTGTATTTTTTGCACCTTTAAACAAGGGTCATACTATTGTACGCTTAAAAAAGGTAGAATAGATGGTTTTGGTTTTATATGTTCGAAATATAGGGAGGAGAAAAATGAGGTATGACAGTGACGCAATCAAGCAACAACTCACCTTCCAACAAGTATTCGATTATATTGCCGAGCTTGGAGGAGAACCACGACTTGATTCAAATGGTGCTGAAATCTTTATCTCAAGAACCATCTGCCATAATCCAATCGGAACTGGTTCGCATAAACTCTACTACTATGAGAATACAAAGTTGTTCCATTGTTGGACTCAATGTGGTGACTCATTCGACATCTTTGACCTAACACGCAAATGGGCGCTTCAGCGCGGTGAAGAGTGGTCACTATCGCGCGCCGTAGGGTATGTTGCCCATTACTTTAGCATAGCTTCATCTGAAGATGAAAATTTTGGAGACTCTCAACAAAAACTTCGTGATTGGGATATTTTAAAGAATTATCAACAAAATAGTTCCATCAGTAATGATAAAAAAATAATTGAGTTTAAAGAATTTGATGAAAATATTCTTCAGCATTTGCCACGCCCGCGCATTACGCCATGGCTTAACGAAGGAATAACTCAAGAGATAATGGATTCTCACGGTATCTGCTATGATCCAGTTAATCAAGGTATTGTGATACCTCATTATGATGAAAATGGGGCACTAATAGGTATCCGTGAACGCACGCTTATCAAAGAAGAAGAAGCATACGGAAAGTATCGACCAGCGATTCTTAATGGCGTTCAATACAATCATCCATTAGGTTTTGCTTTATATAACTTAAACTTCTCAAAAGACAACATCCGTAAGTTTAGAACTGCAATAGTCTTTGAGGGGGAGAAAAGCGCATTAAAATATGCATCAATGTTTGGTGCCGATAATGACATCTCTGTTGCAACTTGTGGTAGTAACTTAATTCAGCATCAAGTCGACCTTTTGCGCCAGTATGGAGCAATAGAGATAGTGATTGCTTTTGATAAGCAATTTAAGGAACCTAATGATGCAGAGTTTAAGCAGTGGACGAAGAAACTAACGGCGCTGCATAATAAATATAGGAAATTAGTTAATATCTCTTTTATCTTTGATAAAAAGGGAGATATGTTAGGATATAAAGATGCGCCCGTCGACTGTGGCGCAGAAACATTTATGAAATTATTTAAAGAAAGGGTAAGATTATAATGAAATGCCCTATATGCAAACAACAATTGCAATATTTATATTACCAGGGCTCTCATACAGGAGGTGGCCCTTATGGTGAATATCAAGGTAATAAAATCGAATATTATAAATGTAATTACTGTAACAAAGAAATTACTTTACAAACAACTGAAAAACTACAAGTAAAAGAGTGGGATAATAGACCACTAACTTTGGCTTAAGAAAGGGGCAAGATTGTGATAGAATGTAAAAATTGTCATCAAACAAAAGAAGAAAAAAGTTTTTTAACTACCAAACATAACAACTATTTTAAAATTTGCAAAGATTGTATCAATAAGCATTTTGATCCTGATAGACCAGAAACTTTTATGTGGATATTAGAAGAGCTTGATATCCCATATTTTGAATATTTTTGGAAGGAGCGAAGATATGCAAAAGAAAAACAAGGTAAACCTTTTACTCTTGGATTTTATATTTCTTATATGAAATTAGCTTCTTTCCGAGAATACGGATTTGGAGATAGCGGAATGGGTAATCAGTATTACTACGATGCTCTTGCGACTACACCCACATGGGGAAAGCAGGTGAAAAGAAATGAATTATAAACTTTTAGGAAATATAAATCCGCACTATTCAGCAATAGAGTAGGTATTAACTAACAGAGGTATCCCATACTATGATATCCACCATTGGTTGAATACAACAGATGCAGATATTAATGACTTTAATTTATTGGGCGCCGATCGATTACGCAAGGCAGCTCAAACCTTAATAAAAACGATTTCTCAAGGCGCCCGGGCGCTAGTTATCGTAGACTCAGATTGTGACGGATTTACCTCGTCCGCGCTCTTAATCAACTACCTCTATGACCACTTCCCGGCTTGGGTTCAAAATAACTTAGACTGGTTTATTCATAGCGGTAAACAACATGGGCTTAGTGATGTTGATGTTGAATGGGCGGCCGCCAATTATGCATTAATCTTGTGTCCAGATGCATCATCTAACGACTATGAATATCACCTAGCCTTTATTGATAAAGGCGTAGATATTATTGTCTTAGATCACCACGAAGCAGATATAGTCTCGCCCAATGCAATAGTAATTAACAACCAGCTTTGCACTTATCCAAACAAGCAACTATCAGGTGTTGGTATTACATGGCAGTTCTGCAGATATCTCGATTCACTTATGCATACTAATTATGCGCAAAATTATCTTGACCTTGTAGCGCTTGGTAATACAGCTGATATGATGTCGCTTCAATCAATAGAAACAAAGCATCTTATAATGAAAGGCTTCCGCGCAGAGAATATCCATAATCCATTTATCGCAACAATAGCTGAAAGTAATGCTTACTCTCTTGGAGATAAGATTACGCCACATGGCGCCGCTTGGTATATTGCGCCATTTGTTAATGCTATGGTGCGTAGCGGCGAAGAAGAAGAAAAGGAGCTTCTTTTCAAATCCTTCTTGAAGTTTAAGGCTTTTGATTATATATATTCTACAAAGCGTGGGCATAAGCAGGGTGAAACTGAACAGTTGGTAACACAGGCAGTGCGCACTTGTAAAAATGTAAAGACGCGCCAAACGAAGGCTCAAGACGACGCAATGGCGCGTCTTGAAAGTAGAATTGAGGAAGAGAATATGATGGCGCACAAAGTGTTGCTATTCCTCTTGGAACCAGGTGAGGTAGAACCAAATGTAGCTGGTTTAGTGGCAAACAAGATTATGGGAAAATATCAGCGTCCATGCGCAGTTTTAACCCGCCGCGAGCGCGAAGTGGACGCAACTCCAACTCTCGTTGCGCGCAAATATGACTGTTATGAAGGTTCGGCGCGAGGTTGTGATAAAGCGGATGTATCTAACTTCAAAGATATCTGCGAAGAAACTGGACTTATTCAATACGTGGCTGGACACCAAGGCGCATTTGGTTTAGGTCTTCTTCCAGAGGACGTGCCCTTCTTTCTTGAATCGACCGACCGCGCCCTTCAACACATGGCCTCTGAACCAGTTCACTATGTAGACTATATCTATCACAACACAAATGTAGATCCTAATCAAATCCTTGAGATAGCTGAACTTGATGGCATTTGGGGCAAAGATGTGGAAGAATCATTCGTTGCTATTGATGGCTTAAAAGTAACGGCAGATATGGTAACGGTATATGTAAAGAAAAACAATACTCTCAAGATAACACTTCCCAACCGCTTGTCAATAATGCTATTTAATGCTCCAGATGACTTATGTGAGAAACTTCAAAACACTCAAGGTTATGTGGAAATGGATATCATTGGGAAGCCAAATAAAAATGAATACAATGGCTGGGTAAGTCCGCAGATATTCATTGAAGAATATGCAATTACAGGTGAAAGTAGGTATAATTTCTGATATCTAATGCTCGGAGCGAACTGGGTCGTAAATTCAAAATGAAAAGCAGTTTTAGAATTTTTAGGAGTAAAATATGTTTTTTAAGAAAAAGAAAAAAGAATGTCGTTTTAAAACAAACTGTTGGCATAATGGTAAACCCGTAATTGCGCATTTTGTTCAAGAAGAAAAAATAGTGAAAGGTGGCAGACGTATCCCGCCACTTGTTGAGGGAACAGAAATATCTGAATGTCCAATATGTCATAAACAATTTATTGTAAAATACACTGCAACTATAGAAACAAAATCAACAGAAGAATAATCTTCTGTTGATTTTTTATTAAAATTATGTTATAATATATTATAAGAATAAGAAAAGAGGAATAAGAATAATGACAGATCAAGAATTTATATATGAATTAACCAAACCTGTTAGTAACGATTGTTTTTTGCCTTTTTTAGAGCATGATGAACGAATTAAAAAACTTTCATTAGAACCACAGTTTAGAGCCTGGATGATGAAACATACAGAGGCTGGCTATTCTCATGATGATGAGTGGTTTTTATATAGTGATGAACCAGAACTTGATCGAGAACTTGGTTCCAGAATTAGTTGGTTCGCAGGACTTAGCGATGCTCCATCAATAGATATTACAGAAGAAGGCAGTTATTTTCCACAGTTTGCTCAGCCTTTTGAATACAATGGGTATCGGTTTTGGGTGATTACCATGTTTGGACAAGGAGCAATTTCATGGATTATGACAGATAAATTATTTCAACAAGAATATGGAAATAGGCTGGAGGAAGAATAATGCTTTGTATTGAACATTTAGTAAGCAGTGCTTATCATGCAATAGAAAAACATTGGACTTATGAGCATTGGTTAGAGCAAACCTCCACTCAAGAGAACCTTAAATGTGTTAAAGCATTACCGCACGAAGTCTGGGCTATAGCGCAATATGTCTACTTCTCAATTAAGCCTTGTATTGAGTAGGATAAAGAAGATGAAATGATAAAGAAATACGGATATAAATTGGAGGATAAATAATGGAAGACAAGGTTTTAGATATAATAAAAGATTTAATGCAACAACTTTATCAAGCTAAAGGATTTGATAAGTTAAATTGCAATGCTCTTGAACGCAATATCTTTGAAGCAGAAATGAAAGAAAAATATCTGATAGTTCAAGGAGAGATTGAAGATGTTGTAAGCGCACAACAATATTTAAATGACCTATCTCTTTGGGAAGAGCGCAATGCAGAACTACGAGAAGAGCTTGAATGCGTTGAAGAGGCTCTTGGTGACGCATTAAGTAAAAATGAAGATTTAGTTATTGCTTTAGATGAAGTATGCGATGCTAAAGAAGCTTACTTTAGACGTTTGCAAGAAATAAGCAAGGTGGTGAATGATACATGGTCTTAACTGATCAGCAATTAACTGGACTTACCATTGCACTTCAACGATATAAGGCAGGAGAAAAGTATACAGTAATAGCGGGTTGGGCCGGCAGTGGAAAGAGCACGCTTGTGAAATTTCTAGTCGCAGCCCTGCAAATACCAGAAGAAAATATTGTTTACTCTTGTTTTACGGGAAAAGCGTGTAATGTCTTGCAAAAGAAGGGGCATAAAAATGTTTGCACTCTTCACCGCCTTTTATATGAGCATTTTCCAAATGGAGATGGAACCTTTTTCCGCAGACCAGTAGAATTTATTCCCTATAAACTAGTTATCGTAGACGAGGTCTCAATGGTAAGCAAAGACCTAATTCAACAACTGTTTAAACATAATGCTCACATCATATGTCTAGGGGATCCTTTTCAATTACCCAGTATCAATCCAGAAGAGGATAATCACCTTTTAGATAATCCACATGTATTCTTAAAAGAAGTACATCGTCAAGCACAAGAGTCAGAAATTATAAGAGTCTCTATGGATATTCGCGCCGGCCGCCCCTTATCACTGCTTGATGGCAAAGATGTAAAAGTGATTGATAGAGCCGATTTAGTAGATGGTATGTACACTTGGGCAGACCAGATACTTTGCGCAAAAAACGAAACACGCATTGGCATCAATAACCAGATGCGTCAAATGCTTGGAAATGAAGGAACTCCTAAGGATGGAGAAAAACTCATATGTCTTAGAAATTACTGGGGAATGCTAGACTCAAATGGAGATCCTCTGGTAAATGGGACAATAGGCTATCTTAAAAATGGATACCCCAGAAAGATGCGATATCCATCTTATATTAACGGCGGCGGTAGTTTTGAAGTGATAGATGGCAGTTTTATGTCAGATGCCGGCGCCACTTATTCTGATTTAATGATGGATAAGCGACTTATAGTAGAAGGCCAAAAAAGCTTACCTTCAACTATTGAATGGCGCCTAATGAAGAATAAAAAGCTCAGCTGGATGGTACCGATGGAATTCACTTACGGCTACGCTGTGACGGGGCATAAAGCGCAAGGATCAGAGTGGGATAAGGTCTTGGTCATAGAAGAGAATTTTCCATTTGGAAAAGAAGAGCATGCCAGATGGTTATACACATGTGCGACGAGAGCTGCTCAAAAACTCGTAATAGTGCGGAAGTGAGGATGATATGAAACCATATATAGAAGCGGAATTACATGACTTAATTGAAAATATCAAAGCAACAACTGATGTAAGAGAGTTATCTTTTGAAGAAGCGTATCTCTTATTAAGGCAAAAAATAAAAGAAAAACAGATACCTGTTGAAGTGTACTACGACCCAGAGAGACTAGATCCCAAATCACTTTGGATACTTGATGTAAGCGAACTTCAAAAGCCAATCAAGGTTGTTTTTGAAAATGAACAGCCTATTGCGGATTATATTGAAGGATGGTGGAATTTTGCATGACACAAGAAGAATTTATAACCAAATGGAAGACTCGATATGCAGCACTTCGCCCTCCTCAACCACTTCCTATCTTTTTAAGATTTTATTGGAATGAAATATACGCTGATATGGAGCCATTTCTTAAAAACGCTGCAGGAGACTATAATAAAAAATTATTAGCTAATTTTATAGATATAAAGGAGTTTGGACAAGGTGATAGAAAAATATGAACAAGCAATAAAAGAAACTTTTGAGTATCTCGATAAATGTATCGCAGATCAAAAAGCTAAGAACTATTCGCATTTAGGACTGGTAAAAGATGAGATTATCGAACGCCAAATGAAAAAACGAGGGTTTAATGTAAAATGCAGATATAATAAAGCCTGTATATCAATTGCAGTATATCCTGAACAAAATAATTTACCAATTCATATTTGGAGGGAAAAATAAAATGTTTCCATATATTAAAACAACTTTAATTGATGGTGGAGAAATGTGGATCCATCATGAAACTATCGCACAAGTTTATTATAACATGAAAAATAAAACTACTACTATTAGCACCACTACAGAAGATCACGATTTCTCTGTGCAAGAAAGTATAGAAGCTATAGTGCAAAAGCTCAAAGCATTTTATGACAAACCTGAAACTTACCCGCCCAGCGTACAACCATATGTCACAAATCCCTATTCAACCAATCCATATGATCCTGAACCCACTATAAATGGAGGTTGGTAATATGTTTATTGAGGTTACTACTACAACTGGCCCAATATTATTAAATCTTAACCATGTGATTTCAATATCAGACGCCTCTGATTTAAGAGGAGGCGGATGTTTTATCGAAACTATTTCAAAACATTTACGCGTTCAAGAATCTTTTTCTGATTTAGAACAATATTATACCGCACTTTATAATGATAAAAGCCGTATCAGGTGATACGGCTTGATTTTTTGTAAAAAATAAGTTATAATTATTATATATAAAAACTAACAGAGAGGAGTAAAAGATGCTTCGATTTGAAATCCACACGCATACTGATACTTCAAACACAAGACTGCTTGATAGTATTAACCGTGTAGAAGATTTAATTGATAAAGCCGTGAAGATTGGACTTGCCGGTGTAAGTATTACTGATCATGAATGTTTAAGTAACCTGCCCGCCGCAAGTTTCTACGGTGAAAAGATAAGAGAAGAGCATCCTGATTTTAAGGTGGCTCTTGGAAATGAAATATATCTCTGCGATACAAGAGACATGAGTCAAAAGTATTATCACTTTATACTTTTGGCTAAGAATTCCGTCGGATGGCGCGCATTAAGAGAATTATCATCGCGCGCTTGGCTCAATAGCTATTGGGATCGTGGTATGGAGAGAGTGGTAACTCTTAAGTCAGACCTTAAAGAAATCGTAAATAAATATCCAGATTCACTTATAGCAACAACTGCTTGTCTCGGTGGAGAGTTATCAACAGCAGTTGCAAATATGATAAATGCAGAAGCTATGTTTGATATGGAAACAAGACAACGAGAATATAACCATATAGTTGATTTTATCTCTTGGTGTAAGAATCTTTTTGGAGATGACTTTTATTTGGAGTGTGCGCCCGCCGCTTCAAGAGATCAGATAGTAGTTAATAAAAAGTTGCGTCAAATCTCTGATGCAATGCGAATTCCAATGGTAATTGGCAGTGACGCACACTATCTCTCAAAGGAAGATAGATATGTTCATAAAGCATATCTTAATTCCAAAGGCGGAGAAAGAGAAGTAGATAGTTTCTATGAATATTCTTATCTCCAAACTGAAGAAGAGATTTTTGAAAACTTACGAAAATCTTTCAATGATGATTATTATATTAGCAATTTATTTAAAAATAGCTTATCTATCTATGATAAAATTGAAAATTATAGTATTCGTCATAAGCAAAGAATTCCCAAAGTTGAAGTAAAAGAGTATCCTAAGGTTGATTTAACAAAGCCTTGTAATGAAGAAGAATACTTTATTGCGATACACTATCCAACTTTAACCGAATTGCTAAATTCTGATAATCAAGTGGAGAGGTATTGGGTAAATCAATGTTTGGAGAGTTTGAGCGATAAAAAACAAGCAACTCTTTATGATTTGGTTAATGATCATTCACAATATTTGGATAGACTTGAAGAAGAGGCGGATATCAAAAGAACGATTAGTGAAAAACTGGAAACAAATATGTTCGCATATCCTGTTACACTTCAGCATTATATTGATCTGTTTTGGGAGTGCGGTTCTATGGTTGGCGCCGGTCGTGGTTCAAGTTGCTCAGGTCTAAACCATTATCTGCTTGGAGTTACCCAACTTGATCCTATAGAGTGGAACCTTCCCTTCTGGCGCTACCTTAATAAGGAACGTATCGAGCTCGGCGATATAGACTTAGATCTATGTCCAAGCAAAAGACCTTACATTCTTAAAAAGATTAAGGAAGAGCGTGGCGCCAAGTTTAATGCAGATATTGATGAACTGTCTCGCGCTAACTTAGGTTGTACACTTATTGCAACCTTTGGTACAGAAACCACAAAGAGCGCAATATTGACCGCTTGCCGCGGCTATCGTAGTGAAGAATATCCAGACGGTATTGATGTTGATATGGCGCAATATCTTACTTCTCTTGTTCCGCAAGAGAGAGGATTCTTGTGGAGTATCAATGATGTGGTTAATGGTAACCCAGATAAAGATCGTAAGCCAGTGGCCTCGTTCGTTAGAGAAGTAAATCATTATCCTGGGCTTTTGGAAATTATGACTTCGATTGAAGGTCTTAAGAACAAGCGCTCATCTCACGCATCTGGAGTTATTTTGTTTGATGAAGATCCATATGAATTTGGCGCTTTCATGAGAACTCCAAAAGGAGAGGTTATAACGCAGTTTGACCTTCACACTTGTGAGGCGCTTGGAATGGTAAAATACGACTTCCTCGTAACGGAAGTACAAGATAAACTCGTAGAAACCATTAACATGTTGCAAGAGACTGGTGAATTAGAGTCAGATATGACCTTGCGCCAAATATATGATAAATACTTTCATCCAAATGTATTACCTATTGAAGAAGAAAAGTATTGGAAGCCAATTCAAAATGTTGAAGTTTTAGGATTGTTCCAATTTGATTCAGATGTGGGCGCCCAAGCCGCTAAGAAGATTCGTCCATCAAGTATTCTTGAGCTGGCGGATGCCAATGGTTTGATGCGACTTATGACTAATGAAAAAGGTCAAGAAACACCAATGGAAAAGTATGTTCGTTTCAAAAATAATATCAACCTTTGGTATAAAGAAATGGATGAATTTGGTCTTACTAAAGAGGAACAAGAAGTATTAAAACCTTACTTCTTAAAGTCTCATGGTGTTCCTCCTTCTCAGGAGCAGATGATGCAGATGTTGATGGATCCTAAGATTTGTGGGTTTAGCCTTGCGGACGCCAACGCCGCCAGAAAAATCGTCGGAAAGAAGCAAATGTCTAAGATCCCTGCTTTGCAACAACAAGTTCTTGACCAGGCTAGCTCCCCATGTATGGGTCATTACGTTTGGAAGCATGGTATCGGCCCGCAAATGGGATACTCGTTTTCCATTATCCATGCGCTTGCTTATAGCTTTATTGGTTTTCAGACAGCATACGCCGCCACAAGATGGAATCCTATTTATTGGAATACTGCAAACTTAATCGTTAATAGTGGTTCGCTTGAAGGATATGATAATGAAGATGACGATGAAGAAGCAAAAGATAAGCAGACAGATTATACCAAACTAGCAAAGGCACTTGGTGATATTTTGTCAGCAGGTATTAATGTATCTTTAGTTGATATAAATAAATCTCAATTTAGCTTTAAGCCTGATATTGAGAATAATCAAATCCTCTTCGGTATGAAAGCATTGAGCGGAATCAATAGCGAAGTAATTGAGCAGATAATAAGCGGCAGACCTTATGCTAATATCGCCGATTTTATGACGCGTTGTCCGCTTAATAAAACGCAGATGATTTCTCTAATTAAGGCGGGCGCCTTTGATAGACTTGAGACAGAATGGGGTAAAGAGTTAAATATTCATCCTCGTTTTGTTGTCATGGCATATTATTTATCAAAGGCTTGTGAGCCTAAGAGCAAACTGACTTTACAAAACTTTAATGGGCTTATTCAGCGTGGATTGGTTCCAGAGTCACTTGACTTTGAGCGTAGAGTATTTGAATTTAATAAATATCTCAAAGCAAATACAAAAGTTGGAAAATACTTTGTATTTGACGAACCTTGCTATAAATTCTATAAAGATAACTTTGATATTGAAAAATTAGAAGTTATTAATGGTTTAACTTGTATTCAACAGAAGACTTGGGATGGAATTTATCAAAAACAAATGGACGGCGCCAGAGACTGGTTAAAGGAGAATCAGAGCGAAGTTTTGCGCGAACTTAATACGCAGCTCTTTATGGATACTTGGAATAAATATGCTCAAGGTTCTTTATCCTCTTGGGAAATGGAATCGTTATGTTTTTACTATCATGAGCATGAATTAGCAAATATTAATACCCATAAGTACGGTATTTCAAATTTCTTTGCATTGCCTGAAAACCCGGAAGCAGAATATTATTTCAAGCGTAATGGCCAACAAATTCCAATTTGGAAAACCTATAAGATTATCGGAACAGTAATCGCAAAGAATGATAATAAAGCGTCCATCACTTTGTTAACTCCAAGCGGTGTTGTAACTGTTAAGTTTACGAAGGAATACTACGCGCAATACAAGAAACAATTGTCGGAGCTTCAAGATGATGGAAGCAAGAAAGTGACGGAAAAAGGCTGGTTCAAAAGAGGAACGATGCTACTCTTAACGGGCTATAGGCGTGGTGACCAGTTCGTAACCAAAACCTACAAGCATACTCCTACTCATCAAATCTATAAGATTTCACTTTTCAACGATGGAAGAGATATGGAGTTAGTCCATGAAAGGAAGGATATGGAAGAATGATGATTCAAAAAGATTACACTGAAGAAACTTATGAAAATGAGTTTATGTATCATATTTTAGTAGGAACAGATAGCAGCATTGAGCGAGATATTATTTTAAAGCATCTCGCTCAAGCTCAAGAAGAATATAAAGCTTGGATAAGGAAATTTACAAAAGGAGAAAATAAAAATGAAAACTAAATATCAAGTAGTTGCACTCATTGGGAAAGCGGGCGCAGGCAAGGACACTATTCAACGAGCCACTTGTAAGGCCCATCCAGATATTTTTAATCCAATTATAAGCTGCACCACTCGGCCACCAAGAGAAGGAGAAATTGATGGTGAAGCATATCACTTTTTAACACTAAATGAATTTACTCGCAAAGTCCTTAATGGAGAAATGCTTGAAGCAACCGAATTTAGAGATTGGTTTTATGGCACTTCCATTGAAGCCTTGGCGCCAGACAAAATTAATTTAGGTGTTTTTAATCCAGCAGGTATCTCTGCTTTATTGGAATCTCCTGATATTGCAGTTACTGTAGTATATGTAAATGCATCAGATAAAGAGAGATTAATGCGTTATCTATCAAGAGAGGATAATCCTGATTGCGCAGAGATGTGTAGAAGATATTTTACTGATGAAGAGGATTTTGCAGACCTAGACTTTGACTATTATATTCTTGATAATCATGATTATGGATGTATAGACTTAACTCATTCTGGACACTCAATGGAAATTGTACTTGAACGCATTTGGTATCAGCTTGGGGATATTGAGCAATATAAAAATAGCATCCATCCTACTCGTATGGAACAATAAGGTCAATATTAAATAATTTATCTATTATAATTTTTATTATAATATGAAACAATTAAAATGAAATAAAAAGGAGAAAATCAAATGAATATTACTTTATACTCAACGGGTTGCCCGCAATGTAAAGTTCTTAAAACAAAATTAGATGCCGCTTAGATTCAATATACCACAGTATCTGATCAAGCAGTAATGGCGGCAATGGGGTTCCGTTCTGCACCTATTTTACAGGTTGATAATGTAACTTATAAATTTACTGAAGCTATCAAATGGATTAAGGAGCAACAAAAGAATGGAAATTAATGTTAGATTAAAAAAGAATTTTGTTACTGCTTATAATAAACTTTAGGGAGAGTACGGAACTGATTTAGCTAGGTTAAATGGTTTTGATGATGATCAATTATCATATACCGATTTCATAGATAACTTTATCGATACTAAAGTCGTCGCTAACGCAAGCATTGATGGCAATAGCAATGTAAGTAAAAAGGATATCGTAACTCTCTTAAACGAAATGCCTAAACCTCATAGAAAATTATTAGCTTATAACAAAATTCACTATGAAATGCAAAAACACTTTGGATTCAAACGCGCAAACGAATGGCTGCGCGCAGAGTGGATTGGTCAACTTTATATGCATGACGCTGATACCTCAACATTTAAACATTATTGTTTTGCTTATGATCTCAAAGACCTAGCTGAAAAAGGATTGTACTTCATCGGCGCACCGTTTAATCCAGAGCCAGCTCAACATTTAACTACTTTTGTTGATTTTGTTAAGGAGTTTATTAGCTATGCTTCTAATCGCTCTTCGGGTGCGGTCGGACTTCCTAATCTTATTCCATATATGTATTACTTCTGGCATAAAGATATAGAAGAAGATTATCTTGGTATCAAGAGTAGCGGAAATGGAGAGAAATACGCACGCCAAAATTTCCAACGCTTTGTTTATGCAGTGAATCAGCCCTATGTTCGTGATGGATCACAATCTGCATTTACGAATACCAGTGTATTTGATAGACCTTATTATGAAGCTCTATTTGGCGGCAGTGAGTTCCCGAATGGAGAATTTATGATTGACTATGAGGAAGAAGTTATTGAATTCCAAAAATGGTACATGGAGACTGTTGCGGATATTAGAGATAAGAACATGTTTACTTTTCCAGTGCTTTCAATCTCACTTCTAAAACAAGAAGGTAAGTTCCAGGATGAGGAATTTGCACGCTGGGCCGTAAAGCATAATATGCGCTGGTCTGACAGTAATTTATTTATTGACGATTCAGTAACTTCACTTTCTAACTGTTGCCGTTTGAAGAGTGACATTAAAGATTTAGGCTACTTTAACTCAATTGGCGGCACAGCACTTAAAGTAGGCTCTGTTAAGGTGTCTACAATCAATCTTGCGCGCCTTGCGCTTGATGTAGATACCGAAGAAGAATATTTAGAACAACTTAAGTATCGCACAAGATTAAATCTTGAAGCTCTACACTGCGTTAGAAATATTATTAAGCGAAATGTTGAGAAGGGGCTTTTACCAAATTTTTCCAATGGGCTGGTTGATTTTGAACATCTTTATAACACCATTGGGTTTATTGGAGTTTATGAAACAATGAAGCGTTTTGGCTATACTCGTACAGATGAATTTGGCAATGTCTATTATACAGAACAAGCATCTAATCTTGGCAAGAAAATTTTTGAAACCATGCGCCAAGTGGCAGATGATTTTATTTTGGAAACAGGTGCTGATTATCATGTAAATACAGAGCAGATACCAGGAGAAAGCGCTGCCGCTAAGTTAATGAAAAAAGATAAATTCTTCTATCCCGAGGCAGAGGTATTTGATCTTCCGCTTTATGGCAACCAATTTATTCCTCTTGGCATTCAAACAACTCTTGCTGAACGCGTACGCATTGCCGCAGAGTTTGATGGCTATTGCAATGGAGGATCTATTCTTCATGCGAATATCGACTCTCCTTTTGATAGCTTCGAGAAAGCTTGGGATATGGTAAATTATATCTCTGATGCTGGAGTAACCTATTTTGCATTTAACACAAAGATTCAAGCCTGCGAGAATAATCACGCTTTCTATGGTACAACGTGTCCTTGCTGCGGTAAACCAATAGAAACAGAATATACTCGCATCGTTGGATTTTATACACCTATTAAGACATGGTCTAAAGAGCGTACTAATGAATATAAAATGAGAAAATGGGAGCCAATTAATAAATGAAAGTGAAAGGTATTATAGATACAGATTTCGTCAATTATAAAACACCTTGTATGACAATAGAATCTCCTATCTGTAAAGGCTTTAAATGTGATAAAGAGTGCGGCCAGCCAGTGTGTCAAAATAGCATACTGGCTACCGCCCCAACTAAAGAATACTCAATAGACTCAATTATTAATCTTTACAAATCAAATCCAATTGCGCGCGCCGTATGCTTCCAGGGATTAGAGCCGTTTGACACATTCGACGGCCTGCGCGACTTCCTTTTTGTTTTTCGCAATTGTTATTCTATAATGGACGATGTTGTTATTTATACGGGTTATAATAAAAATGAGATTGAAAATCAATTAATTGAATTAAAACAATTTCCAAACATCATAATAAAATTTGGGCGCTATATCCCCAATAGCGAATCACATTATGATAAAATACTTGGCGTAAAGTTGGCTTCTCAAAACCAATATGCGGAAAGGATTAGCTAATGAAAATAAGACAATATGCCAGTGCAGAATTGGCTGCAGAAATTCGTGCGGCTATAAAAGAGGCGCAAGGTCATTGCCCATGCGTGCTTGAGATTTTCCGCAATGAGGATACTAAATGTATGTGTAAAGAGTTTCGTGAGGCGCCCATCGGCGCAATTTGCACTTGCGGAATGTATATAAAAACAGATAATTGACAACTAAAAAAAATTAAATTATAATTATTATATAAAGTAATTTAAGGAGCAAGATATGAAAGCTAATTATAAAGATAAAATTCCAAAGCAAACATCAGAAGTGAGTCTTGGTAATTTATATGAAATGAATAAGCAACTCATGGCAAATGAGCCAGTAATTACAGAAGCTGAGCTTGACTTGGCTAAAAATCATTTACGCCAATGGGTAACGCATAACTTCCATCAAAAATATCTAATGCTTTTATGTAATGAATTAAAGGATTATACTGTCTTTAATCTTGATAAAACAAGCACTTGGAAATCAGCTCCTCCAGTGACGGTTATGAGCGCAGTTAATGATATTCTTGAATGTATGTCTAATCGTGGAGAAATTTTAGTAATTGATGAACAAGAGGCTAATACATGGGAGTTGTGGATTCGTAACTCTGAAGGATGTTTTGCATATTATCTCTTCCCCTATGGAGAAGCAGTGCTTGAATATTAAGGAGAGAAAAATGGAAACTAATAAAATTATTGTATGGACTAGCCCTACTGCACCATTTCAAAAGATTTATGTAATTAAAGATGGAACTCTGGTTGATCAAATGGGCGTAAAACCAGATGATATTCGAGATATTGTATATGCTCTTGCAGATAAATACAATATCGTAGAGATTGATTTTTCTGGATCTACTTCTTATGGTGCAAAGATCCTAGAAGATGCAGAGAATGGACAAGTAATTCGCTATGGCAAAGCTAAATTAAAATTTAGTTTTGTAAAGTGAGACTAAGGAGATAAAAGGAATGGCTAAATATTTATTAAAAACAACAGAAGAGCATCGCGCAGATAGTGAATTAGAAGCGACTGAATTAATCAACGCAGCAAAGGCTGATAATAGATATATTTTATCAAAATATTCTTCAGTAAAGAAAGAGCGTAAAGCAAAAGGAGAAATTATTGACGAATATTATATTGTAACTTTAGTAAAGACTTTTGATGACCCTAAAGATCCCGTCGGAGAAGCTAGTGTTGAATATAAGATTGGAGCGTTTTAATAATGACTGAAATGAATTTTATTCCACAAATTGATTATTATGCGACTATTGTTGATTATGTAAAACTTTCGCCGACTGCGCAAGAGCCAACTCATGGAAGTGATTGGGCGGCTGGATATGACCTGCATGCAGATCTTGAAGGCGCCAGTCGCGTTACTTTGGCGCCGGGAGAGGTACGTAAGATTTCTTCAGGCATTGCCATTGCGCTTCCTCAAGGCACATTTGGCGCAATCTATCCTCGTAGCGGCAATGCAACAAAACGCGGTCTTGTGCTTGCAAATACTGTAGGCATTATCGATGCAGACTATCGAGGTGCCGTAATAGTCGCACTTAAAAATACTTCAGATCAAATTCAAGTAATTGAGCATGGAGAACGAATTGCCCAACTTATTGTTCAACCCTTCAATCCTATTGTTTTCAATGAAACAACTTCTATTGGCACTACAGCCCGTGGTGTAGGAGGTTTTGGATCTAGCGGAAATAAGTGAGGTGAAGTTTAATGCCTATTATGCCTGAGTAGGTTGCTTTTGAATAGATTAAACAAGAAGTCGCTCGTGTTATTAATTATGGTATTAATGACTTACACTTGCCTATTTATCAAGCGGCAATCATTTTAAAAGATCTCTATAACGAGGCGCAAATGCAAGCTTAGCTTGAATATAACACAGCACTTCAAAAATATAATACAGAACTTCAAAAAGAACAAGAACAATAGAAAGAGCAGAATTAATCTGCTCTTTTTTGACTTAATAAAAATTTTTAAGTATAATGTACCTAGAATGGAGGTGCATTTATGTACTTATTAGCGTTAGATTGCTCAACTAAAGCAACTGGTTTTGCAGTGTTTAAAGATAAAGACTTGCTTGTATGCAATTGTATTACCGCATCATCAACCGATTTATATAAAAGAATCCATAAAATGGTTGACGGCATTTTAACAATAGTTGAACAAATGAAAATTGAAAAAATAGTGATGGAAGAAGTTATTCCAGATCATAGTAAAAATACTAATACCTTTCGTGCACTTATGTATCTTTAGGCGTTTATTCATATTGAAATGCATGATAAACATCCTGAAGTTTAGATTGAAATGGTGTATCCAAGCTCTTGGCGCTCAACATGCGGCATTGAGGATGGGCGCGCCTCAAAGCGTGAATAGAAAAAACAAAAGGATATAGAATTTGCAAATCGAACATATGGATTATCTTTAACTAGTGATGACACAGCCGATGCTGTATGTATTGGTCATGCATTTTTACATCCAAAAAAAGAAAAAGATTATAGTGCAGCTGCATGGTAAAAAAAAGGAAGATATTAATAATATCTTCCTCTTCTTATTTTGTCGAACATTATATCAGTAATATCAATTATCTCTTCTCCAAAAGTTGCAATTATTTCTGCAATTAGCTCCTCTTCATCGTGCTCTAACATGACATCATAAGCAAACATCGCGGCATGCACTAACTCATGACACAATACTTTCTCAAATGCCTCACCATGAAGTTCATTACTGATATATATAGTTTTAGTAGAGTCATTACACGCCCCAATAGCATAGTTACCGTTTGGCATTAAAAGTGCAACGTCGTATGGCATTACTAAAACTATCCACCATTGTTCTCCATTAATAGTAAACATTATTTAATTTTTGTAGCAAGAGTGCTGATCTTTTGCTGCAACATCTGTTTTTCTTCAGGAGTTGCGTCAGCAATCATTTCAGTCATATCTTGCGTTAATTCTTGCATGTAAGCTTCCAACTCTTTCATTTGATGCGTTTTATCTTTCATGCCTTTTCCTTCCATGTACATCTTACGGCGCTCGCCGCTACGACCTTCACGAGGGTCTCTCATGTCAGAATAATTACGATTGCTACCACGACCATTTCCCTGTTCATATATAGTACCATCGTTATACATTGGGTAATAATCCATAGGCATCATTCCCTCACGATAGCCACGGGTACCGCCGCCACGGGCATTATTGCCTCCAGAAGTGCTTGTTGAATTGTATCCACCATTGCCCTGCGCATACATGGGATCATTATATCTTTCACGCATACGAGGATCATACATTTCAATAGGATAAGGAAGATGATACATAGGAGTAGTACGAGGATAATACATCATGCCATGTTTACCTTTACCCTCTTTTTCTTTATCTTCGCCCTCATCTTTCATAGCTTCAGTAATAGTGCAATAATAAATTGCTTCGCTTAAATCTTTAATCATATCCACGGCGGCGCCTAGCTCTTGCGCGTCAACCTTGTCTATGTTTCCATAAACTTGGCCTTCAACCATGCCAACTAAGCATTCCTTCATCTGTTTTAGCTTATCCATATTACGCCACCCTTTCTACGATTAAATTTGCATTTTGAACATCAATAGCTTGAGTGCTTGTATTTCTTACACTTACGGTAATGCAGCAACCAGCAGGTACATCGATATATACTGCACTAGCTACATTAGCAAATTCTTCCACTGCCGCAGGTGTCTGAATCATTGTTGTAGAAGCTATCGCTTCTCCATTTACCGCAAGAGCAATTGAGATTGCTTCAACAGTACCTTCAGCGGGAATAGCAATATTCCCACTGAAGAATGCCTTAAATCTTGCGCGGCATTGGTTGGTGATTCCGCGAAGAGTCACCTGACCACTACCTTCACGATGGAGAATGGAGCAACTTCCGCATACGGGTGTGTCAGTAAATAACACATTTTGATTAACCTCTACTGTTTGTAGAGCATTAGCTGTTAATTCCATTCTTATTCAAAGCCTCCATTGATTTAATTAGAAGTTTCCGCAACCGCAGCCTACGTTGCGACTGATTTGGTAATCGTAGCAGCAATTAGGGTTTGGTACCACATATGCTGGCACTGGGCACGGAGTTGATAGTCTGCGAATTAACTCTGCAGTTTGAGCTTCTTGATTTGCAGTGATAAATGCATTTTGATTTGCTTGAGAAGCCGCAAA